GAACCTAACTAAACAATATTTATATCCGTTATAATGTACACATATAAGCATTCAAACTAACCTCGGAGGGACTCTGAATCGGTCCAATATCATCTCTCTAATTGTTGTTACTTATTGCTTGATTTTTAATTCGAGCGCGCTTTCGAGTGCTCGGATTCGTTTTTCTTGGGCTTCGAGTCTTTCTTGCAATTCTTGAATTACCTTTAGCGCTACTAGTCCGAAACGATCATATTCAACCCATTTGGTTTTATCTTCATCGGAGCGTTCATGAACCATCGATTCGATTTCGACCAAGCCACTATTCTGTAGTTGATCCGAATTGACTCCGAATGTGGAACGTTCTTCATTTGGTTTGATCCAGTTGTATCGGAAAATATCGAGATTCCTGACGAAATCATACATACTAGATACCGGAACAATATCGCGTTTGAATCGCATGTCCGATCCTGAATTACCGGCACCACTACGGAAATCATGGTAACCCTCCCATACATAACCATTTCCATTTTCCACAAATGGGATGGTAAAATCTTTCTTTTGTTGGTATGAAAGGTGTGGGTTCGTGAACTTGATTCGCATGTCGGGATCACCACTACCGGGAGGAACACCGAAATTCAATTCAAAGCTTGCACCAGCGATTTCCGATGTTTCGGAAGGATCCGGTTGTTGCTTAAATATGAATTGTGTGACAATCTTATTATGTGGGGATAATTCTGACGCCTTAAATCTACGAATTCGCAACCCCTCAAAATCACCGAATTGTTCATCTCTTGGCCAAGCTTCGAGAGTTGTCATCGGTTGTTTCTTGGTTGGATAAAATTCGGGTTTATCTCGAATCTCATCCCACGCAGGATGTTGCGTTACATACTGCTCCGGAGCCTTAACGAGTAACTGTTGCCAAGCGGAATTGATATTCGAAATTTCAGATACCTGATGAGTATGCGTTGATGGTGTGAAATCAGCTGGTTTATTTCGAATCTCACTCCATTCGGGATGCTGAGTAACAAGAGCGGAGGGTTCAGCCGCTAATAAGCGTTTCCATCCTGCTGCGATACCAGTAACATCGGACAATGGTGGGTTGTAACTCCCTTCAACCAAAAGTTGTTTACCCTTCCACAATGGGAAAGTAGGTGTCAATTCTAGCTTGGTTGACGGATTTACAACAAATTCGAAATTACCCGAATCTAAATTGATCGAATATGTTCCATTCGAAAGAGATTTGATTCCTGTTAATGTCTCGTGCTTGTGGTCACTTCGAGCGGCTGTATTCGCACTACCAGTATAAGGTGTAACGGTTTCGAATCCTGGAAAGCTAACCAAAGCATTCCAGTTCTGAACCATTGTCTGCGTAACGAATCGCTTCTCCTGTGTTTCTTCGATAATATCTGCCGGATGTTTATCAGGATGCACATACGGTTTCGATTCTGATAGTTTCTTATACAATTCGGGAGACAATAACCCCGCAGCGGTTGCAGACGCCAACGAATTATTGTTTTTCAGAATATCTACCCATTTAGACGTTGCGGCGTCGTATCGATAAATCGTATTTGTATCATCTACGGAGACAGTCCAGCCTTCCTTCGGAGATGGATAAGTTGTTGCAATATTGGCGAATGTAGGTACGGACGCTTTCCAAGTCTGACTATTCGTAATTCGCTGCGTCAAATCCTCAATAGTTTGTTCGAACTTCAAAGTATCGACAACTTTCGTTGGATCCACGAATGTACCAACATATCGATGGGTTTCCGTTTCTTGAACAAACTTTTTAAGTATGATTTCTATCTTTTCAGCCATTGTCGTGCGTTGTTGGGCGAGCTTATGCTCGGATGCTATTACGGGTAAACCCCGACGTTGTTAGTTTTCTTTATATATGGCGATTTCGGGTAACTGTTTTTCTTCGGCTTCAGTACCCGTGAAGTCCAATGGAACATGTCGAAAAACAATGGCTGCGGATTTCTTCACGTATTTGCTGAGTTCTTCAGTTTTCGCAACCGACGCGAAATCCAAATATCCCGAGTTTGTAAGTACTGCATTTGCTGGGATTTCAGTGGATGCGAAAACTCCGGAGATGCTCAGAGCACCATTACTCAATATCTCAACGGCATTCTTACGGTTATTGTTATCCGTTCCAACCCCGATCGATACAATTGCGTCTGGATTACTCTTATTGAATTTACCGACAATTACCGCTTCGCTGGTTCGAGTAAGATTATTACCAACTAATACCGTTTGATCGTTCGGATTCTGATTGGAAATGTATGAACCATAGATTACCGAATTTGCACCAGCTACGGTATTATTGATACCTAAGTTAATCGATCCTTCCTTGGGTTCGAAATTCGCAGGCCATGTAGTATCACCGTAATTGAAGCGTTGAACCAAATCGAACCAATTCTGATTATACGGATTATTTGCAGCTTCTTGGTATTTCGAAACACTTGCGTAGCTTGGAATTAAAGCGGCACCATGTTCGTACAGTTTGTAACCGAATCCACCACGATTGAGCTGCCACAACTTTGATTGCGAAATGTTTGTCAATGACTGATCAGAGCCTGTAAAATTACTTTCAACATCCGTACCGCGTGAAATCTCCGAATTGTCGATAGTCCAAGTACCTGCATAATAACGGTAAATTTCATTATCGCTAAGTACAACACAACGTGAACCATTCGAAGCTGAACTGGGTAGATCACTTACATTCTGTACGGGATTCAACCAGGTGGAAGCGGTCTGAATACTGGCATCCCAACGCTTCTTGTCCTCCTTCGAAATGAATTGTAAATCATCTGTTTGCAGAATCTGAGCAGCATTGATCTTACTCGATTCAGTCAAAAATAGAACCCATTGAATATCAGTAAATGACGAGCCTGCTGAATAACCGTAATAGAACTCGACTGTACGATTCGATGAAGCTGTTTTCGGAACGTCAACGCGCAACATCAAATGACCGAATTGGGTATCTCTAATATTTGTTGGTTCGAACAACTTCGAACTGTATATGTATGATATTACATCGGAGGCGTTCTGGAACGTATAGAAATACCAAGCATTATTCTTCCCATTCAATTCAGTTGGAATCAGTCCTTCAATGGTGGGTTGTTGCGTTAGTTTAATTGCGGAAGATAATGAATCACCCGTTGTACGTTGATTGTAAATTTTCGAATAAACATCGGATGCATTCGTTACGGTAGAATCGCAATTAACCCTAACTACTGCATGTCTGAAAATCCCAAGATTCGAATTGAATACGTGATTGAGATTAGCTGGAAGATTGTCGGGAAGGGGTGTATCGTAAGGCTTCAGTTCACCGTAAGTCTTTACAAACAGGGTGGGAAGAGATTCAGAAAGCCTTCGAACCTTAACCATTACATACAAATCAGCTGCTCCGATCTGTTTGACTACGATTTGATCTACTAACGTCTGAAGGTCAGCATTCCAAGAATAAACAAGTGATTGAACATCACACTGTTGAGGTGTGAGGTTTTTGATGAATTGGAAATCAAAGTTAAATCGGAAGTCACCAAGTTGTAACTGATTAATCGTAAAATCATCGATATTACCATTAGTTAGCAAATTGCCGATAACGAAATTGTACAGCACATGATCGGTAGTCTCGGATGATTTAGCTACTTCAATCAACTGTTGGGGTCCGAAATACGAATCGTTTATGATGTTCGAATTCAGCTCAAATTGAATCATCTTCTGTACTTCGAACATGCTTGGGATCACCGAAAAGTCCGAATACTGCGCTTTGCTGAACGGTACAATTACCTTGATTTTGACTTCGCTGGTTGCAGACGATTTGATCTTCTCCTTCAGTAAATCGATTACCTGCGTGTTGCCTGAATTGTGTGGAGCTAGATAATATTCGTAGCTTCTAGTGTGATTCGAATGATTAAGAGTTGCGCATTCGAAGTAGACAGAATACTGCTTACCTTCGAATTCAATCAACGTTGCAAATCCGGTATTAGCTGATATTGCGAATCTTGGTGGAACTTCTGCTTGTTTCTGTTTTATGATGATTTCCTTACTTTCGTCATCATCGAGAAACCCCAATAGGTATCTGGGATAACTCTCTTCAACCCCATGATGATATTTCAGTGGCGATAAATGAGTGCTCATATCTTATATTACTTGAAGTCGCTTATAATGCTTGGAATTCTTTTAATGCGTCCGATTCAACCACAAATGCAATGGGAGCGCTGAGCTTAAACGTTGTAGCATTAGTTTTTTCCGTTTCCTTACTAGTGATTTCGAACGTGTTGTCTAATATCGGTAACTTTTGGATTGTATCAATATCTTCGAGATACAGAGTATTATCGAACAATATCTGGTGAGATACAACATTGTCGAGTACCAAATTGTTTGTGTTTTGCTTGCCAGCTTCCGTTAACAATAGGCAATCGAAATTTATGTTATTCTCTTTCTTATATGTATCGAACAACGTATTCAAGTTAATTTGGTGGAATCGATATTGTAAGAACTTCGCGAATTCAGAATACAGTATCTTTTCGATTTCATCCTTGTACGCATACATTTCGTTTTTGTTTTCAAACATAACCTGAATGGCATACTTCTGTGTAAACGCTTGATGCAGTACGTGTGAGCTCAAACAGTATTCATTATCTTCCAACAACTTGTCGAATGTCTGTAATGAATTGATGTCGAGTAAATACGTTTTGTTGTGGATTGCCTGTAAATAGCTGGTTACAATATCATCGTAATTCAGCTGGGGTTTATTCCACAAATAGATGTGATTGATTTGTTTCGTTTTACGCGGAATTGCAATTGCCTGAATACAGATGGTATTGTATTTGCTTAGGAAATTACGATAACTCACTGCATCGAAGATGGTTTGGAATCCATGATTGTAACCGATGGCAGCTCTTAACGCATTCTCATCAGTACCATCGGAGCCCAATTGAAAACCAGAAATCGATGTTATTTCGACTTCCTCATCCGAGTAAGAAATAATACTACCCAGTGAATCCAGTAATGAATCTGTTTCGAACTTCGCACGTTTCTTCAAATTACCGTAAGAACCGTTACATTCCATATACGTAATTACAACGGTCTCGTTTGGCTGTACACCCTTCAAATACAAGACAATTGGCTTCTGCGCGTCTGCTCCGAATTTGAGAAGATACTGTTTATTGTCGTAACGATCGATGTTGTCGTAGAATGATTTAACCTGTTGGAATTTGATTCCATTGACTTCAACAAGTATCGATCCTTCAGCAATGTTTTCACTTTCAAGATATAATCGAACAATACTGTTGGGTTTGATGTCGGAGTCAATCTGAAACACTTTTTCCATGATGATACCCTCAGTAACCGGAATGAAAGTGTCTGCTGCAGTTATCTTGATGGTCTTGTTGTGCGTATAGACGTAATTCAATTTTGTCACCTTATTGACGAAAACCGTATTGGGTCTGATATACAAGGGATAACCAACACGGTTGAACAACTTCTGATGACAGTGAATGAGTAGCATACCACTGGCAGCTTGTCTCAAAGTGGGTTCGAATCCATTTTGAGCTGCTAAGTTACGTAAGGAAGAAAGATGTTGCGCTGTCAGAATGTTGGATTCTCTTTCGTTGATTTTGATTCGATATTCCAAATTCTGAAACATTGCTTGAATCCCATTAAATAACTGAAATAGGATATTCGTTACTTTAGTGGGGATGTGTTTCGATATGAACCGCTTAAGCGTATTTGACACGCTGGGTATTTTTATGTTGTCTGTTTCCATTCGATGAACTTTTTTAAGCTAATTGAGGCCCTGGGTATCTACCCAGCAAACACTACTTTTAAATTTCCCGCTGAAAATCAACAATTTGGGCTTTTTTGTCGAAAATGACCTGATTTTTTGTCGAAAATGGCCTAAATTTGCCAAAAATCGGGTGAAAATGGATGAAAAACTGGAAAATCAGGCAATTTTGGTGGAAAAAACGTCGAAAATGGCCTAAAAATGAGCATTTCGGAGCCTCTCCGAAAGGGCCTCCAGAATTTCCCGCCTATATGACCTGAAAGGCCCTTTCTGGAGCCTTTTCTATCCATTTCTAAGCGGTTCCCACCAGGAAGGTCTGAGTTACCGTATTTATAACGTCATCGTCGACTTCGGAGCCATCTTCACCTGATCTGTTCGTTAAGTTTACGGAGAAATTGATATGCAGGGCGGGAATTGACATACTTTCAATTTCGATCAGTTCTGGATAAACTTCCCAATCGAATAATGCAGCGTGTTCGCAGTTATTCGCGATATATGTTTCTATTTCGGTTTTAACCTGATGCAACGTAACATATTGGTTAAAAACATATTTCGAAACATCAATGGAATCATAGATACCCCAAACATCACCTGGTTCCATCTTAATCGCCAATTCAACCTCCTGCATGAACAGTTGCAGCGAATTGTCGATTACTGTATTTTCCTGATTTGTATCAACCGTCGAGTTCAATACAATATCAACAAATTCTCTATTATCCATGTCTTGACGTTAATTCGGGGAAGTTACGAATTATCTTATTCAGCTTATCGAAGGCTACTTCCATTGTTGGGTACCAGTTGTTTTGCTGATAATTCTCCTGTATCTTGATCAACGAAGCTTCGTTATTACACGTCTTCATATGCAGGATAAACTGATAACCAATATTCGTTCGAGTCTTCTGTTTTACCGTAAATTCAAAGGGTGGTATCTCCCAGCTACCAACCGTATTAACGTAAGGCTTCAAGAAGTTGATACCATGTAATTTTTCGATACCATCCCGATCCTTATAGAACACCAACAAAGCATTGAACTTAAACGATTTCAACAGGTCTTCGGTTGGCGTCGGAGCTATGTTGAACATGATTCGCTGTACACCCTGCATTAAAAACTGATGGTCACCGTTATCGTAAATACCTCGATTCTTTGGATCATCAACGAAATTCTGAGATACTATGATGTCAGCGGCAGGACTGCCGGGGGTTCCGGACCCCACCTGTGCGGGACCAGTTACAATTACCTGGCGAGAAGCATCTGTCGGTATTTGACAAATGATACTTCCCCATCCAACATTGTTTATCTCTGTTCCATCGGGAGATACCAGCTGTTCGTAATTCGAAACAATTATGTTATTCATAAATCTGATGTAGTCTCGAATCGGTGGTTTTTTGACAGATAACAAATTCAACGTTTTCCAGAAGGCAATCTCAGCGCTTACACCATTACGAATGAGGTTTTCGGTGTAGTGTTGAATGTACTTAGGTATAGCCAGATTGGGATCGTTAGTCGCTTCTGTAACACTGGAAATATTCTGTTCGGAGTTGCTTGGGTGATAGAAAACACCCTCTTCCCATTTGGGCAATTCGATCGCTACCATTCTGGAGAAATAGAATTCCGTCTTGTTGAAGGTAGCTTTATCGAAATCGTTATTCGCTGAGCTGAATGTTATGTAAGTCGATTCATCCTCGAACAACCTGTTTAATACCGGGAGATTTACTTTCATATTATTTTCGATTTGTTGGTGTTGTAAACGCCATTAATGTTGTAACCTTTATGTTGTATATACATACAGATTAAATCATAACAAATTCGAAAAATAAAATGCCAATATCTAGAGACAATATAAAAACCGCCGAATTGAGAGCACTTCTTGATTCTTACGGTGATCCACTGCAATTGAATTTCAAATTATTGATTGATTGGAAATCGAAGTACGGTCTGTTTGCTGATGAGAAATACATCAATTCAGCATTGGCATACCTTAAACGTATTGGGCAGACAGAACGCTATGAATTGCTGAAAGTCTTTATTGCGACGTTTAATGATTTTGTCAGGTTGTACGATTATTTGTTTTTATCTCTAAGCGGGATAAGTGAAATCATTACGCGCAAACCCGGGACGTTTCCATCACCTACTGAAGATTGGCAATTACAATTTACCCTGAGAGAAACGATTGACTTCAAAGTTCAAGCGTTGATTACAATGTATAGACATATTTGGTACGACGACATTCGCGAGGTTGAAGTCCTACCAGTCAACCTCCGAATGTTCAACTGTTCAATACTTATCTATTCATACGGTTACTTTTCGAATTTGATTTACGGTCTGGATAAGAACGAAACACTAACCATGAACAATCTGGAAAAGGGTATTCTGCCGACTGTTGAGAAGTTAGAAAATATCGAAGACAAATCGGAATATCATTTCAATTATGTGATAGCAGATTGTTTCCAATGTCAGATCGATACAACTAATTCAGCTAAATCACTATTCGATGAAATCAGTAACGAAATGAATAGTGAGCAGTCCAAGACCAACCTGGTGTTTACTTATCGCTTATGTTCATACAGAGGTATGTTCCGAAGTGTAGCTGGTAATGTTGATTTCGGTAAGATGCTTGTTGTTGCCGCTGCATTGAATAAACAGAAATCCAAATTCAGCCTCAAGTCGTTAATTCCAGAACGGTATGGTAAACGATTAGTCGAAGGTCTAAAGAAGCAAGGACTTTCAATAGCCAGAAGGGGATTGAATATCGGTAAACAAGCAGTTGGAAATGTTATCGGTAAGCAGTCGGTGATTGGTCATTACTTCGACATTCTTTCGAAGCCCGAAAAACTAACAGAACAATTAGGGAACATCGGATCTGCTCAGTTAGACAAATACATCGGTAATTATGCGTTCGATAAGAGTACGGGATTAGCGAATATGGCGATAAACTTCGAACAAGAGATTTCAGCCCAGATCAATAGAATTGCAGATCGTGAAAGACCCGACAACGCTATTGAATTACAACAACCGATCGCAACGTATATAGTCGATGGTTCACCAGATTCGGAACCTATCAAGAATCCCGAATTCCAATCCAAAATCGGTAGAAACACATTTTGATGAAATCTAACAACGCCTAAGATTTATAGCATGGGTGATATTCAAATATTTTTCGGTACCGTCACTTCAGTGAAAGACGAGGATAAACTATTCCGCTGCCAAATATCGATACCTGGTTATACAGATAAATTGGAAGAATCGGAACTACCCTGGTATTATCCTTTCAATGGATTAACGTACCTTCCCGAACCCAAAGATGTTGTAGCTGTTATGATATTCGATGGTAATTTTGTTACGGGATTCTACGGGAGCAAGCTGAAACTGGATGAAGATAACCAATCAAAACTCGATGAAGGTGATTACGCTGATTATCTCGAAATCTTCCAGAAACAGGTAGATGATAAAAACGTACAATTGACGTACACCAAATCCAAAGGGATAGAGTTCGTCAATGATAAGACGGGAACCAAAATCGAAACGAATAAGTATATTTTGTTCGTCGAATCAACATCGATTACAATCGAAAAAGATAAGATTTCAATCGGTTCGAAAAACTTGGAACCAACATTATTGGGCGATAAGACGGTGAAACACCTGCACAATATCATCAAGCACCAACAAGCTATCATTCAGAAAATGTATACCGGTTTTCAAGCGATTTCCAATGCTTGTACGAATCCATATACTATCCCAATTAAGGGTGCATTGGCTGGATTCATTCCGACTAAGGCACAATTGTTAAGTGAGAACTCAAATGTTGATTCGGAGGCAGATCGAATCCAATCGAAAGTAGTATCTAATCAATAATCGTAAACGGCATGTTAATCGATAAAAATAAGAACATAATTGTAACCGATACGTTTGTAATCGAAAGCAATACGTTTTATCTTTGGTCTACGAGTAATTTCAACATCGAAATTGTATCAGTAGAAAAGAGTAGGTTAAAACACGGCAGCAACCTCGAATGTTCGATTTACTCTTGTGCGGATGCAAATACGCAACCCGTAAATTCATCGAAATTTGTAAACCTTGAGAATTATGGTTACACTGTATTCGTTCCTTCTTCGGACTGGAAAATCACTATTAGATGCTACAATTCGGACTGGAGCCAGACATTAACCCTACATACCGTATTCGAAGATTCGATTGCTAACCCTTACGAATCAGATAAATACGCACGATTACTGACAAACTTCAATTTACCGAATTACGCTGTACTAAAAGATATATTGCTTGATTCCAACAGCAAAACAGACATCATCAAACGATTACTTTTAGATTTTCGAGATATTCTGCAGACTCGTGGTACCATTCAATCGATCAAGAGCTTCCTTAAATTCATGGGATTTACGGATGAGCGTATTCGTGTGATTCCCGAGACACAACCCGTCGACACTGACGTGTCGGATTCGATTCGAATTAAGACTGGTGATTACTATGTTCTTTTGGATATGTTCACGGACGGTTCGAATGATGGTGTAATTACGTTAAATCGTAAGAACATGCCAGCTGCGAAGCTACGAGATTTCAATATCGAACAGACTCTGGTCAATGCAATCGCTATTGCAAATACATACTTTACTGGTATCGAACAGGATATTGTTTTCATCGGCTTGAATACGACTGTCAACGTTCCCTCGTTTAAACATATTACTACGCAACCCCTCCAAATTCATGAACAGTTTATTGTTCCCGATAACTTCGAATTTACGTTTAGTTGGTTGAATCCATTGAACTTATTACAGGTCGAAAATGCCGAAAATGAATACGTGCGAGATTATCAGAATACGGTAATTTCACGAGTGAAAAAGTCTCGTTACGCTCAGAACATCCGTAAGCTGTACAGATCTAATTTCATGTACCTTTCGAAGGATGCTCATCTTTCTACGGATGTACAAAATTCTCCAGTATTCGAAATCAAACAGCTTATCAACAAAAACGATAACGAGATAACACGCGATACAACGTCAACTTACGGGTGTTGTATCAGTTTTGATTTACTCGAACATATCATTGATTGGCGGAAGTACAGCGATATTCAATTATTGAGAGTAACTATTCAATCCGAAGAGGATCCGTTGATACGGCATGAGGTTGAAAACAAAAAACAATTCCTTTTCGTAATAACGGAATTGGGTCGATACCGCTTACGTGTTGATATTCAAGGTCTACACAATTCGGTCGAAACGTATTACACCTGGATAGAGATCGAAGATAACATCAATCTGTTCAAATTCGATATTTATTCGTCTCAGCGGATGAAGGGTGAAAACGAACGTAATGAATTAGGATTAGCAATTGACTCCAGTACAACTACGATTCTAAATCAACATCAATCTCCTGGAATGAATTTCATCGAACAATTGAAGACTGAATTCATTCCGGAAAAACTCGATCAGTATTTCAACATCTATCAGCAAGACGTAAGTAAGGTTTCCAAGTGGTTACTGCCGCAACGTAATGTTGTCGAAAATAATACATTCTATACATTACCCGATATTAACCCGCTTGTTCAGTTGAGCGAAGTAACAAATACGCTGTCATTGAGCAAATCGAGTAACTGGATAAAGATGTACGTCATCAATACGAATATCAATCGAGACAACAAGTATCAGTTCTTCTTCAAATACTTCGATGATGTCGATACATTCGATTACAGATACATTCCGTTAAGTTCGGAAGGAGCTCCGCACGATGTAGTGTCAAACGCTTTGGACGACAAGAACTTCAAGGAATCATCGATACTGTTCAATCATGGTTATTTGAATGTTATTGAAATCGAGAGTGGTGATGTGGTCACAGACCCAAGCAATCATGTCGGTATCAAGTATTTCATGTTTATTACGAATATCTTGGGAGCCGACGAATTCATATTCGACAACCTATTTGTTACTGTCAATAACGGCGAGAAGATGATAAACATTCGAGAGTTGGTAAACGTCTATCCCTACGTAATGCCTGTAAACCATTCATTTACGTTTGATCATGAGACTGCCAAAGAATTACCGACTAAGCGTCTGAATCATATCGAGAGTGATGTCTTCTTCCCAAGCGTTTTTGAATACTTATCAGAAAACGAGTATCATAAACCGCTCAAGATTGGTGATATAATTTTTATTCAACCAAACAACAACTATATAAGTAATTACCACTCATTGAGGTGGGAATTGTACGATGCTTTCACGAACAAAATAGTTTATCTATCTACAGACTACGCGCTGAAATATCGAATTAGTTACAATTCCATCTTTAATTTGGTGATGTACCTAACGATTGGAAATAAGGAATACAAGATCGAACGTAAATCGATTTTCAATTGTTACAAATTCTAGACAACGTAACAGTACCGTCAACTGACAAATAATACTAACTTTAATCGCTTAGAAAATGACTAGTTTTGAATTGGACGCCCTCCGAAAGAAGCACATCTCTGACAATTTCCGTAATGTCAAGTTTTGCTGTATTTATGCGAAAGACAAAGATAATCTGATTGGTATCAATGTTACCAATAAGATGACAGGGGATAAGCATTATCACATGCCTTGGGACGCTGACAACAAGGAGGATCTGAAATTCTTCCGTATGCAAACAACGGATCAAGTCTGTATTATGGGTTACAACACCTTCGTTTCGTTGGGTTCAAAGCCACTCAAGTCGAGACTGAATATTGTAATTACGAACAGACACTACGATAAACTTTCGGAGGTATATCGATTAAATACGAATATTAAGCTCGCTCGTAGTATCGAAGAAGCGGTTATCATTGGTTTGCAACATGCAGATCAAAATGTAACAGTTGAGAAGATATTCTTTATCGGAGGTAAGTCGATTTATGATGTTGTCTGGAATTCGGTAGATATTCATTACGTGACGGAAATTGGGGCATACCATAAATATCGATGGGAAAATGACATCAATGAAGAGGTGGAAAACATTTACCTGCAGGATATTGATTTAACCAAATTCCGTATTAAGCGATTCAGCTCGCAAATAAAGGATGGTCTGCAATATACGTGGAAAACGTACATCAGACATAATGCAATACTTTCGATTCTTGAAGGGTAAACATACTACGTATCTGATTGCTTCGCAATCACTAAGCAATTGAATTGATCAAATACATGATGAATTTACGTAATGCTATAATTTTTGGGTTGGACTTAAGCTTCAATTCTACGGGTATCTGCATGATGTATTTTGATGATGAAGGTCAAAATACAAAGATTAGCTTCGATCGAGTTGTATTCGATAAACACCCACGTGAGGTCGAAAACATCTCCACCACTGTATATTCATTGCCAACCAATCTGTCGGTATCTGAATTGCTCATAGACGCTAAAGAGCTAGGTAAAAACGAAAACGATCAGGCTCTGATTACTATCAAATCATTAATCTGCGCGAAAGCAATCAAATCGGTGATTAATAAGTACATTCAGTTGCTGAAACCGCAGCAATGTTTGTTCGTTATTGAAAACTACATTATGCCTGCGTTTGGTGGAAAGAATTCTCTACAGAATGTGTCCGGACTGATTGCCATTCAGAACTACATAAGAGAATACGTAATCGGACTGAAGCTACAACATGGTAGCGTTCGGGAAGGTACTAGCACCACTAACGCTCAAACGTGCGTTGATATCACTCTCGATACGTTTTTATGTACTCCAACCCCCACACAGGTGAAGAAGTTCTTTACAGGTAACGGGAAGGCGCAGAAGCAAGAAATGGAAGATGTTTTCCTTTCGAAGTATGATGGGAATGCATTAATCGATATTAGAGAGCGAAAAGGTAAATTCGATGATATTGTGGATGCATTCGCACTCGGATGTTACGGTCTATCAAAAATACGGAAATGATGATGCAGCCAGATGTAATTGGAACACCAATGACAATCCAGGAGATTAACGATAATATCGATAATCTCCTGGAACAATCCGAACTTAGTAATTGGTGTTTTGTTTCGACGCTTGATCCTAACAGATATTTGTTAGTATTGATCGTAGATCAGTCGAAAACTTTACTTCAAAATATTGAGATCACAGCCAACTGTAAATACATTGAAACCGAAAGTCTACAATATCTGTTGGTGACTTACGATCAATCAACTGACACACTGTATACTCAAGACGTATCTGAACTACTGCTGTATCAACTAAACGTCGACGCAAGTCGGTTGGGCAGCGAATACTCCGAGACTGGTTTGTTATCACGAATGAATTCGAACCCAATCGATATACTGACGCAATTTTTACACGAAAAATGGGTACTTAAAAATGATAGAAACTAGAAAACATCAATTTTTTGGTTTTGTCGTTATTCTATTAATCATAGGATTTTTACAGTATTTTCGAAAGATTCTGAATGGTCACAAGTTTTCGAAATACGGTAAATTCCTGTATATTATAACGATGATGACCTTTGTCTCTGGGATAATGTTTATTCTGTACTTCACAGAAATGAACAATATCCTATCGTTCTTGATTGGTTTATTCGTCGCTACGATGAGTGAACACATTGCGGTATTGTTTCTGGCGATAGGCAATAACTTCAATATTATCGCAGCACGTATCATCCAAAAATACACGGGTATCAATCTTGAAGAAGAACTGACTGGTAAGGGGGCGTCTAAAGACCCCCAGCAAGCTTCTTCTCAGTCCGAGGAAAAACAAAACACCAATACATCTGACACCAAATAAATCATAAAATTATGGGAAACTTCGTTTTATCACCAAATATAATTCTGTTTGTTCCCACAGCTATTACAACAATCCTAATACTGCTTATATTTGGAAGGCTTGTATTTAGCATTGGTGAACACGTCGAAAGCACTAAGACTGTCCCCGTTGTTACCTTTATGATTACGGGATGTTTGTTCATGGACGGTTTTATACTGTTTTCACTTTATAGTACATTCGATCCAAATCTGTTTTGGCTAGATGTCGAGCATTACAACTTCTCGTATATCTTCTGGTCAATATTCCTTTTCGAATTACTGATTTGCATCGATGTTATCATATCAAATAAAATCCTACTGTTTGTCGATAGGTACTTATTCAACAAATGGGATGGTATGTTCGTTCGATATTGGCATTTGGTTTTCTCAATGCTCAAACGAAACAATAAAGTATTAATATCAGTGAAAATCATAATTCAAGCGATTTTAGCGATAATGTTAATTCTGACATTCTTCGAATCAAATCTATTCTCGTTCGTAATTTATCCTACCTTGTATTTGATGTATTTAGTTATGTTCGTGTTGACTCTGAAGTACTTCCGTTCCATTGGTAATTTGGATAAACGATAATCGAAACAACGTTGTAAACATGGAGTTACTCGAATTATACAAAACCTTAGTTAATCCGGTAACGGTTGTTGCATACATTCTCGGGACTGTAACGTTTTTGATTACAACCATTGTGCGACTGTCAACCGAACCACGAAAGAAATCAAAAAAGAATCGATCGATATTAATCTCTTATTATTCGATTGAATTCATCTACACTATTTTAGCGTTAACCCTTGTTGTCGTAATATGTGCGTTTGCATCCATTCCTCCTTGGTTGATAATGGTTGCATCTGTTATGATGGGGTTGTTCGGATCGCCTCTGATTAAGCGTTTCGAAGAAAAAGAGAATACTATTGCTGATCGATTATCCGATACGGTAATCAACAAAATAGATAAGAAAGTTGGCGACTCGGTAGAGTCTAGCTTTGACAAGACAATCGAAGGACCTTCGGAACAATCCAATGAGTCAACTACCGAAAACAACGAGGGGCTGGGAATTTGATTCCCAGCCCCTCGCCATCTAATAATTACGTATATTTCTCGAACTTACATTCTTTCCAACAAATGTGGGAATTTGTTCTTCATCTCTAAGTTAGCGTAAAAATGTTTGTTCGCTAAACGATAAAGTAACGAGAAGAACGCAGAATGGAACAATCGTTCGGAGTTCGAAGTCTTAATCATTCCATACATGACTTCCCAAGCATTTCGGCAATTCTGATACAACTCGATGAGATCGACAGTTTTGCTACCGACTGAATTCAGTAATTCGAGAACATCTCTTTTCGAGATCTTCGTGCGATAATGCTTTTTGTCGGGTGACATAAAGTTTTTATCAATCGCTGAAATTACGTCAATCAGAATTGCGTATTCAATACGACTATCCAACAAATAGCCGTAATACCCTGTTTCCTTTGCCGTAAGATCAAGCATTGTCTTAGGATATTCGACATAATCATTGAAATGATATTTGATGGTATAGTGTTTTGCTTCGAACAAAACAATATCGAAGATCTCGCGAAGTGTGAACTCTGTTCGAGAAGTACCCGTTAACAAACAAAAGTCTTCATTTGGAATAACAGGTGTTTCGAGCTTCTTAAGTTCTTTCAATATTCGTGCGAATTCGAAATGAAGAAGTACTTGCGAGTTCAGAATGTTATTGTACTCGACGAAAGACTTCATGAAATCGAGAATTCTTGACGGATTATCGAATTTGTAGTTTAAGCGCTTTTCGAAGTAGTTGCTAATCTTTGAACTCGTGAAGAATTCGATAAGTGTATTACGTAGCTTTTCGAAATTCGCACGATCATTAACAACATCAACCGTGATTGCACCGATTTGTTCGATATCACCATACTGGGTGAAATTCATTCTCTTCACGAATTCATTGAAGAGATTACTTCCTAATATTTTTGCAGCCATAGCTTATGAGATGATGAGATTAGTACTTAACAACCAGCTTCTGAACGAATTCAGCGAATGCCAGATTGATCATTGTCTGAATAATCTTGTTTGGAGCTGGAATCAAAGTGTTGTGAACATCTAAGATACCCAGATAAACTTGGAAGAGACGTGAATTCTCGATTTTCGCTGATTTGAACAAACTACGAATATCATAGATTGTTATATCTATCGGGTTGCTCTAGCGAATATCATTCCATCGACGAAGGAAGATACCTACCGCTTGAGCTTCGACACCACGCAGACTCGATTTACCGTAACCAAACAATTTGAACATGTATTCAACCAGTGGTTTAGCGGTTTTGTACAGACTCAAATTAGCATTGAGATTTACCAATGCACATCTGTATTCGAAAAGTATTACATCGAAGATTTCACGAACGGTGAAAATCGCAGTGTTACCTGCAATACCAAACTTTGAAGGATCTCCGAATTCTTCAGGATCATCATTTACATCGAAATTCGAGAATTGCAAACATACTTCAGACATTTCGTTCGGAGTCAATTCGAGTTGACCATTTCCATGTTCGTTGTAGTATTCAACAAAGCTCTGGAACAAATCCGAAACAGCTGCCTTATCCTGTAAGAATGGATATTTCAGCTTGTCGACAAAGTATGAGTAATTACGATCATTCGTAATGAAGTTGGTAATGATACCACGCAGACGTTCGTAGTCTGCTGGTTTCTTCAGAATATCGAGTTTGATATTTCCAATCTGCTCGACACTATATCCAGTTGTCTTACAGAAATCAGCAAATATCTTATCATTGATTTTTGGCATATACTATTTGTGTTGGGGGGGGATGGGATTCGAAAGGATCAAATTCCATCCCCCTTAAGTTTTACATCGTAGCTTTGGCGCTACTTAATAGTTTCAAGATGCGCTAGGCGTGGATTTACATCCATTTCAGCGTAGAAATGCGATTCCGCCATACGATAGAGTAATCGGAAGAATGCGATATTAAAGAATCGTTCGAGACTTGATAGTGAATCCTCACCATACATGATCTTCCATGCTTCCTGACAACTCAGGTAAAGCTCCTTGATCTTGTTATTGTTGGTGTCCAATACCTTGATGACATTACGATTTGCAATCTTCGAAACATATCGCTTCTTGTCTGGTGTTACAAAAGTATCATCAATACGATCGAGTACTTCAATGATATTCTTGCGAGCCTCGTAAGACTTCGCAAAGAGGAAATCGAGATACCCAGTGTACTTCGAAACAAAATCAAAGAATACTTCAGAATCGGTATAGTATGATTTTACTGCACCGAAATCCATTACGTAATGCTTGAAATCAAACAGCGCGCAATCGAAGAGTTCACGAATGGTGAAAACACGACGGAAGCTATTCGAAGCATTGCTAATACTCGAAAGCTGACAGATCTCCAAGCTCGGATGCAAGATAGTTTTACACTTTTCATTGAATACACGCAAAACCTTATCGAATTGCTTGAACGTCAGCTTTGCATTTGAAAGCTCGTTATTGTATTCTACGAAATGCTTGAAGAAGTCCGTTATTGCTGCGTCATTATCGAAGCCATATTTGCGAGACTTCAGGAAACGGATGTTCTGATCATGCATTAAGAAGCTTGCGATCTCGTAACGAAGTTGTTCAAACCGCTTAGGTTCATCGTAAACATCAACCGTAAAGGTATCGACATTTTCAATACCTAATTCAGTTTCGAAGTCCACAAATTTCGTGAACTTATCGAAAAGCTTACTACCTACAAATTTTGATATATTCATATTTCTTGAAAAATTAGATTTTCCTTACCGGTTTAATATATTTTTGCAATATCTTCATGAATGTTTCGATTGTCCAGTTTTGCTGGTCACTAGTACGTGGAGCATTTGCAACCCATTTGATAAAGTTGGTAACTACAATATAAATTAAACGCAGCGGTGAATTAGCTCCCCTACCCTTCTTCGACATTTCATTGATGAAATCCTTAAATTCATCGTATGGATAAAACAAAGTACCGTTTTCGGTTTTTTCTTCCCATTGTTTAACAACATTTCCGATAAATACTCGATCAGATGTCTGTACGTATTCTTGAGTGTAATTAAATACATACAAAATTGCTCGAATCACACTTTCATACGTATTTTCATTATTCAAGTTAGGTGCTAAAAATACCTTGTATTCGAAATGGAAGAAATCGAAAAGTTCACGAAGAGTGAAAACTGATTTACTCTTTGCAACTAGCTTCAACCTATATTCGTCACCTAGATCCCTAATATCATATACTTTTTCATACGATATAAGTTGTCGGAAAATCTCACCTGGATTGGATCCTTGTATATCCAAACTTTGACCACCAAGTTTATTACTGACTCGAACAAAGTTTTCTATGAAATCTATGGCTGCATCGAATTCTGTCAAACCAACAAATCCGAGTTCCTCAGTATAATAGTGATATAAATCTATACCGTTGAAGAACCCAATCATGGTTTGACGAAGCTTTTCGTAACCTTCTGGTTCTTTCTTAATATCGACCTTGATGTTGAAAACATCATCCTTCAGAATATTTGTGCCTAAATACCGGTAGAATTCTTCGAATACATCTCGGTACATATAATTTCTATCTTTTGGTGTCCAAATATTTCTTAATATTTAGTTTTCAATCATATTTTGAAGTATTTTCATAAACGAGCGAATCGCTATATCGCGTTTGTCTGAACGGAAATCGTTTGCAATCCACCCGACAACGCTACCAATTGTGTGGAAAATCGTACGCAATGGAGAATTCCAATCAGCGTCATCACCCGAAACGACTTCGAAAATCAAATCCTTGAACTTTTCATATCGACACAGATCAAAATCATTATTGGTTTCTTCCTTCCAACGTTGGATAAGATTTTCAACCATAGCTTGATCATTTGTAAGTATATATTCTTGATCGTAATTGAAGATTTCCATAATTATACGAACCACACTTTCAAAGGTTTGTCGTGAATTATTAGCTTCTACAAAATACGTCTTGAATTCGAAATTAAAGAAATCAAAGAGTTCACGAATAGTGAAAACAGATTTATCGTATGCGAGACCTCTAAGTTTACTAAGTTGCCCAATTTCTTCCTTATCGAATACCTTCTCATATTCAACAAGTTTTTGGAAAACCTTATCAGGATTGGATTCATGAATATCCAGACTTGATCCGCTGATGTTGTTTTTGATTCGTACGAAACTTTCGATCAAATCCATAGCGGCATCGTAGTCCTTCAAACCAACATATCCGAGATTAAGATAAGATATGACAATGTCATTATCACTGAAAAACCCGACAAAGAGATTTCGAAGCTTCTCGTAACCTTCCGGATCTTTGTTGATATTTACCTTTATGTTGAAAACATCATCCATTGGAATATCAGTACCCATGTAACGGTAGAAATCTTCGAACACATCACGGCACATATAATTTCTATCTTTTGGTGTCCACATAATTCATGATTATATGATGGGTTCTAAGGGATTTGAAATGTTTCAAATCCCTTCGAACCCAAACATTAATAATTTTTCGATTCAGCTTGGAGAACCGACATAAACGCTTCAGTTGCGGCTGGGAGAACTCGTTTTGAGTCTGTCACCCAGTAAGCAAGCATTTCAAACGAATTAAACATTGAGCGCAGCTGTGATCTGGAAGCCTTACCACTCGAAGTGTAATCGATTATGCGATTTTTGATTTCGTCATACGATAGATCTTCCCATCCCTTGAACAACTTACGCAATAACGTCTTATCGCTCTTGAAATCGTAATCGCCATAGTTGTACAGGTGCATAATACCTCTAGCGATACCCCTATATTTTTCTGGATCTGTACTGTAATTTATAAGCGCCCACGTTTTGAATTCGAGATGCATGAAATCGAAAATTTCACGAACAGTGAAAATTGTATCACCATTTGAAATTCTCTTCAGCTTAGAGAGTTCTCCGAGATCCTTAAGATCATAGCACTTCTCATAATGGGTGAGTTCAGTTACAATAATCTTAGATGGAGATCCCTGAATATCCAGGCTATTACCACCAATATTGTTTGCAACACGAACAAAGTTTTCCGCTAAATTTACGACGGCTTCGGATTCGACTAATCCTTTGAATCCCGCATCATTTTGATAGACTGAATAATTTGAAGGAATCGAGAAGAATTCGATCATAGTTTGTCGAAGTTTTTCGTAACCTTCAGGATCCTTACTGATGTTAACCTTAATGTTCGCAACATCAATGTATGATAGATTTGTTCCCAGCATTTCAACGTATCTCTCAAATGCTGCAGACTGAACAAATTTACGATCTTGATAATCCCACATAGTTTTAAGTTATTATGATTATTCGTTGGTTCCAACTAATCTTGGATCATTAGTAATATCCGTGACGTAGTCTGCGTTAAAGGTTACTTGCAATTCGACCATTTCGTGTGCCGTATAGTCCGCGCCCTGATCGGGAATATCAGACATTGGGAACACGTTATGTGCGATGCGTCTCCAGTAAATCGTACCATCACGATTGTACTTTTCTGCTACGATGCTAGCGTCTGCATAATCCTTTTTGAGTGTCTTTTCACCCGTGAGAGGATTGTACTTGAAACGAGACCAAGCGAGCAACGTATTCAATACGAGTGCGCGTGATTCGTTATCCAAGAAGTTGAAGAAGCTAATTTCAACATCCCAGTAAGTTTGCTTTTCGTTAGAGTCATAGCGGAATTTGATCGTCTTATATCCGGCTTCAATCGCGTTACCGGCATACTCGACAAACAATCCGTTTACGCTCTTCACGTATTCGCGAAGGAACGTAATATCCCCGAGTGCCTCACGAAGCTTATTCATCACAACAAAGTGACAGTTAAAGTTCGATCCGACAACGGGCTCATATCTGTTCACCCCCGCGGTAGAACCGGTTATGTGCGGGAATGCCATTTTATTTGCTGCCATATCTTCTTAATCTTAATAGCTTTTAATTTCAAACGTAGGGTGAATGCTCTTGCTCAGCATTCTCTGCTTTATGTTGTATATACGTTCGGCAAAACTCAATGAATTTGTTATGAAATCGTTGAGTTGTTGTCTCGATTTCATACTGAAATCGGCCATGCTGTTTTTGATGAGGAAACATGCATCTTGAACCGATTGATAGTTGATTTCGATAACATTCGAAAACTTTACAACACCAGCAACATCCGAAAGTGATTTTGATCCCTCTTCGTCATTGATAACGTTGTTCAGTTCGTACATCTTTTGAACGATCGATTGTTCACGTACGGACCACAGTTGTTCAAGTACCGCATTGTAGCTATCCGCGAATTTGTTGATTTTCTCAACCGACACGTATTTGGCGATCTCCTTGTTCTGTGCCATGTACATAGCAACAATTTGAACACATTCGAATACCAACAGTTGCGTGTTATCGATGATTTCACGCATAACCTTAATATCCTTATGTTGAGGAGACAGTCGGTTTTCAATCAATTCACGAACGATCAGTTCGAGGTTGGTTGCATCTACAACTTGAACATTCTCCTTGTTCGAAAGATACTGAATTTCGTTATCCAAGTATTTAATGATATTCTTGAACGTCGAGCGAATTTCAACATTGTTATCGTTTGAATCGAGCATGTTGTTTTTGACAAGAACATCTCGGAGACCAGCATACAATCTTATATCATCGGAGGGAGTTCGAGCAATATCAAATCCTGGAACATTGAATTTCGGTACGATGAAGGTATCTTTATTCCCTTCCGTAAACGATTCATACAATGCATCGAAATTGTCATCTTCAACATAATCACGAAGACGAGTATCTACCTGATTTTTCGTGAGATCATCCTTTCCGATCAATACAAGCAATATAGTCTTCAACAGTTCGTTGGTAGTTGAATTCCCTGACTTCGAATTGACATACTCAAGAATCATATCATTAACAGCATCCTTCGAAGCCTTGGTTAACAATTTCGTAAATTCTTTGAGTGTTCGTTCAAGAATTGGTTTGTAGTTTTCGAATCTGCTATCATTATCCTCATTCAATGAAGCAAAACCTTTCTGTTCGTACAGTGCTCGAGCGGCTTCAACCGGCAAACCAGATTCAGCAACAAAAGATTCGAATAGCTTCTGATCTTTTGTTTTCAAATCCAGCTCGGTAGAATATTGTTCCGTAATTTTCTTCATAATAAAGAATGGATGGTCGGGAAGAAATTTACTCGTGTTACTCGCACGTTGTATAAATCCCTCCCCGACCCTCGTATGATTAGTTAATATTCAGATCGAATACAACCTTGTCGAGTGTATCGACAGGCGTAAACTCAGCGTGAACAAGCTTGATCTTCTGTTGACGAATATCCTTGGTGTTGTTCTTTTCAGAGCAAATAACAACCGGATTGGGTTCGATTGCACCAGCTTGTACAAGCGCAGACATAACGTCCTTACACTGGGTTTCCAGACGCAGATAATCATCGTAATTACCTTTGCGGAATGCTTCGTTGTCAGCCAGATTGTAAAGAGTTTCCTTAACGTAAGCGAGCAATTCAGAGTTCGTAATCTGCTTGAGCGCGCTACCACGCTTTGGAGAAGCGGTCATGTTCTGGAAAATACGCATTGTACTACCCTTCAGAATTACTGGGTTGTAGCTGAACTTTTCGAGATACATACGTTCATCGTCGGTGAAGTTGTATTCAAGTTGATCGATACCATCGAGAATACCCGTGAGGTTTGCGACAACATCCCAAGCGTTTTCCTTCTGATAGAACAGATTCGATACCTTTGCAGCGATACCGCGAAGTACATTATTTCCTTCGACAAAACCAGGACCGAAGAAGAATGCGTATTCACCACCTTGTGAGGGTTTGGAAAGCGTCTTCGAAGAATAGGCGGTGTTACCACCCGTCAACAAATACTGTAAATCGAATGCTTCACCAGGCATCATCGCAAACAAAGGATTGGTGCTCGCCATCATATCGGTGATAAATGGTTCATTCAAAATTGCTCGAACGAACTTATTATTCTCTTCCAACGTTTTGACGAGTTCGACATACTGTGATTTGTAACCAGCTTCTACGTTCGAACGGAAACAATCGACAACATATCGAATACCACGCAAGCCAAGAACACCACGAACAATACCCGGACTGATCATCAAATCGAGAACCTTATTGAGATTCCCACCCTTTCCATGTACGAACTTTTCCTGAGAGGACTTGACACTCGTAAATACCGTAGGCTTGATGGTATGTGTTTCGACAACAGATTCAATCTTCGTAATCTTATTGGTATCATCGAATTTGATCGCACCATCAGCGGTGTAAACAACCTTCGTGTAACCCTTGAAATCACCAGATTCACCAGTGTGTTCCGACTGAACTTCAACCTTCGTAATAGTAACGATTGGTTGTTTTTCGCTTTCGCCAAGCAACGTATCACCTACGCGTAAACCCTGTTCAAACGATGCAAAGAATTCCTTCTTTGGATCGAGAGTGGATTTTTCAACAAAGTACTCGACTTTGTGACCGTAGTTGGGATGCATGTTTTCTTCGTTCGTAGTTGGAACGGCCTTTTCATTACCCTTGATGGGTTCTTCAAGAGTTTCGGAAAGAACGTGAGACAACCAAACCTTTGGTGAAGAGCTTTTTAACGTGTTACCTTCGTACAGAGTGAATCCGAACTTATCGATAATTGGATTAGTTCCATCATTTTCGATTTCCAATACATCTTCGTTGATATCGCAGATCAAACCAGTTTCCATGAAGTATTGGTTGATTACGGTATTGATCGACATTTCTTCACCCGTTTCGGACTTGAGTCCAGGAATTACTGAACCAGTGAAACGACGAACGAATCCAGCTTCTGGGATTTTGATCAGTTCATCGATTCTCGTAATATCTAATTCGTCTTGTTCACTGAACAGATGACCGTAGTACTTATTCGTATTCATATGTTCCAGACGGGTTGCGAACAGATAAACATCGACAAAAGTGTCTTTCAGTTTAATCTGGAGATTTTCGAGTGCAGGGAATGCTTCGATTTGAATACTGGTCGAAGCAAGGCTGTTTTCACCTTCACTCGTCAGATTCTTGTAGTTTTCCTTACTTGCGACAACAAAGATCGAGAAGTCATTGGTACCGACAGCACCGAAGCTGAGCAAACTGTTTTTGAGTTCCGAACTCATCTTGTTGTAGTTGGGAGTCCAGAAGGTGTTCGTTGTGAACAATTTCGAATATGGTAAGGTTACAGTTGCCTTCTCCAATTTCGTACTGTTTGCAGTAAACCCAGCGATTGTGGTTTTATCAGTTGCTGTAAACTCGCGAAGGTTTACAACAGTGATCGGACCAGCACTGAGTGCTTCCAAACAGTCATCGATTGAGAAGTTACCTGCTTTCTTCATCTTACGAGTTGACTTACCAAAGATATTTTGGAAGCCAACCTTGTCACCCTTGGCGAAGCTTACCGCTACGTTTGTGGGGCCGAGTTCCGTATTGATAAAGAACAAACGCATCTTCGATTCTGCCTCGATTTCTGCAACTTGTCGATTATCTCTAACTATGAAATATGTCCCTGCGGCCTTAGGGATTATTCTGCGTAATTGAGCATCAATCATGATTAATGTAATTTATGTTTAATACTTATCGAATATCGAGTAATTATCGATTTACATCGAGTTATCTGAATATTTACGACGCTTTCGAGTCTTTTAGAGTCTTAAGCAATTCCTTGGTTGAATTGAATTGAGTTTCTCCATAGTTTTGCGTTATGATTGCCGAAGAAACACCGCCATCCAATTCCGTTTGCTGATCTCCAGTAATTTCTTGTACCATCTTCTTAACAGTACTTGGAATACTCTTATATATGGTACTGAGCTCTCTTGATAATTTTATGTGCTGAGTCACCAACCCCGAATAGGATTGAATTATAGCATAGTCTTCTGCTTGACTTGCATTGATTCGAGCTACAATATTGTTGATCATCTGTTTGTTGATGGTTACCAGCGTCATAATATCGGCTAGATTCTGATATTGTAGCATTCCAACCTGTTTGATGTATTCCTGTAAATCATCAGACAGTTGGGAATCATTTAATTGTTCATTCAGTCGAACTACGAACTGTTCTACCTTACTGACAAACGCACGAGCTTCGGATTCTTGTTTGCTGGAAATTAATGATGTATCAATATCGTTGTATTCCGACGAACCGAAATACCCCATTGATTGACTCAGCTCCGATGTAGTCGATCCTGTTTCGTAAGGAACAAGATGCAACACTTCATCGGAGAGTGATTCAATCTCCTCTGGAATTATAATATCATCGTTACGGTTTTCATCAAACATAATCATTATTTATTTGGAATTTACTTTTTCGAAGACAGTTTGAATACGTATTTCAACCAGTTGTAGCGTTTACGAGTATTCAAGTATTCGTAATCTGTCTCATATTTATAGGCTTCTTGCTCCAATGAAATACTGCGATAAGCAAGTTCCCAATTCGATCGATGCGATTGAATTCGGTAACGATATTGCGATACCAAGATATAAATGTATTTCAGGAGGAATTCGAGACCGTACCAAATCAAGAAAGGTAAGAATAACAACTCTTTGTATTGTTCGCTGTGAATCGATTCATGATTGATGATGATTCGCATCCAATGCCCAGTCATCAATGATTTGAATTCCTTTCGAACGATGATAAACCCAAACAAATTGATTGCTGCATACCCTCGAGCTGGTATTACATTTGAGAAATAAACCCTTTTCATGTTAGAATTGTTGTAGTTTAAGAAGTGGTAAACACTTATCTTCGAGAATGATTGAATCGTCGGCTTTCATCAGAATATTGCCTAAATAACAATTACCCGAATGTATATACATTTCGGTAGTTTTAAAAATATCCGACATACTCTTGGGTCTTGACTCGATAGGATGGAGCTCCTGGAGTAGTTGCGATTTAATCAGAGGAGATTCGGACATGAACCAAACATTCTGATAGACGAGACATTTCGATCCTTCAAACAACTGATAGATTTTGAACGCATAGCCTTCGAAGTACGGAGATGTATCGGGAACAATTTGACCAGTTACATCCATACTTTTCATTTGAGTATTTATTATCGATTCAGTGGTGGTTGAAATGCGTTCAATACCGATCTGATAGTACTCTTTCAGGTTTAATTTGGCATCCTCGATAATTTCAAAGGATTGCTGCGTGAACTTATCGAAGATATATAGCATTCGATTTTTGATCGAAATGCTGAATACGTTTGTATCTAGTATCGTACCGTTGTAACGACCCAACAAAATATAATCGAATGTCAATTGAATGTATTTTTCAATCGTTCGAGGGTTGATGCTGTATTTCATTATTGTTTTGTTCTCATTCGGAGTCTTTTCGATATTGCAATCATACAACATTATTGGAGTTGTTGCTGTTTGATCGGGATTAACAGATACGATCTTTAACCGTTTATCATACAATTCTCGATACTTTTCGGTGGATTTGATAGATACGAATCCAGTCGAATCCACTAGGCGATTCGATAAGTTATTGGTTGCAATTGCTTCTTCCTTTATCGATTCTTCTGGATCGAGGAAATCTTGATCGCCCAAATAATTATCGAGTTGAGCTTCAATATCGGAATATTCTGGTTGATCTCCAATTATGTCGAAAAATCCGTTATCGGGACTCGAAAGGAATGATTGTCTCAAGTCCTTAGGGATGTCCTTTCGATTCAAAACTACATGATCATCATCTTCCCATTTTTGCATGAAAACTTCGTACCAACCGATAACACCCATAAAACCATTCTTGGGCTGCATTGTTGACACTCTGAACATTTTGTTGATCAACGGAAAATAGATGAAATCCTTTTCGTTGGGGATCGAATCCCTTCCGAAGGCCTGCTCGAACTTCTCTCGAACGATATGAATCAAGAAATCTTCCTGTAATGCAATATCCCAGTCAGTGAATGCAACTCGATCCTGAGGCAATTCATTGTTAGGCAGCATCACATGCAATTTCTTGATTTCGGTAACATTACGAATTACATTATTTGATAGGATATGATGTGTTCCATGAATTCCCGATTGCTTTGAATCCTTACGATTTGGGATATTATCAAATCTTTCCTCGCTCGAAGGATCTGTTTTGAAGTAGATTACAGTGTGTCCATAGCTCTCCGAAATAGCATTACACGAAGCTAACCAGTTCATGATATTCACCTGCTGCCTATCGTAGAAATTCCATCTCGGAAATTCATCGATAACATCAAAATGCTGTTTCGCTTTGAATTCAACTACTTCATCATTGTAACGAATATCTGAAATCACGCACTGGGCGGTATCGATCGAGACCTTCGTATTGTGTGGGAACGAATTGGCTTCGGAGTGCCTAAAGACATTCTGATGCTGAAGGTCCAGCTGCTGTCTGAACGGTATTGCATTGATTCGTTCTAAATCATCATAAACCTTTCGACGGCACCAAATACAAATATAAACAGGTATATTCGCTTCCGACTTGATTTTCGTAGGATACGGAACAAATTGAGTATAGTTCTTAGCGTCATAAGAATACGAAACATACAAATCAAAATCCTTTGGGGGAGTCGGCTGACTAATAACCAGCCGCTCCCCTTCAAAGTCGAGTATTGATTTCGTTAAATATAAGAAAGCGCTTTCTTCGAATCTATGTGTCATCGTTGAATTTTCGAATTAATGTCACACTGCTAGTACATAATCGAATCTGTCAGACTACCCCAGCTATGCATTGATGGTGTATCATTCTTGGTCTTTTGATAGATCGCTTCTGGACGGCTATCCACCTTAATGATATATAGAACACTGTGGTGTGGAAGTAATGGAATATGCGTTTGCACAGGAGATCCGAACTTCTCATTTTGCGAGTTTGTTCCGCGAATTGAAGACTTTACGATCGGATTCCAACCAACACTGGGTCGAATATCGAATGTTGAAGTATACAACAAACGTCCGTCTGCTGGAGAAATGTCCAACATGTTAATGCTTGGATTGCCACTAAGTTCTCGACGATTCGCCATGCTCAATATTAATTCTTGACGTTGCTTCAAAACATTCGGATATTTCGATTCATACTGGCGTTGCTCGTGTAAGTACATTGTTGCTGTAGAAAGTGGATAACCTTGCGCTGGACCATTTGCAACAAACGAAGGCCCTTCGAGTAAAATGACTAAACCATTTTCATTTGGTCGATTTAAATATTCATCCAAAAATCTAACACCTGGAGTATTTGAACCAGGTGATGGTGGAACTGAACCACGTGATGGTGCACCTCGTCTAAATTCTTGATTAATTGTAATCGGTTTACCAGCATAATTTGCATGAACAGCATGGCCATGTTCGAACCCAGATACTTCAGTTGATTGAATGTCGAGATTTGGTAGATCTGATTGTTTCAACAAATAACCGAGAGTTGAATCCCATTCTTGTGTTGGATCGAAAGCATATTGAACATTAGAACCAACTAATGGTTTTAAGGGATCATTAAGATTCGTTGGCATTCCGGGTTGTGGTTTGAATCCGAGATGATTATGTCTTCTGAACATCAAAGAACACAAACCACTCAGAGATTGTCCGTATTTCGTTGCGCTCGTATAACGAGTACCATCAAATTCTATACCACCATCCAAGTAAATTTTGAATCGATCTCCTGGTCCATTGGTGTCCATCATTACGAATTTGTTTCGTAAATCAGGTGTTTTGAAATCTCTTTGAGTGCCTACACCTGCCGTTCGAACACTGTAAATCTGACCATCACAAGGTACCCAACCCAATGGCAAACAAGGCACTTTCACAGTTCTTTCGGTTGTCCAATAATCGCTGGTTGTACCATCATCGAATCTGGAAGCAACTTTGATTTTATGATCTTGCATGAATCCACCCATTATCGAACTTTCGTACGTCCACATGATGATACTACCCACTGGCATGTGGTCGTAAATCATTTTCATGGTTTGTTCGGCGGTTGGAGTTTTCTTCAATCTTTTGAGAATCGAATTAAACATGCGGAAAATGATATTGCCTGTTTTCTTCGACAACAAACCATTTTCCATGTCGGGAGTACCATACATCAAAGGTTCGGAGGGGGTAGTATCGAACAATTTACTCATGTTCGAACCTTCTTCGTTTTTGTTGAAACACGTGTCTGGATCGACAGTTTGTCCGTACAATGTACCGGAAGACAATCGATCACTGTTTTCAATATAGAACGTTGAACTGTCATCAGACGATGTATGAACCTTCCCATAATTATCCGTATGATACGTAAGTGTCATCACGGTTTGGAAATGTTTGTTAACCGGATTCTGACGGTTACCAACACGCAAGAAACCACCCAAATGAATATTTTCGGTGTTGATTTTCGTTGCGTTCTCGGTTACTTCAAACTTGGGATTGTCTGAATTGTTTGCTTCATACAATTTCAGACTCTGATTGAATGTAATGTTTTTAGCGCGCATAGTGTCTATGGGATGCGCGGTACCAGCGAAATCGGTCTTCGTATAGAAATCCTTTGACAACGTTAATTTATACTTCGCAAGAAGTTCGAGTACCTTACGCAGATGTAATCCTGTCAGAAGCGATGTGCTTGGTGCAGCAACTTCTGAAACGTTGTAAGACTCTGGAATAACGATGTCGGACAGAATCGAATACGAATCATCAATCTCAGAACTAGCGTTTGTAGTCAAAACGCGATTTGCTCGATAATCATTCAATTTCGCTTTACCGATGATTTCGAGAATTGCTGAACTACCAACTTTCTTTTGTTTCAAATACGGTGTTTCGATGGTTGCATCACCAACGAGTTTTAGCTTGCGACCACCAATAACCGAAACATTAGCGTTGTTGAAATCTGCTTTGGTCCAAACACCATTACCGATTTGGTCTACAACACCACCCAGATTGTCTACGATCCAAGCCAAATGGTATGATGTAACCAGACGATTTTTATTTTCACCATGTTGGAACATACCCTTCGACATCTCTTCGGGTTGATCCTCGATCGAATATCGATAGGTTATTTCACTGTTTCCATCCGTAGCGATAACCTTCGAAGGCTGACGCAATTTGATTTTATCACCAAAATGTACGGGATATTTGAATTCGACCTTATCCTGGTTAAATGCAACCTTGATGTTTCCGAGGTTGTTCGAATCTACAAAGGTAAGGTTTTCACTCACCTTCAAATTGGGAATACCAGTCTCCAGACTCTTGATGGTAACCAGAGTATTAACGTATTCCTGCAGGAGATTGAATTGATCCAGAAGCGGTTTGAGCTGCTTTGCAATAACAACTGAATTCAAATCGGAGGGATTCCAGACAATGTTAGTTCGATTGTTATTCGTTTGCAATTCGGTGTTATCCACTGATCGTAAAACAACCATCCCAGTGGAATCCGTAGACAGTACACCATTCAAATGATGTTTGAAACGAATAACCTTATCGATGAATTCCAAATACCCCGAGAAATCAGTGTAACCAATTTCCGTACGTTTCTTACGTTGATCAGTAGTTACCTTAGTCTTTTCACCCGTTCGGATTGCCTTCGATTCAATATCACCACCGATGTAAGTGTTTCCCTTAAGTTCAGAATCACCAAGAATATCCAAATTTTTGGTGAACTGCATTCGTGCGTTGTTTATTCGTAACTGTGAATAGAACTGACGCAGCGATGGTTCGGTGTTTGGATAGCGATTCGATTGAATTACGAAATCAGTCAAACTCTTTCCAACTGGTTGATCCATGTAAATTTCGGCAAAATCACGAATCGTCTGCGCATGTTTGGAACCAATCAAAAACCCAGCATCAGCTGTTTTCTGTAACATGATTAACCCGGGAATCGAATCTTTGTTGATCGTTCGAATTGAGTTCGAATTGCTTCCTGCCTTGATGGTAGCCTGCAGAATTTCATTGAATCGCTTGGCATCACCCAATATCTGTGTAATATCGGAATTGTCGTTACCTGCAAATGCATGATGTAATGCATCGAGTTCGGTTTTGTTTACCTGATTTTTCGTATCGAATCCGGTTGGAAACAACATTGTATCATCAAGCAATAGATCAACCGAAGCTGAACCGTTTTCGTAGTTTACACCACCCGTTGCGTATGCCTTGTAAACACCGGTTTGTTGCTGTCCAGGAACTCGCAGGTTACCAATTGCTCTCTGAATGTAATCTTCTACCTGTTTAGTGATACCTGAAAGAGTATCGCGATACATGTTCAGCGACTTCCCCGTATCAACGAAACGATTATGAATTTCATCGTATTGGAAAAGGGATGTGTTCGGAAGCACAAAGGTGTCATTGTGCGATAATTCTGTGATGTTACAAGCATTACAGAACAGCTGCAATCGAGTATTATTGATGAGAACAGAATTCATCCATTCTACGGTCAATCTAGAATCAATCAACAATTCATCACCAAATGAATTCTGAAGCTTCCCGAAGTCAATGAAGATAAACAACGAACCACGCTTACCTGGTTTACCTGGGTCTGCGTCTTTACCTGGATTACCAGGAATCCCCCTAAATAATGGGGAATTCTGGATAATCGCAAAGTTTTGATTTATAACCTGCACGAAGTCATTGATGTTCGTATATTTGACTTGTTGCAAGGTGCTTTTAACTGATTCAGCCATATAATAACCAAATTATTTTAGTTCAAACATGATTTGAATGGGTGACATACTGTTTTTCACAGTGCCTTCGATGTGTAACGTCCAATCAGAAACGTAATATTTGAGATTCAAACCGTTTTGCTTAACGCTGGAAATTCTGTAGTATCGCGTTAACATGATGTCGATGAATCGCTCTCTTATATATTCTTCGAAATTTCGAGTATATTTTAAGAGTGACTGTTTCAGTTTTTCGTCGATTTGTCGATTCATGTAAATCAGGTTATCGCTAATTACATTATTGAACAGTGTTCGGATGTTGATCGAATTGGATGTATTCCCTATCTGCACAGTATACGTTCGCCCTGTAAACAGCGTACTAACCATATTGCCTTGAATTTCCGACCATTCGGTTAGGTATTGATTCTTAGCATCGAACATATTCCAGAAGGTTCGTTCTCGCTGGAATTCCAATAACTGAAAATCAATATCCGATTGAACGGGTTGCATCAGAGCATTATAGGCGGTATTGTACCTGTTAATTTCGAAAATTTTATGTTCCTGCAGTTTGTTGATGTTAGACTCCCAGATAACCAGATTTGTATCAACTTCGGGAACTTGCAGATTGATATACTGTCCTGACTTGTTCGAAATTGGAATGTTGTTATGTATACGTTTTATATTGTTTATGAACTCTTGGAAGCTAAAGATATTCATCTGTTGCTTGATTGAGTTTGAATCCGACTGTTTGATAACAGAGTGAGATTTCAACATGTTTCTGACATAATTCCATACCTGATTAACATCGAAAATATCAAAACTCTGAACATCCGATACTGTTTCTTTTTGTATGCGAGATTCGAATCGTTCTTTAATCTTCGAAATTAATTGATTATTGTCTGTAGCGCGAATGATTGATTTCGGAGCAAAGTCGTAAATGAATTCATTCGGAGTACAAATAGTATGTAATGTTTCAGTCGTTCCGAGGTGTGTTATCTTTCGTTCGAAATCGAAGTACTCTTGTTTCAATGAAATCGGGGCAGACTTCAACATATCGAAAGTGGATCGAATCGTTTTACCTTCGCTATTCGTGTATTCAACAGTTACATTATCCATGTAGTGATTGACACGCTTTGGTTCGCCGATGATATTCGATTTCCAAATACGATTCAATTTCGTTCCATTCACAGAATCCTCGTAGATGTAGAATCTATTGTTTTCGAAGAACTTAATGATACAGTCGGAACACCATAGGTAATCATCTTCCAATACCACTTCGGTGAATTCAACTTCGCATATCTGATAGTTAACCTTATTTCCGTCGTATTCGAATTTGTTATAGATATAGCATTTCAGCGAATCGACATCATTTCGATGATTTGGAAATAGTGTTAGCAATGAGCGACTGGTTTGATTCGAACCTTGCAGAATACAGAATTTAGTTTTACCAGAAGCATCCCGAGCGATCCAATTACTCTGTTTTACATCATTCAGCTTGTATCTGGGATTCTTCAAATCGTAGAATGGTGAAATGACGAAATTACAGTCAATCAACGATGAATTGATTGTTGACGAATAGTCGCTTGAATCAGTTACATTATGGAATAAACTCAAATCGATAATAGGTTGATTTCGTTCATCACCACCTCGGATAAGGTCGTTGTAATTCAAGTAACGATTGAATACAAGAATTACCGTCTTTTTGATGTCATCCACTCGGAATTCGAGTACGCTTTCATCATAGTTCGAATTGTTGAAGTTGAGTACCGTCCAGAACTTATAACCCGCATATTGCTTGGGAAGTTGATACTTAACACCAAGAAATACGCATTCGCTGATATGATTCGAAATAGATTTCAGCACCGAATACATTCTGGGGTTGTTAATATCTTCACAATATCGTAACGCTTGTTGCTTACCAATTAAGTAATTCGGAACCTGACCGTTTAATAGGAACCACGCGAATTTGTAGTAATCGTTATGATTCTCCGGATTGAAGTCAACCGAACCATTTTGGATATAGAACTGCTTATCGATATTAAGAATGTAAGGTGTCAGATGCGATGTGCTTCCACCGCACGAAAACATTATGTGTCTGACAATCTGTTCGTTGTAGTTTTGGAAGTCAATTGATTTCTTATCCAGTCTGGATTCACCATCATCGTAAACATACTGGTTGAAATCGTTATCCATCAACTGTTGTTGGAAATTCTTCAGAGCCTGTTCGAATAGTTTTTTGTTTGTTGAATCTTTGAACTGCTCCTTCAGAGACTGTTTGTACCCCTCAATATCGTAAAGTTGTGAAGACGAAATATCGATATAGTACGTGAGGAAGTCAATCGGACGTAATATGCGATATTCTTCCAATGCCTCTTCGAACAGATCTACAACAGTTAAGTATCGTAAATTGATTATCTTCGCAACATTCGATTCATCGGTTAATCGTAGAATTGTCTGTCCATTGAATTTGAATATCTTAGCAATTCGATAGTACTTCGAATCGTATTCAATCAATAGTTTTTTGTTTTCAAATAATTCAGTCAACTGACCGCCTTCGGAGATACATTGAATATCATTTGTTTCAATATTGATCGGAGTGTAATCGGATGCGTCAATATCTCGATAATGCACTGGTAACTCGAAAACAATATCTTGAGGGATGTGCGAGAAGATGCAGGTCACAAACAATCTTCCGTTTTTGATTACTATATCGAATTTGATGTTCCCAATGCTATCGACAAGCTGTGAACTCAATTCAATCCAAATACGGCGAATTTCGTAAATGTTCGAAATCATACTGTAATTGGAAAAACTCAATTCCCCGATTACAATACCATTCTGCTTAATTCGAAATACGTCTGTTGGTTGAATTGTGGAAAGTGCAAATCGATACTGATACGGTTGTTCGTGAATATCGAGAATTTGAATGTTCCCGATCTTCTTATAGTAATTATGCTTTGTCAGCGAATCGACTGAATTCGTATTTTCAACAATGTACAGACCACTCGGATTCTTGTCGGTGGTCTGTCCATACTTAATTGTTGGGAATTTGACATCTGCAGCGTACTTGAAATCGTTTGCATTCTGATTCCCAGTACTCAGATACCCAAAGAAGTTTACGAAGGGGTTACGATTATTCGATTCGTAATCATATGGGAATTCAATACAAACGGACAGGAATCGAGGCCATATCATATTCGATTTCTGGAATTCGTTGAGAATCATGTTATTGAAAACATCGTAGTAGGGCTGATTGGCTGCATAATTCAACAACGAAATAGTTTTGATGCTCGGTTGACAATCGATGAAATCACAACCATAGATATTCAGCGAGTTCGAATCCCAATTGAAATACGTTAGATACTTGTAGTAATCTTCCGAATTGATTTCATCGAATAGTTTATGCAATCCAACTCTTCGCAAATCGATCGTAAGTAAATTTACACAATTACCGTACAGCTGTGCTTCCGAATCAATGGTTTGGTTCGGCACCCGATTCAATACGAAATACAATGGATATTCGTTTTTTGAAGGACCGAGATAAAACGGTATATTGTAGGAGTATGTATTCGAGATCTCTCTGAATCCACCGTAACGATATTTGGATGGATCATTATTTACGCTCTGAACCTTCAAGAATCTACAAATCTGTTCCATCCACGAAACAGTCTTGTCAATCGGTATTCGATAACCATTAAAATTATCCAAAAAGATTTGGGGTTCGGATTCCAAATCCTTGAAGGAAAGAACTATCTTGTATTGTCCGGAAATCTTTGTGGGGAGCATGTTTAATGCTCCCCCACTAGATTCGAAAAATTTGTTATCCATAGAGTTTTGATATGTTCAGCCACTTTTCAAGTGACGATGTAGTACCTACTGTAAACCTTCTTTCTTCTCACCCACGAATGCACCTGAAATCGTAGATATTGATTTTGACTTCAATGAGGAGATCTTCGATTTCAGCTTTGCTGTGATTTGCAGGTCGAAATTGAATTCCTTGTTATTGATGATTAAATCGATACCCAGCTTTTTCGTGTACGTCAAGTCATTCGGATTCTGAGCGTAAGTCTGTCCAAGCTTGTCAGTCATTCGGTATTCGAAAATGATAGGTACTAACACCTCCGAATTACCTTCGATTACGAATGATGCATTGTAACCATCTCCATTCGTTTGAATGCTGGAATCCTTCAAAATCTGAGGGTACAACCAAGCTCCCAACGTATGTTCACCAATCGCATAAGGATCGACAATGTGGTTAAATCCAATTTTTGTCGATGTGCCTTCCAACAGCGATAATACAGTATCATCAATCTTCGTCTGAATCTTTTCTTCTCTCAAATAAGGACCGTATACCTGCAAACGCTTGAATTCTGCTTTCAGCTTCTCCTTGAACTCATTCGTTGTGTTGTTAAGAATCGATTTATGCAGTGCTATACTATTGATGGGAATTGACGAATCGATCAAAGCATAGGCTACGATATTGTTTTGAGCGTCCAGACCCAGATAAGTTTGCTCAGTTTCCGATGCACTAGCCTTTACGTTATTGATCTGAATGGTTGGTACTGTCTTCGTTGCGTTGTAAGGTCTTACGAGCAATTCCGATTCGTTAAAACTGAATAATTCTTGGTTTCGGAAATACAGGATTTGCTTGGCTTTCTGTTTGACCGAATCTCCAATGATTACGGGATAACCAACATACTTCAAACCATTCGTTTGGAAAGCGTTCTGATTCTTGAAGAGTGACTGAATTTCTACGGGAATGTTCGATGTGTTCTGGAGCTTGATGTAACCACGTTTCGTAATGATCGAACCGTATTGTTCGGACTTGACAATATCAATAGTATCTGTATAGTTTCCAGCGAAGATTTCCAGTGTTGAATTTGGTTGGATCAAATAGCTTTCGTTGTCAAAGTCTACAAAACTAACGACAACCGACGACTGGTCGTTCTTAGATTTCAAACGATTGATTTCATCGATGAGAGTTCGAATAACCACATCCAATGGGATATTTTTCTGTTCAGGGGTGTATTGACCAGATGCAATATCCTTCGCTGCATGGTGGAATACTCTATCACCATCTCGAATCGTTCCCGCCAAGTGAGACAAGATACCTTGCTGATACAGAATATTGGTGAATTCAGCCAGACTCAGATCACGCGTATTACGAGTAATTGTTGATTGAAGATTTGAATCCTTCAATGAATCGGGGAAATCAATTCGAATGATATTCGACCACTCACTCATCAATGGAGTAATAGGATAACCAGCTTCGGAGACTGCTCGAATACGTATTTCTACTGATTCATTCTCGTTGATCGAAATCGCGCATTGGTTGATATTGATATTATCGATACTATCGAGACGCTGTTGTTCCCATTTTGGTTGTTTCGTAGTTTCATCGATAATCTTCGTAAGCGACGATGATTGGTAAGTATTCCAGTTCGAATAGGTTACGAGTACTTCCTTACCATTGTCGATCATCTTATACGTAGGAGTGTCGGCAACATCAATACCACGAGACAGATAGCGATATTGAACCTCGTATTTTACGATATGCTGAGGAGGTGTCAGCGTATTGAAAATTGGTGGTTGAATATGCCAGAATCCGATAATCTTATATTTCGGAGATTGATTGGCGATTCCAGTTTCCGACACCTGGTTATCGATAGAACGTGAGGTCGTCAAAACATTCTGTTCGAGGACGTTGATCTCTTCACGAATATTCTTGATGGTCTGGATTCGATAGTTCTTCTCCTCAATTGAATTGTATTTCAGCGAATTCAGCTCCTGCTCGTACTGTTGAATCTGTAATTGCTTGTATTCAATCTGGTTCTTGATCGCTTGCTTTTGCTTGTTTAACGATTCAATTTCGGTTTTCGTTTTTGAATCGATTAAATGCTTATTGATCTGAACCACTTGGAAGTTTGCATTCTCCAGAGCTGGCTTGTCGGGACGTATACCTAATGAGAAGGGGATAGTCGTTTCCGAAATGAGTCCCGAGAGATAGCTACTGAAGTCCGATACATAATTTTCGAAATACTCGTCGATCGTGTATTTCTTGGAATTATGAATTACCGTGAAATCGGAAGTATCAATTTTTACACCAACAGATGGATAACCTTCGAATCGTGCATTCGACAGTTGGAAGAAGGTTACCAGTTTCTGCTTAGGTTTAATCGGCAGATAGATAATGCTTGAATCCGAAGACTCATCGAATTTCTGTTTGAACTCAAGAGCATTGACACCTGGTTTCAACGCATTGAATCCGTTATAGTATTCTCCGAGGCGTAATCGAACAACCTTATTCAATACGTCAACAAATACAATTTCGAATTCGGAAGAGCCATCACGCGTTACCAGCTTGTCTCCAGTTTTTAATTGTATGTTGTTTTCGAGAGAAAGCGTCGAACCGTACAATAACGTATTCAATTCTACGTTGTAGGTCTGAGCCTCTCCGGTATCGGTTACATTGATAATATCGAATGTTCCGTACAATCCAATCGGCTTCTTCTTGACCTGCAGTGTTCTCGTGAAATCCTTAGCGGTTACTTTCCCTGATTTGATAAGATTATTCAATTCGAGAAAACTTACATTGTCTGGAATCAGTTCGAATCCGTTTTCAATAATGTAGCAATTTGCTTGGACACTGTTTTGTGACTCGATAATCTTATCCAATTCAATGGGAAGCTGAACCAATGGAAACACGAAGTTTTCAATGATGTCTTTATTTGGATTAACAACGCATTCAGCTCCCAATTGGAACACCTTCAAATGGTCGATATTCAGTAACGATGTTCGTTTGTAAGTTACAATTTCACCGTTTGACTGCAGGCGGTATGTTTCACTATTGATTAACGAATTGAACTGGCTCTGAATGTTGTTCAGGTCCTTCAACAAATTACCGTAAGACTTAATACTAACCGATTCTTCGGTACCGTCATATTTACGTAATTTGACTACCTGGTCAGAGTTCGAAGCATCTGCATACGCTTTCAACAGCGTAATCAAATTTTCGTAGTTTAACAGTATATCGCTAAGTAGCTTATCACCTTTTGTTGTACTCATGATTTTCGAATTTCGAATATTTATCGGAATAAAATTATGTCACCAATTGAATTATGATTCTTCAATACTTCTTCGACTTGTTGAATCTCATCATCTGCGTTCGCACAGATTTCATCACCATTCAATTGGACTTCACCCGGTAATTGGAAGGTGTGTCCGGAGATCAGTCGTTTCAATTCTTTCTTGCAACGTGCGAATACGTACTTTATGAACAGATCATCATTGTAAAGATACTGGACGTCGACGTTGCAAGAGCACTTAAGAATAAACGAATCGTAGCTGGGAACGTCAACATGCAAGAATAACATGTTCGTACCCCTATTGTAGTTGTGAGGAATTCCCACACCGCTCACGGACATTTGTTGCCCTACTTCAGCCATTCGAACCGTGCGTTCCATGGTATAGAAATGATTGTTAATTCCTCGCATCCCGTTCATCATGTAACCGGTCGAAGATACGGCGAACGTCGAACCACCCTGCATTGATGAACTATCACTTGGTTGCATCGATTGCGGTTGTCTTATGTTTGTATCGTTTGATTTGTAAATCTTCAATACAGCGGAAACAAACGGTGGGAGCTTGCAACCATATCCAAGCATCTGTTCATATCGGTCTTTCTGCGATTCCATGTAGTTAATGATCTCCGATTTCTTGAGTAGTAAGTATCTCATCTGTTTTGCTCTACCATAAGAATATCGATAAAACATTAACGCTGCTTCCTTGACCGTTTCAATAATTATACGAGTGGGTACTGTATACGGAATGGTCCCGTACATAGTAATCTTGTTATTTATACGTTCAATGAATTCGCGATCAACACTATCCAATAATTGTTCGGGATTGGTATAGGCTGCATCTCCACCGTTTGTTGTAATCATATCGTTTCTCGACTTAGTCGTTGTTCGGCTATCTGCCGGTTGATTTCTATTTCTTCAATTTTTGAGTATGTATGCCCTTACCGGGTAAATACTTTTCAATGAATTCCTGAACGTCGAAATTCGGACACGTCTTGTATGAAAGATTATTATGTCCGACAATGATCAAATCGGGATGTAATTGAAGTTGCATCAATACATACTTTTTGAGAGTTTCAATCTGCTCTTGTGTATATAGATCGGAGATGTCCAGATATTTTTTAGTCTTCGGATGATGTCCATCCTTAACAACACCCGTTCCAGCTCCGAACTGATTTTCTTTCGACCATCCTCCGGCTAAGACTACATTACGAATCTGTGAATTCATATTTGCTACGCCGTTGGTGACTTCCCACTTTTCGATATTATCATCAAAATCGTAAGGATTCAGATTAATCAAAGCTCCCGAGCGTTGGATCAAATCGGCATAACCCGTTGTAGACCAACCACGCCCATTCGTCTGGAGAACTGGAACACGCTTACCACTAGGGAGATCTAATAGCTTACCTACCAAATCCGATTTGCTGCAGCGTTTCGATAAGTATGTGTAAGTTCCATCACCATTTGGTTTAGCACCCATGTGCCACATCGTCAAATCATCGGGAGTTACTTCACGATTGAAAGGAGTATCTGCCGTATGAATCACGAGATATTTTAATTTTCCCATATTACGTTGAATTAAATGTTTCTTGATTGTTTGGGGATTTTCAAATCCTATATTCTATGTATTTTGATTAATTTCTTTGATTTTCGATGTATTTTTATGTCGATTTTCACCCGATGAAGTTTTTATTTTGACCTCATTTTAGCCATTTTATAGGGCTTGATATAAAAATAAAATCTCCGCTTTTGAATTTTGGTGAGCCTTTTTTGTCGAAAATGACTCGATTTTGAGCCCTTCCAAGCGATTTTGGTGAGAGATAGTACAAATACGGACTATTTTAGGACAAAATGGTACAGATCTGTCCTATTATTTACATTTCCTTACATATTTTAGGGTATCTTTGCGAATGAAAACCAGCCTCTTGGTCATTTCTGTCGAAAATCAACTGATTGTTCGGAGGGACTTCGAACATTCGATCCCACCTTGAGTGGTGACAGCCGGAACCCCTCCGAACAGTTTTCAATCATTTATAAATGAAAAATCCCCGCGTCACTTCAAGAGCAACGCGGGGATTTCCCGTTGTTTTAAGTAATCAATCGACTACCGTAAAGGTTACGCCCACTGATACTTATTGATAGCTACCATGCAGTAGTAGTTCAGTTCGGGATAGAACCCAACGGGGCAGAGGTTGAATCGGCTCCAAACACGGATCTTATCAGACATCGTATCTTCGGCAACCGTTTGACGAGAGCTAGCCAAGTCATAAGCGAGAAGCTTCAAACCAGGCGTCGTAGCGTCACCACGAACACCAAGGAGAATACGTGGGTCGTTGAAGTCGATCTTAACATTCTTGTAAACACTGATCGTATCGAAGATGGTACCAGTGTAGTACAGTTCAGCCTGACCGGAAAGATTCGTGTTCACAGGGCAGATGATGAACTTAACGTTTGCCTTGAGGCAGCTGCAGATTTCACCAGAAGCTACGAGCCAATCGGGAGCTGCGAAACGGTTCTGTTGTGCAACGAATTCAGCAACGAGGAGAATACGTTGATACAGACGATTTGCATGCGTCATCTGGCTTTCGTTGGTTGCAGAAACCAGAACATTCTGAATCTTACCGAAGCGTGAACGAACGTCGTTACCGAGAATATCTTCGAATTCAACATCGAGCTTGGTAAGATCGAGTTCTTCATTCGAGGGTGAATCGATATACAGAGAGTGGTTGATACCCTGAGATTCGTAAGCGCTAAGAGCGTGCTGTACGCCGTAACGATACAGAGTGTTCAGAACGATTTCGTCAAGAGACTGAATCAGCTGATTTTGAACACCAGCGTAAAGCATTGAAAGAACGTTTACACCAGCTGCTGCGAGGTCCTTGATTTCGATGTTGTTCGTATCAGCTTCGATTTCGATACCAATCATTTCGAGCTGCTTGTCGAACATTACAACATTCAGCTTATGCTTGGGACCCTTTTCGTGCTGAGCGCGATCCATACCGAAACGAGAGTTGTTGTTCGTAGCGGCTTCAGCGATGTTCTGACGAGTTGCAGAAGCATAGTCAACACCAGCGAAAGAAGGAGTTGCAACCGTGCCAGCATCCCAAGTACCAGTGGTCTTATCCCACTTATACGTCTTCGTAGCATCTACGTAGTTACCATCACCTTCGACAGCGATGAATACCTTATAACCAGCGGTACCAACCTTGTTCAGAACTTCGATAACATCCATTACAGATTTATCGTGAGTTTGCGTGAATGCAGTGCCCGTGAAGGTACCAGTTGCGATTACTTCAACCGTAAGAGCTGCACCAATCGTAGAACCAGTGATGAAACGAACTTTAAGAGCTTCGCCGCCAGTTGCATCCTTAGCGATAACTACCGTAGACTTAGCACGAACCAACTTGCTAGCCTTAACCCAGTTACGCGTAAAGATGGGTGACTTAACTTCGATGAAGGTGGGAAGGTTTTCAGCGTCGGTGAACTTACCACCACCGTAAACCGTATCAACGTAGCTGATCGTTACCTTGGGGGTATCAACAGCGATCGTTGGGAGAAGGTCGAAGCTCTGACAGTGGAGAGCGAGTTGACCTTGCAAACCAAAGACATACGAACCAACGTCACCACTACCGGGCTTGTAATTGGGGTTTGCCATACCACCAGGAAGACGGTTGCCTTCCATAGGATTAACGACATTACCAACACCGATTACATTACCATTCGTCGTGATAGATTCGAAAAGGCTCTTGTACTGTGGGAATGCCTTACCGAAAATTGCTGCATCTTCATTGAGAGGACTTGCACCCATGTTCCCAGCGACACGTACACGGTTTGCGTACTGTTCGGTTGCGAATTGCAAACGTTCTTGACCGATAGCCTGACGGTTACCGTGATTGAAACGCTTCAGGGGTTCAGCGAAAGTACTTTCAAACAATGAACGGTAACGTTCAGCCATCCCAGGGCGCAGTTCGGTATGCTTATAAATAGGACTCTTACTTACATTCATAATTTATATGATTAAATTTTAGATTGCTCTAAAGTAATTAGCTTCTTAGTAGTTGCCGAAGAAGCTACGAGCGGACTCATTAAGCTGTTGCTTCTTTTGCTGCTGCTTAACTTGTTGCTGCTTCTTCTGCTGTTGCTTAGCCTGCTGTTGCTTGACTTGCTTAGCCTGCTGTTGCTGCTTCAGTTGCTGTTGCTGCTTGACTTGCTGCTGCTTGAGCTGCTGCATTTGCTTCTGCTGTTGCTGCTTGAGCTGCTGCATTTGCTTCTGCTGTTGCTGCTTGAGCTGCTGCATTTGCTTCTGCTGTTGCTTGGCCTGCTGTTGTTGCTTCAGTTGCTGCTTAGTCTGCTGTTGCTTGACTTGTTGTTGTTCGAACAGCTCATCTTCGTCATCGAGATCATCTTCGCAATCTTCGTCGAGTTCATCGAGCTCGTCTTCGTCGAGATCATCGAATTCATCTTCGTCCTCGTCGTCACCGTAGAAATCATCTTCGTCGTCCTGATAAAGATCATCTACATCTTCATCATCTTCGAAGCCATCAAGATCATCAGATTCGTAAAGATCATCTTGTTCAAGATAATCTTCATCATCCTGATACAGATCTTCATCGTATTGTTGATCGAATTCTTGTTGTGATTCCATCAGATCATTTTCAGCGGCGAGAGCTGCTTCAAATTCGCTGTTACCAACAATTAAATATTCTACAAAACCTTTCATATTAAATTTAATTAAAGTTATTTGTATTTGGGATTGTTATTCCCGGGTTTTTATGAACATGTGTTACTTGGGACTTCCGGTCCCGATGGTTTTCAGTATGTGTTGGAAATACTGATCTTCATAGAGCTTCTGAACCGAGTTGCTTAGTTCTCTCTCTTGTTCATCTTTATCTACGGGCGTGTTATCCTCTAAAATTTCTTGCTCTTTTTGTTCTTCGGTCTTCGATTGACTGGATTGTTGTTGTTCGGCCAAAGAATGCAAGAAACCCTTCGATTGATATGCAGGGGTTTGTGTATACTCTTCGTACGATTCAGAGATATTTTGTAGTGAATCGGGATAGAGTATCAGCGAAAATCCCTCGTATGGAGCACCCTGGTAGGCTTCCATCAACGCAGCATTATAAGATCCATAAGCGTACGATTCATTCAATTCCTTGAATTTGAGAATTGCATTCCCAAAACCGGGGTGATAAACAATATCGTAGGTTACGAGTAGCTGTACAGTTGCTTTGATTGTACCATCGGGCATTTCTTCGGATTGACCTGCGGCGCGAGCGGATATAGCCAAGCAACCACCAGATTCAATGATTTGACGAAGATTTCTACCTTTTTCGTTATTAAGCAACATCAAGCGACCATAAACTAATTTCGCCTGCGGATCATACCAAACATCTAACAATTTGTGAGATACTTGATTGAAATCTACCGAATATCGTGAGGGATGTTCACATTCACCAAATACACCCTTTTCGGAGTGTATTTGTTGTTTGAGTTTTTCCAGGTGTTCGAGATATTCTGGAATATCGTAAATTCGATTGTTATTGTTTGCCTTGTCGTTTAGGTCGGCAAAAATCCCTTCCAGAATGACACCCTTGTATTTTTCACCAGTTATTGGATTTACCAATTTCGTTTTGACTTCATCGAATGGCACTTCTTGCAGTGGTGCCAATGGTGATTCGATATATATAATTTTCTTGTTTTCCGTAGCCATTAAAATCCCAATTATAGATTAGAAATTCGAGTCATCTTCAGCAGCAATATCTTCCTCTGTCTCCTCGACATCGTACAAACCATATCGTTTTAAGTCTTCGATCTCTTCGTCGCTTAAAACGTGATTTGCAATCATATCCTGTAAATCTTCTTTCGCTATGCTTCCGTTTTTAACCATTTCAACAATCAATGGTTCTTCCTCAATTTGCTCGTTATCTGATGGATCGTTGTCTGCTGATTCCTCCTCGCGTTGCTCGTCGCTAAAGTCATCTTCCATGTCATCATCGAAGTCATCATTCAGATCGTCTCCGAAATCATCATCTTCATGAATGTCACCATCTTCGCCGGCACCTTCGGGGACTGATCCATCGGCATTGAAGCCTAACATCAGATTTTCTTTGATTCGTTCGGATTCCATCGAATCTAATTGTTCCTTCGTAAAGTCTAAGAAGTTGTGAACAATCCAGCGCAATGGGATCGGCTTACGTTGTTTATCATTAACATCCGTATATTCACCGAAATTAGCGATGTTCTGAGCCAGTTCGACACGTTTATTTAGCACTTCCAACTCAGCCATCATTTCGTACTGGTTGAATGCAATCCATCGCATTTTGATCGAATCCAACAAATTCAAATCAACTCCGATTTCAACTTCTTTCAGTGTTAGCTGAATGATGATTGGCTTCAGGAATAATGGATTCAACATCTTACGAATCGAGTTGATGAACTTCCCGAAATTGACTTCGATCTTACGTAAATTGTTTACATCGGCAAACCCCCACGTTTCAGATGAATTCGGGTCAATTCGGTCATAAGGTATTTCCGTTTCCTGCCAGAACAATTTGTTCCAATAGTTCAACGAATCCGTTTCTGTCAAATCAGGTCCCTGTGTATTAATTTCTTCGATTTCAGGTTGGCCCGATCCTGCCGTTTCACCCGTGAAAATTTCGCGATACCCAATATTATTAGGTTGTTCGTTAAACGTAACCTGACCGTTGTCTTCAAATCGGAACTGAGTGATGTATTCTTCCTTAGCTTCCTCGAGACGCTGTAATGCCTCTTCACGAGAGATGTCACCCAATGCCAACTTGATATGCATTCTTACCTGAGATTTTGCAGCAAACCACAAAACCTTCGAAGTCTGCATGGATCTCATAATATTGAATGGTCTACGTAAACCATCAACATACGAGATATAACCGAAATCGTATTCGTTCCATTCGCAGAGAATTACTTGGTTTTCGTGAAGGATACGTTCCTTCGCACTGACTCCGGCATTCTCACCAGTGATTGGACGCTGAACGTAATAGATTTGACCGTTCTGCTTAACCTTTTGAATCGTGCTTGGATCGATTGGTTGCACACCAATGATATTATTTGGATTCGTTAATGAATCGTAAATGATTTCGTAGCAAATTTTACCGGTAGTCAAGAATTCTCGAGCAATCTCAATTAATCCATCTTCCTTGAAATTGTACCACTGATACAACATTGGGAAGAAGATTTTATCGAGATAGTCTTGAATGTTCTGAGCGACTTCGACCTTATCCGTTTCAATCTGAGTCATGTTGATTTCAGGAGAAACGGGATAACGGTTTTGATCCGATTCAAGAATTACCATTTCATTGGCGACAATCTTTACCGCCTTTTTGATTTCGTTGTTCTCAGCGAACAGAAGCAAATCGTTTCGGTAGTTGATACCAGTTAACGGCGAATATTCGAAATTGTAACGGAATCGAATATCGGGGTTGAACTGAGGCAACTGCGATACGTTCTGAAAATATATGGGGTTACTCGATATACTTTGAGCCTTCTTTTGTGCCTCTTCGTTTATGACGCGATCGTTGGTGTTAGCCAACATGATTTTCTTGGAAATCTTTTTCGCTACGTTATTGGCACTAAGAATGTTGATACCTGTTGATAACTTCATATTCAGTTTGCAATGGGGATTTCGATCCCTACTTCTTGGAAATAGCGCGTTGTGCAACCAGTTGTTGCTGGTAGACACTCTGCTTTACATCAGCGTACAAATTGTCTTGGAATTTGAACCGTTCTGAATTATATAGTATTTCCTTGTTCGTATAAATTTCAACTAAATCGTTGTATTGAGTAACCGATTTTACCTGTTCCAAATAGTTATCCAATTCCATTCTACCTGAATACAATAGACGGAATTCATCCGACTCGGAATTGTATGATACCAACCCATAAATCAGTGAAGCAAAATATAGTTCGGAAGTAGAACGATTGTAAATTATCGAAATCAGTTCGGGATCGCCTGTTGTGATTCCAAATAAAGCACAGATGTTCGAAATCACTTCAGCGTTTGCAATCAAGTTCTTTCCGACTTCGATACCATGTAAATTGATTGGAATCCCTGCAAACGCTTTAATACCGATAAACTTATTCGAAGTCCTATTGAAATCATTTTGTTCTTTCAACTTCTGAATAATCGATTTCAAATCGCTCTTGAACATCGAAAGATACCAACCATTTTCAGATTCGAACAAATTATGCTGTACAGGTAAATTGTAGGTTTCGATGAATTTGTAAACCTTCTGAAAGTACGCTAATTTGTTGAATCCACAGTTTATCGTCTGCTCGCAGGCTTCGGACGAGTCGGCAACCGATTCATACAGCTGAGTGAAGTTGAAATTGTATTTACCGACATTTTTCGACAATTTGAAATTATCGATAACTTTACAACACTCACAAATGTTATACAGTAATGTTTGTTCCTTATTTTGAACGGTAATTTTTTGTGGCATACTCTCTATGATGATGTCTTGTGACCTCAAATATCTCGATTCAATTTCCAATCCAATTTGTCATTGAATTCGGTAACTTTCCGCATTACCTCTTTCAGGATGGCATTGACAATAAAATTGTCGAGGATTACAGACGAAAATAATTTACCAAAAAAGATCTCAACGTTTTTCATCAGACTGTCTCCGTATTTGTTGTTCCCGCTGCAGCAACTGCGCTTAGTGCACCTCCAGGAGCTGACGCTCCTCCAGCTGCCGGTGCCGATTCGGCGATGGTTTTCTTAATAAACGGTGTAATTGTAGTTTCCATGAATACCTGAAGATTATCGTTTATCAATTTTTTGATGGCAGGATGTAATAACGATATTAGCGTATTCAAGTATTGTTCGACAAATGTAAAAGCGAACTTTTCAGCATAATTCAAACAAATATCATCATATACCGGTAATCCCAATTCTTTGGTGGGTAGGATTTCCAAGCAACTGTTACGAGCTGATTCCCAAATCTTTTGGACATCCGCAACATTTACGGGTACTTCCAATTCTTGCGATAGTTTCTCGGCAGTTGCAGCGAGTGCCGTAAATCGCTTAGTATCTATAACGTGAGGACGAAATCCCTTCGCGTCGGTCATTGTTTGAAGTATGAGATTATTGTTTGCCATGTGACGAACATATTAAGATGCGGGTAATTACCCGGGTCAAGATCCGACAACCGATCTCCAATCGATATTTTCAGAAATCGAGAGTTTATGAGTTTTACAGTATGCTTTCCATTCTCGAATTAGTTTTGCTGCCATGATACCATCGTAACCTCGAGAGGGGATGAAAATAGCTTTGTACCAACTTTTGTATGGAAAATGAACAATCTGGTGTTGTCTCTGAGGTATATACATTCTGATGGCGAACTTAACACCAACAAATTCCAACCTCTTCACAATTGTGGTATAATCGATTTGTACGGGTTGTTCGATTTTGAGAAATATCTGGTAACGGTAAAATCTCTTGTATAGATCGAATACCTTACAAAGTACGATAATTCGTATTTTCGGTGGAAGCAAGTGTAAGTTGATTCCAATGTTTCTCAGACCAAGTGATGTTACTCTTGGACCCAGACTCAATACCAATGGATATTTGTCGAACCAGGGCAATACCGAAGTACCTTTGTATTTAGGATTCTTGTATTCGAAAATAAACAGATGACCCTGCTGTAACAGTATTTTGTTGTATCGATAAGTATTTGGATCTTTGAATACTTCGGTGTAGAGCCATTTCAGTGCCTTTGAATACGGCGCGTTCTTCAACCAAGGATTTTTGATAATACGTGTTCGTAATGAATAATATCCAGTTCGAACCCCAAATGGTGCTTCCTGATTGTTCCCACGCGCCGCTTTCAAAGATTCTCGATATTTCTGTTTCAATACATCCGCACGTGTTTCCTTTGTTTCAATACCTGTCTGTTTTGAAACAATCTGATTCGCCTCGCGAATGAATTCATCAAGTGTTTTTATCTTACGAGTTTTGCGCACCTTACAACGTTACGAAGTTACGAAATTACTTCGTTGTTACTTACCGATAATATCTAGGACATCATCAATTTTGGTTGGTTTGACTTCTCCCGATGGTTCGATCAAATGCTTATCGAAGATGAATCGAGTTGATTTGCCATCGAAAGCAAACATTGAACTATCCTTCTCCCAGAAATAGATTTCGTTGAGATCTTTTGGTGAACGCGTATTCATTCGGAATACGAACATACCATCTTCATAGTTCATTGATTTGAATGCTCCAGCAAGATTCGATTTGATCTTACCAAGAATATACCACAATGGGAATATTTCTCGGAATTTCTTAGCATCCAAGAATTCAACAACCATTCGATAAGTATTGAAATACGGTGCGATGACTTCCAATACGTTCGAATAGCCTCCGCGTTGTGTTCGGTCTTCATCTTCCGAATACTCAACCTCTCCATCTACATTAGATTCAACCGTAAAGGTCTTGAATGGTTCTTCATCATTCGAATTCGAGAAAAACTTAATTGCTAATGGCGTTGGTATTCGTAAAACCAACGATAGTGTATCGGCAGTGTAACCATAAGTTACAATACCGTTTGGTGAATTTTTATATTTCAGCATATACTTAGAATTTTTTGATTCCCAAATCTCGTTCGGTTACTACAACAAATTCGAATCCATTTTCTTTCGCCCATTTTTGAGCTGCTTGCCATTTCATATAGTTCTTGTAAATTTCTGGACTTCGACGAATTTGTGATTCATTCAATGGAACGAAAGCCATGGGTTTTACCTCTACTATATATTTCCCACCATCTTTCGTATAAACGGTGAAATCTATGTTGTATTCGTGTCGAACAGACTTTGTTGATCCATCTTTTTGCCGATGGAGAAGATAATATGGAATTTTAAGATTCTCCGAACTCCACGCGATTACATTGGGATTCATCTCCAATCGAATCATGAATTTGTATTCGTATGATGAACGGTAGATGATCGGTTGGGGTCCGAAATACTTTTTTGCGCCTCTAAAATACTCTTGCTTGAATTTCGACCTTGGATTGGGTTTTAATTGCTTTATATCTCTAGACATTTCGGACCCCTACAAATTAGTGTTTATTCGTGAAAATACTGGACAGACCGTCTTTACCAGCATTGTAAACATCAGTATATCCCATCAATGAACCGACACCCGTCAGAATACCGATAAGTGAATTTTCAGTCTTCTTCAGAGCGGATTTCAACCAGCTAGAATCCGATTTACTCAGTTTTCGGTCCTTAGTATGCTTGGTTTCAATCTGTTTGAACAACCTCTTGGTTTTCGTTTTCGTCTGTTCGATATCAATCTGTTGTCCATCTTTATCGTTTACAGACCGAGCAATATCATTATCCAATTGTTGCTTGAATTGCTTGATTTCACTGCTTAACTGTTTTCCAACTTCCTGCGCAGATTCAGATGGTGCTTTCTGTTCGAGTTCAATGATACTTTGAGCAACCTGTTCATTATTTGAATGCACAGTTCTCAGAGTATTATTCGCGCGCTTTTTAGCTTCGATTTCGGCCTGCTGTCGCTGAATTGCTGATTGTTGCTGCTGCTGTTGCTGTTGACGCTGCTGAGATGATTGTTGTTGTTCAGACTGTTGACGTTGTTGTTGCTTACCTTGTCGCTTCGACTGTTGTCGCTTATGCGGTTCCAGCTTGAGTTCGAGTTCGCGTTTTCTTCGCGCTGCTTCACGTTGTCGTCGTGCTGCTTCACGTTCCTTTTCAGCCTCTCGAGCATGCTTCGAACGAGCTAAACCACGTTTATGTGCTTCTTCTCGTTGTCGAACCTTAGCTGGATCGGGTTTACCGCGGTGTTCAAATAAATCCATAACTTTTCGATGTTATTCGGCTTCGCCTCCGATGTTGAAGATTCCCGAGCAATTTACAACAATTGTATTCGTACCTTCGACAGCATTGATTTCTCGCAATTCGACTGGGTGGTTGGAAATCGTAAAGATCAGATCCTTATCTTCGATCTCTCCAATCCCGAATCCACCAATACCATCTTTCAAGACATCGCGAAAATCATCGAATTTGATACAAGTACAGTTATCGAACTGGAACAGAAGATAGTAGCTCTTATTCCATTGGTCAACAGCATTCGACTTGTTCAAATTGTGATTAAATCTAGCTTCCAGCTTCTTGAGGTCATCCGTAAGTTGTAAGAATTCGGGAATGTTTTTAGTTTTCATGAAACGTTCGACATAACCACGTAATTCCTCCTTTGAATGGAATTCAATTGCACCGTAAAGGGGTCGATAGATATTGTTCAGCTTGTAAGTACGTGCCAAGATACTTACGATATGTTTTTGATACTGCAAATCCTTGGGCTGTAAACCATTGCGAACCTTACGATTAAACAGTTCGAAGCCGTTCTGAATGAACTCTACCAACATATCCTGTTCTTCTTCAGTCAATGCAATAAAGTTTTCACAGTATTTCTTGACACTATTCTTTTTCGCCTTATCATATCTGGTTTCCATGTGATACGTATTCACATAAGACAGCGGAGTTCCATCGAATTTCGTTAGTTCGTGTCGGTCAATAGGCGATCTGAATGTATTCACCCAGGTTTGGAAGTCCCAAATCAGCTTACCAACATAAGGATTACCAAACTGTGCACAAGTCGGATCAACGATGAAAAATAGACCATTCGATTCTTCAACGTAGATGGCTGTATGCCATTTGTTCTTTGAATACGAAGGTTTACATACACCATAAAATTGCTCCTTAATATCGATGGAAATCAATTTTGCTCGTGCACCACGATAATTCAATAATGTTTGGAATACCTCTGAATTCAAGAGGGCATTGGACACTGAAACACAGAAGCCGGTTGTAACCAGTGCGTCACCCATATTGAACCAGTTTTTGTGATGCAGAGCACTATCGGGATTTTGATCTTCACGATAACCCAATTCAAAACCAGATTGGACGCCAGCTCTTTTCATCCAATTCTTTACGACATTCAAATAATCTTTGGTTGTCGTAAATAGTTCATATTCATTTGTTTGTATCATATCGTTAGTCCTAGATTCGACCTTTGGCCGATATTTAAATAATTTGTAATTCTTGGGAAACGTAACTCGCTGAGTCGTCATCAGGTTTTTGGTAATTGTAAGAATATCCAATCACCATGTGTTTTCCTGAATGTTCTTCGTCTAAGCGAACAGGTTTGTTATCTTCTGCATTGTAATCCAAATACAATTCAAGTCCGACGAGCGTAAACGGTATTATTTCGTAAATGATGTTTCGGAGATTCAGCTTAATCAAGTTCCCCAGTAATAACTTATTTACCCTCTGTCTGTATTCGGGATTTTTGTGTTCCAACCAGTCTGAAAACGTATTGTGTATTATATCTCCGATTCCGTACTTTTCGTAGGTTTTCAGTTTTCGTTCTTTCTTCTGTTCGTCGAGAACTTTATAGTTTTTGTGAGTATGTAGATAACTCAGCGAAAAGTTAGAATCGATGGTTAATGAGTCTACATAGATTTTCTTCTCCTCGTATTCTGTCGTGCGGTTTGTTGTGAATATCAAATCCGTTTCGGATATGCTTTCACCTGTCTTGTAATCTATCGAATATTTGTCTATCGGTGATTTTAAGATTGTTTCAATATCACCAACATGCAGATATCCCAAACTATCAAGCATCCAGATATTGTCCGTATACTTTTCGATCAGTTCAGTAATGAAATCAATTCTTCGCAGTCCAGGATTGATGATTCGATTATTTTTCGATTTGTGTGAATCTTCGAATTTGAAGGTACTCAGTGTCTCATTATCATAGGTGAACAATCCCAAATCACATTCGGTACATACCTCTTTCAATATCTCTGCGATTGTTTTATCTACGTAAACCTTCTGTTCGCATTCATACAGCTTTTCATTGTAAAATGCAATCCCAGACAAATACAGAAAATTGTTGTTTATCGAATCTGAATTGATTTGTGTAATCAAGCCCGCAATCTTTACGGTCCAATTTCGATAACCAAAAACAATTACAATCTTATCGATTTCGGATTTCAATGCCTCTCTGATTTTGAAGAACTGATCCGTAATCGTTAAATTGAATACTGGTAATTTGTTGATACTGAAATTCACCGAACACGAAATGACATCACCAATTTGCAGTACATAATCTCCGATCTTAACGAGAGGAATCGAAGTTGGCCATTCATTAAGTATTCGATCTACTTCCGTTTGCGATTTCTTATCGAACTGTATTTCGATGTTTGGTTCTTTGATATTCGGTTTTACCTGAACAGCCATTATTTGAGAATATTTAACAACGTATTACATTCGATTGACGGTCTTTTCGAACCATTCGGTAAATATCTTAGCGTAGTTTGGAAGAGAGCAAAGATCTCGCTCACGTCGTTTAGAAGATTGCTTTCCCCGTTTCTGGATCGTACGTGACTTTCTTCTGCGTGTGTGTTTTGAGTTTCGGAATCCCATAGATTACATTTTGTCTGACTGGAATGTGTTCACCTAATTCGTTGGCGCTTGCATGATACTTTTGGACAGACACCAACCCGGGTATTTTTTGGTCGTCTTCAGCGAGTGGTGTTTCAATATTCTCCAGGAGTGTGACCAAATCGGGAATATCTATAACCTGGCCGATCTTAACATTTGTGGGGTCTGTGATGTTATTAAAATCGAGCAATATCTGGTAAAACGAAAATAACGAATCTGCTGGAGCTGCTTGTAATAGTCCAGCATAGTGCTTTAAGACTATCAAATCCAAGCGACCCCAAGTCAAATCCGTTATTATCACACTGTCTAAAACAGGTATTCTATCACGATCTCTAACAACTATGGTTTTTATGTCATCAATCATCATAAGGTATTACAACGTTACAACGTTATCGGTTTCATATCGAACTCTGGTATTGCCATTTCAACACTGAAGTTATTGAATCGAATCGCACAGTCAAATGTTTTTGTTTCGCCGAATGCTGAATCGAAGCTGAATTCGAGTGCTGGTAATTGTTCGATAAAACAATCACCAAATCGAAGAGTCATTATTGGGATTTCAGCGGGATCCATTACTGTTATGAGAATCGAAAATTGCTTAACCCGATCTCTTCGCTGGAATCGCAAATACAACAATTCATAGAGGTACGTCCAATTGTAGACATAATTACGAAACGTAAAAGTAATGAGTTTCGATTCAAACACATTACCCCATGGTTCGTTACCTTCATAAGTTCGAATCATCGTCGAATGAGGGAAGAAATTGGGATCGTTATCCTTGAAATTCGGACCGTGATTAGCAAGATTCAATACTTCCAACACTGGAATAGCCAATCCAGGAACGACAATATTCTTAATCGATTCGACAATGATTTTGTCAAGCGTTTTGAGGGGGTGGTTTTTCCCCCTCAAAAAGTTGTCGTACTTACAAGTCAGCTCCTTTGGAAACATTTCGGAGCTAAATTGAACGAGTATGTTTGATAATGTTGGATTCAGCATATGTTGGCAAGCCTACGTTGTAAAACTATTCTTTTTTGGGAGCCATCAAAACGTCAATTGATATGTTTATACCCTTACCACGATTTAGCTGGCGATAGTGTGTTCGCATATCATTGGCGATCATTGTTGTGTAGAAGCTGAAGATGTTATCTGTTTTGTTTGGATCGAATAGATTCCATTTCTGCCAGGCTTCAGCAACTGCAAAATTTACAATCGCATTCCAGTCCGATGTGTTCCCGAAGTTGTTTTTATATACTGTCGAAAAACGACGAGCTATTTTTTCGAAATAGCTCGTCATTTTCTCAGTACAGTAGCCAACTTCCAAACATTTGTTGTATTCTTCAAACAGCTGTTCCTTGGTTAAATAAACCTTCGGAGTATGCTTTGATTGTTTGGAGGTTTCCATGATTTCTCGATTATTTTCTACACCAACTTGTGCTAGACGAGGCCTTTCAGTTCGGCGATGATATCATTCGATTTGGATTCGAGTTCATTGTATTGTCGCGTCAGATCGTCATACACTGGTGAATCCTTATCGACAATATCAAGCATCGTCTTAATCTTGGTAAGTTCAGATGATACCGACTTTAAACTGGTTTCAAGCTCTTCGCGAAGTGAACGAATGTTTTCAGATTCAATACCTTCTTCGATCAGTTCCAAATCGTATAACTGCTGAATTGATTGAGTTACGCTGAAATGGTTGTCAGGATTCAACTTCGAGTTCAGATCGGTAACGAGTTTCTTGAAGTTATCGTAAACACTGATTTCAGATCCGATGATACGAGGTACTTCACCAACTTCAACCAGCACTGTATTACCATTATGAAGATTCTTGATCATCGTAATGTTATCGTACTGAATGAGTCTCGAACGGTTTGCAACCATGCGACGGAATGCATTGATTTCGTTCTTGTACTGTTCGATCAGATGTGGATTCGTCTGCGCCAGGAGCTTGATATTTTCTTCAAGTTCTTGAGGTTCGATCGTTTCAAATTCACCATCCTCTTCAATGAATTGCTGGAGTTTTTCACCATCCAAGAAGTAGATGTAATTGTTGAGATCGTTAAGATTGAGAACGTATGCATTTCGGTCAGAATCGAAAGTCAGATGTTGCATAGCTTCTTGAAGCGTCTGGATCTTTTCGGAAGGAACGTAACCATCATCTGGAATGAGTTGCTGCGTTTCCGTATCATAGTCGTAAATCTTACTTTCCAACAAGAATTTGGTTTTACCTTCCTTAGTTGGGAATGCGAATCCAACAGGCTTGATACATTCAATAGACTCATTCAAACGACCTCCGATCTTAAGAACATCGGCTGGTTTGGGAGCTTCACGAACTTCGATAGATAATGAATTCTTGATGTCACCGAGGAGCTTCGATTGCAAACCATCGAAAACACCTGCTTCGATCTGCTTCTTAATTTCGTTATCGGGGAGATTGAACTGATCCTTGATCTTTTCGATGGTCTCTTCGGGATTGGGATGACCTGCCTTCGTCATTGCAGCGAAGTGTTCTTCCTTACAGAGATTGATAAGGAAATTCAACGAATCGGTATCGGTTGTTTTCTTACAGAATTTGATGACATCCAACAGCTTCGTGTCTTGCTTAGCAATCTTTTGTGCCCCACTAAGGAATTCACGCAGCTCGAACATTGGAGTCTTAGATTCGAAGAGAGCTCGTTGAGTGTAATCAATAAGCTCTTGACCCTGATCCGTATCAGCGGTTGCATTTGCGAAGATTTCCGACAACTTCGTGATAATCGTGTTGTAACCGTTTTCAGTCATTACAGCCTCCAAAGGCTGAATGCCCAAATTATTTTTGATTGATTGAAGCGTTTCGGATTGGAGCGAATCGAAAACACCATCACGTACCATTTGACGCAATTCGATTTCAGTTCGATTGAATTCTTCGGCTGGAATCTGAGCTTCAAGAGCTGCAGATGGATTCATAACCATCATTTGCTTCAAGTACGTCAGGTGTTCTTCCTTGCAGATCCCGAGCTGGAAATTCATGTTGCTGTTGTATTTAAGTACTGACTTAATATACTTAACAACCTTCGAAATCGCAGCATCTCCACTGACGTCTTCATTTGCCGAACGTAAAAATTCTCGAATGGCAAACAACGGCGTATCTGTCGATTCTAATTCGGAGATAGTTCTGTCGAGTAATGCAGATCCTTCGAATGTTTCGGGTTGGATTGCATTCAGATATTCGGAGAGCTTCTTAACAACCGAATTATATGAATTGGGTGATTCTAGAATATTCATAAATTGTTAAAATAATGAGTTTATTGTTTTTAATCCGATTAAGAAATTTTCAACATCCGAATCAGATACATCACTTTTTTCCAATATATACCTGCATAGGGGTTTCACGATATTCACAATTGCCATTCTGTTCCAATCTGGTTCCGGAAGGTTTTTGACGGTTGAAATATCGATATTGTCTGGAACACCAATTACCTTATAACCGCTCGAAGGGTTACAATAGTAATATTGCATCTTTTGACCCTCGAATGGTGGTTGGTACTCACCTTCCAGATGATTTGAACGAATGAAATTCATCCAGCTCAAAGCTATTTGGATTTGGATGTGTGTACGATCCGAGACGTAAACGTCGTTTTCCAATCGAATTTCATTAATCCCCGAAACGGTTGATAACTGATAAATCAGTTCCTTATCTTTCTTGGTTCGGATGAACTGCATTATTTTGATACAATCCTTTCGAATTTCCTCGGTAGACGCATTTTTCTGGATGAACTTAACCACTAGCTTTTCGAGTAGTTTCTTAGCGTTGTCAGACATCGAACCCTTCTTCAATTCGATACCGCGGAATTTCAGTTTGGAATGATCAAATAGTTTACCGTCGGACCAAACCACATTCATTATGTACTTCTTCTTTTTGATGAATGCAGATTTTCGGGCGGTAACCTCATGTGCCATTTTCATGAATCCAGAGGTTGCATTTCGTTCGGAGCAATCCTGTGCAATCGTGGATTTGATTATCTTCGAGAAATATTCACTATCCAAGAAACAGACGAAATCCGTAAAGTCCTTATCATCTTCGGGAATTGGTTTACTCTTCCCATCCGACAATATCAACAATTTGTAGATTAAGTCGATTCGAATGTAACGCGAGTCAGTATCACCATAACAACACAGGTCATTCGCCGAATCAGGAACGTATTCTTCGAAATTACGTAGACTTACCACTTCTGGATAGAATGCTTGAATCTTCTCCAAATTGGTGGGATCTGTATTCCAAGTCTTGAAATAGTTGTTGATTGCACGGTCGATGAGAACGGTAAAATGCTTACCAGTTCTCGTAATATCTTCTGCTGTTCGGGGTGAGTATAATGAAAAGAATCGAGAACCAGACGAACCATAAATTGAGTTACAGTTGGCTTTGACCACCAACTGGAAGTTGTTGTATTCCGATTCAATTTCATTCGCTTCATGCAGCAAAGCGAGTAGCTCTTGTTCAGACATCGTCGATAATGAATTTTCCGAGATAATGGAATCCCATCTATCTCGGAAAATATCATATCGACTAGTGAATTCTGTTCTTTTATGTTCGAGCATAATTTGGGAGAATTCGCTAAATCGTGGTTAGATTGAATCTATAAAATCATCGATGTCGAGTGTGTCGAGTGTCGAATCTGTAACAGACGCTGTAAACTCATTGTTATCGATTTCGCTTACCTTCGTAAACATGCAAATCATGATTGCACTCTGATAGACACCATTGAAGATAATCTGAGGAGAGTTGTTACCGAAGTAGATCGTAAACGTATTGTTACCAGAAACGATGAAATCCGACTTCAAGATGTTGAAGACAATATCCTGAGCGGGAACGACATTCATCTCTTCCGAAGTCAGGTCGAACGAGATATTGAATACCGTATCATTTACGACCAATTCACGAGTATTCGCCTTAATCGTAAACGTAAGGTACAGCTGGTTGTCGGAGAGTGTCTTGTGCAGCTTCTTGATGAGTCGCTTGATTTCCTGAACCTTGTCGTTTCCAAGAATAAGCGACAACATATCAGCTTCGGGAGTACAACGTTTGATGACGTCGTTATAATCGTCAATCTTATTGACAATCATATCTTCGGTCGTTAGTCGGAAATCCGTTTCCAGCTTGTTGCCAGTATCTGCAATACCGATCATCTTTAGATTAGAAGCAATCCATCGGTTGTTACTCTGCAGAAGAGTATATTCGAAGTCGATCTGTTCACCCGCATATACTGAGAGATACTTGAAGAAAATATCCCCGCGCAGAACGAACATATCGAATGAGGTTTCAAGATCGAATTTTTCGGGGAATAACCCATCAGAATAGATATTGATCAGCTCCGAACTATTCATCATCCATAGCTTCAGACACGAATTGGTGTTCGTGTAACTAAAGCTTCGGAAATAGTCACGAGAGATTTCAAGCATTAACTGCTTATTGACGAGCAAAGATTGCCCAATCAGTGATCGGAAAACGGTTAACTTAATGCCGTTGATTCTGACAACTTTTTCAACCTGAGACATAAGAGTGTATTTATAATTATTTGGTTTATGGCGACACCGAAGATGTGAACGTTGCGACGATTAGTCGAATCCCGGTTGTCCCCATTGTATTTATATTATCCGAAGATCGCCATGTAAATCAATGATTTACGATGGGAGGGATGGGAAGAGTTTCGAGCTCCTCCCACCTTGTTCCCCATCGATTACTTCTCGGTGCCGACGTAGTATTCTCGCAGCATGTTGTAGATCTTGAAGTCCAGACGATGTACGCAGTACTTCGCGAATTGCTTGAAGAAGAGTTCGCAACCCTTATCGTTAACACCGTAAAGATTCAGATAACGATGAATTCGCAAGTGCTTGTACATATGACGCTTAGCCATCAGATCGTACACCTTGTCGAAGAATTCTTCCTTCTCTTGTTCCGATAACGTAGCACGCAATGACGTTGGTGGATAAATGACCGAGTCCTTCTGCTCACGAACAATGGGTTTCAAAGTCTCTTCGATTTGCTTACCATCATGTGATGCAAAGAATTTCAACGTTTTACCTTCGTAATCATTACCTGCTGTGATGATCATGGAATATTCTGCACCCGGTTCACATTCGAGAACGTCACCGTTTTGGAATACTGATTTACCATTGATCTTCGTTCCGAGCAGTTCAAGCTTCGCCGTTTCAGGTGATAACGATACATTTACGTTAAATCGAATCAGCTTGAGGTTTTCACGAATTTCAGCAAGAGACAACGCCGTATCACCCTCGATTGTAAATTGCTTCACATAAGGCGTGTAATACGGATTCGTAAAGCTTACGACCACTTCCGTTCCCTTTTCGATTTGGAGAGTTACCGAATTACCTTCGATTTCAACTGGTTTACCATTTACGGTTATCCAAGCATTGACGTACGAAATATCTTCGATCGATTTGGGTACCCAAAGTTCTACCGCTGGAATCGTAAGATCCCAAGTAGGAATTGGAATGTATTTGAGTGGCAGTTCATCCTGAGTGAACGTTACAACCAATCCGCTTTCGTCAACTCGATAATCTTGCGATACAAAGCTACCACCAACAATCAAAGGATCGTTAATTTCGAAACGAACAGTTGAACCCGTTTGGACTTCGAAGGCCTTCTTACTCGTATACCAACTATGGGTGTTTATGACACCTCCAGGAGTGGTCGAAATAACGTTAACCTGCTTGAAATTGTATTCGCGCAGTTCGGGGAGATTCAGTTCAAATGTAGAAACACCGAACTTGGTCAAACCGTTATTCAGCTTAGGATTCAGAGTCCCATCGAACAGAATTTCATACGGTTCGGGCTTAGCAATGGTTTCAATCGTAACTGGATCGAATCCAAATCTACGGAAACTAATCAGAATGTTATCACCGATATACTTATGTTTAATCTTCTCTCCGATCTTGATCGTAGTCTGCTGAATATCGGCTTCCGATACACCCTTGAACATGATGGGAGTACGCGTTAACTTGAAATTAACAAATTCCAGAGGCTTCTTGAGCTCCTCAGAAACATTGAACGTCAATTCAGTATCTTTCCATTCGAGGTAAACTGGAATACGTTTGTTTTCGGTAAACACACCTTCGATGATTTCAGATGGTTTAACGAATTGTTCACGATCCTTCAGAGTATAACTGAATTTATATGGTTCACCTTCATTCCCGACAACGAGCCATTCCGTAGAATCATAGGTATAATCACCCTCAATCGGTTTGATTACAACATCTTCAAACGTAAAACTATCGGGGATCAACTTCAATGTGATTTTACGCTTGGGAGCTGGGGTTGGTTCTGGATCGCTTGGAGTTGGATCGCTTGGAGCTGTGCTGTCATTGGTAGGACTTTCGTTGTCTTTTCGATTTTCTGGAGTTTCTCCCGGAGCTGGTTTGACATCCTTGGGACCGTCTGGAACAACTGGATCTGTCTTTGGATCGCTTGGAGCTCCTGGAGCGGGTTCGTTTGGAACAACCGGAGTTGGTGCTGGATCTGCTGGAGTTCCCTCGCTGTTGTCTTCGTGCTTATCCTCGCGATGCTCGTCGCCGTTGTTATCCTCATGGTGATCGTCGCCGTTGTTATCCTCGCCATTATTTTCGTCCCCGTTGTGCTCTTCATTACCGTCTTCCAAACTTTCTTCACCAGTATATTCAAGAGTCATGCTGATCGAACGAATTCCGTTTTCGTCATTATTTAATGCAAACGTATTACCCATATCGTCATGAGAAGCTTCTTCCGATGATATATTGTTGTAATCAGGAATGTTTGCGATTTGAACTTCTTCGGATTCTTTCGTAAGCTTAAGCTTGATTACAATGCTACGATTCTTTTCTTTCGCTGAGACATTATCGATCATAACAGTGTGGAACGGACCACCATCGAATCGTATTTCATCGTCAAATTGATAATTATCCAATTCACCAACAGGAGTCTCTTTACCTCCAGCGAAAATAGATAATTTATGGATCGATTTACCTTTGAATACCTCAGATGGAAAAAGTGCCAACTGTATTTGGTTAAATTCTGCTGCCATAATTAATATCATTGTTAAAATTTACCGGTACTTCCAAATCCTCCGACTCGTACCGTACGCTTTTTATATACTTCGGGGTCGTTGTCCCATTCTTCTTGCTTTACTTCCGAGAAGTTAAGAACTGGTACTGCCTTATGGAATACGATTTGACAAATCTTCTGATCTTCTGCGATGGTTGGCCATGAATCCAAAAGCACTATTTGCGCTCCCATTCCGTAGGTGTAATTCATATCCACCGTTCCGTGAACGATTGTGAAGTTATTCTTGAAATTGGAGGATTTCGAACGGATTTCAACCCAATAGTCATCCGGAATCAACATGGCGATACCGGTTGGAATTTGAATATTTTTGAATAGCACGTACTCTCTGGTGTTGAAATTGTATTTCATGAAGAGTTCGAGTGATCCCTTATGTTTAAAAGTGCCGACTTCACCTTCCAGTTCGTATTCGAGCTGTGGGTTGCTTGACAATACAGCTTCAATGAATTCCTTGGTGAATTTGGGCATGAACAAATCACAACCAATCGAGTAGTTTGAAATCGATTCTCCCTTAGTTAGAATCCCTTCCGGCATTTTAACGGCGAAGAATCTTGTGCATTTGATGTCTTGAATGAGTTCCATTTTGTTTGGGATTATTTTTGCTTTTTTCTTTTGGCGAGTTCCTTTTCGATCGCTGGTCGAATATTTAGATAGATGTCGGTCATGAAGCTCTTGTACAGCTTTCGTTCACCGAGCAAATCTTCTTCGATCATTGTGTACAGCGATTTCGAAGTTTTGTCGTAAACTGAACCTGTCGGAGCTAAACAGAATCCCTTCGATTTATACATTTCCCATTTTTTTCGAGATTCTTCGGTGTTTGGAAAACCATCAGAACCTACTGAAATTGTATCAACATACGCTTCCGGAGAGATTCCGCACGTTATCAACGAATTGGGATAAAGTGAGTTATAGTCTTCACCGGCGACTGCTTCCACAATCTTTACGGTTGGGTCCTTCACATAACCACCAGCGTAATCTCGTACCTCTTCCTGTGAGAATTCGCTGGACAACAGGAATTTACCCTTTTCGAAAAGTTTACGATAAATCAAAGCATCTGAAATTGCGTTCTGACCGACCTTCAGATAGGGTACGTTTGTGTAGTAGCTCTGGAAGAAATTGATATTCAACAAATTCACAGAGTGATGTAGTAGCATAACCAGGATGGTATCGATGTACGCATACGCTATGAATCTGAGATAATCTTCTTCGTACAGCTTTCGAAGGTTTCCAGAATATGATACCTTATTCAGTCCCAGTACCAATTCGGAAACATAATCTAACGAATACTTTCCGAGATTGTTGTAAACTAACGAATCTTTGAACAATAACATATAATCGACATACATTCGATGATACGGTAATTTCAAAGTGAACGATTTCTTCGCATTGACTTCGATTCGCTTATCATAAGTCTTACGAATGGGTGAAATCCTCGAGTAATCGATGTTCAACTTTTCGCAACGATTGAAGATGTATTGCAAGTCATAACCGTAAATGTTCCAACCGAAAATCAGATGGAAGTATTTATAGTTCGCTTGAATGAAGGCTTCGAGCATATCCCGTTCGTTATCGAATATTTTCATTTTCGTTTGATACTCGTGTTGGTATGCGTACTCACCCAATTGAGTAAAGATAAGGTTTCGAATGACTTCGAAGTCCTTCGCATCGATCTCGGGATATTTTTCGTTCCTCACGATGAACAGGATGGAATCCATGTTTTCATTGGTGATTGAAATCGAACGAATTGGGTTTTCGACATCCTCCTGATTCGAGTAACCGTATTTATCCGTAATATCTGTTTCGATATCGAGAGAATACAGTTTCGGGATTCTAACGGGTCGAACCTTTTCGAAAATCTCTGGATAGTAGTTGGGTATCTCGTAATTCAAGAAATGATTCACATTGTGGTGCTTGAAAGCTTTGGACTTTTCAAGCTTGATCGGATTCCCCTTAAAACTTATTAAAGATGGGAATCGATTTGGATCCGATTCATCACATTCTACGAAATTATGAAATTCCCTACAATATGATGGTAAACCATCAAGTTCGATGATTTCCGAATCGAACTTGATGGTTTCAATATCTATTTGCTGATTTTCGTTGACATAACTAAGTTCGATCTGATCTCGTTCCTGTCGAATATCAATAATCATTTGTTAGAACGTTACTAAGTATTTGAGAGTATTTCGTGTGCTGAATGATTTGCTTTTAACTTATCGGAGGGAGCAAGCTCCCTCGATTTCTTGACTACGTCAAGAAATCGACGATGAAATTAGTTTTTGCTCGACAAAATCAAAGAAATCGACGTATTGATTGTGAGTCGCTACGACAATGTTTTGATAATCTGGTTCTACTTCGAGCACGCATTCCATCAGCCAATTTTTATCATCCGATGAATGTTGATCGTATTGATTGGCGAATTCCGCATATTTGTCGATAATCTTATCTCGTAAGTGTTGAGCAATATGCTGCGAAATCACATCGGAATAACAACCTTCAAATACTCGGAATTTATCGTCACCATAAATCTTGTGCTGATTGCATAATTCTGAAATCTGTGAAGCTATCAGAAATTCTTTAGCATTATTGACGTATTCAATTAGCTCTTCAACGTTCATATTTCGATCGAGGTCTGATAGGGAGATTACTTTTCGGTTTTTGATTGTTCAGCACGTTCGAAGTGTTCTTTCACCTTTTGGAAGCTTGCTTCGTTATGAACATGTACATTTCCATCTTCAAACAAACACGTGGTCGGAGACTTCGTCCCTTTTTGTTCCTTATTCATACTTGGTTTTTATTTTTATTATCCGATTTAACGGGTTAGAAATTTACGACTAAATATCCAATGAGCTGATAACTATTCGAATGTTTACATCGGGGACGAAACACAGTACTCGAATTGAATTCGAATCAACAATTTCCCATTGAATATGAGCTGGTTGATTTTCATCTTCCAAGTAGCAATCAACCTTCGGACGTTGAGAGGTTGCAGTCAAATTCAAATTATGTTCGATTTTCTTCCAGACGGGATTTGATGAGTTTTCAATTCGAATCACCTCCGAATACTGTTTATGCCCGAATTTGTAAAGTACTCCCGAATACGCAATATATACTCCATCGGATAATACATAAACTTTTCCATCGATAACATTCGACAATTGAGGACGTTCGATGTTTGAAGAGTACTTATAAGGTTCGAGCTCCTTCTGATTGTTGATCTGTTTTAGATCGTCAGCATTCGTACCAATTTGCACCAGATCGCCGACATTCAACCAAGATTTCTTGATTTGATTGAAATTGTCAACGGATTGGAATTTCTTAATCAGTCCGTTATTGATACCTACAAACCCATCTTCCGTCGATTGTAAAGTTATCTTATATGCTTGGAGATATACAATTTCACCAACTTCTACAGTTGATAGTTTCGAATCAATTTCGATAAGGTTAATTTCCTCAATTGAAGTGATTCGATTGTTTACGCTATGAAGTTCCGTACCAATTTCGGTATACTTCAGTTCGTGAGACTGTTTATCTTCGTAGAATACGAATAGCTTGTTTTCCTTGACAGAGAAGAAAATCAAACCCGGATAACGAGACCATTTCGGAAGGACTCCGAATTCGTTCTTCAGCTCTTTCAACTCCGAAATAACAAAACGAATATCAATAGGTTTGTTATTTTCAACCTTGAAAGGGTGATTTATCGATGTCGTAACTTGCTTGATATTTTGTTCACTCATACGTTTACGTTTAAGTCACTATTCGTTTATTAATTGAATAACAATGCTTGTAGGATTTTCGAACTTACGCAATTCAATTCGACAGAATATCATCGGAACACCATCGAATGAAATCTCCTCATCAGTAACAACAAAATTACTTTTCGATATGTTTATGATTTGCGTTGGTATCATGATCTTCTTGGAAACATCATCGTAAACCGTATACGACAGTCGATCAGATTTACCCAGGTATGATTTATGTATCGCAATATCGACGCAACCCGCTACACCTTCGGATTGTGGAATTACCATCTTATTCGAACGGTTGAAGTTGATTTTGTTGGTTTGAACGTTCGTACCCTGTTGTGAATAGGATAACCAGATGGGGGTCGAAATCTTAAGACTATCAATTAACGATTCAAATGACTGTTCGATAACTGTTGGACTTAATTGGTTTCCAGACTTTATGCGTTTGCACGTGAATTCAATCTGTGGATAGCAAATCGTTTTATCGTGTTCCAACTGATCTTGCCATTTTATTTCGATTATCGTTCCGTTCTTCTTTTTGACGATCTGTGGTTGGATGGTTACATCCTCCTGTAGACCGGTTGAAATCGTATTACGCGATAGTTTTACGTTAAAGATGTCTTCACCAGCTGAGAAAACATAATCATGATAATCGATAGCAAGTACTACCATAAAATCATAGGATGTACCTTCAATCAACACTTTATTATGCATCGGTACATAATCGTTTTCGAACGTATCGAAGTATTTGAAATGTAATAGATTAACGACAGGTATTTGGTGTTTCTTCAAAGACTCGACAGTTCTCTGACGGGTTTCATCCAGTACTTCTGCAATTGTAGTTGTTGAATCGGGTCGGTTGTAACTTGAATTCGGATCAGTCTTGGAACGGAAGATATGCGACTGATCGACGTATTCACGGTTAACCACCGATTCTTTGTGATCGCTTTCTGTTGGAGTACTTACACGCGCATTGATTAGCTTGTTGAAACGCAAATCAAGCGATTGAAATATTCTCTTTATATTTTGGTAAATCGGCATGCTTTCGATTGTTTGAGATTTAAAATCATTTGGCGAGGATCAAACCATCAATATTTACGGGTGATTCGCCTTCGAAGAATTCAAATTTGAACTTCTTAACGGCAACAGAATCCTCTTCGTCCAGAGCTGCTTCGATGTCTTCATCTTCACCAGATGGATTGTCCTCCGTTGCTGTAAGCGTGCTTGCTGCAACGGTTGGTCTTTCGGTTGTTTCAGTTATTAAGCAATCAATAGCCCAAATGCGCTCCGTACCATCAACTATCTCTTTCTGGTAAACTTGGAAAATCGGATTTTCCATGGGAACAGAAATAACGACAGATGATTGGTTTTTGAATTCTCGCTTGTATTCTTCGACATCACCCGTTATTGTCTTCCAGAATCGGGGATATCGAACGGGATTCAAACCGGTGTTATTGTCTTTCAAACTACGATACAATTTACCTGACTTCGCAACGGAAACAATATCACCAATCGAATAGGTGTTTGTCAGTCCCCATTCGGGAATCTGCGCTTTCGCGGTAAGTTCCAACCAGGAATCGGGTGCTGTCGATAATGAATTGATTAATAGATACGTCGAACGCTTGTCGTGTACCCAAACACGCATTCCCAGATAGCAAATGCTAACATCAATTCTCAATAGGTCTTCGAAAGTTTTCACTTCCGAAAATACATCAATAGGTCCGTTGAATCGGCGTTCAAACGGCGCTATAATTGGTTGTTTTTTATCGTTTTCCATAATTGTTCGATCGAATCGTAATTGGGTGTATCTACACCATGTCTTATGCTTATATACGGGAGGAGGGTGGGATCAAAATTTGATCCCACCCTCGCGACCTTCAGGGCTTAGATTTATTTATCTTCGCTTAGTCGTTGCTGACTAGGAAATGCTAGAGAAAAGCGTATCGAGGTCGATGACACCATCCGTAGCTACATCAGCATCTTCGTAATCTTCATCGTTGAGGTCTTCGTCGATGATAGCTTGTTGCTGTTGCTGAATGTTAGCGGCTTGCTGCTGAATTGCCTGTTCGATTGCAGTTTCCTGTTCGATACCGGCGGCAACCTGAGCGAGTACATCAGACTTAACTTCCTGTACCGTTTCAGCGTCAACACCGAGCGAAGCTACAGCGTTTTCGAGAGCCTTGCTCAGACGCATACCCTTTTGTTCGTTGCGAGCAATACGCTTGTTAACCTGAGCGAGGAGCTGCTGATAGTTAACATTTGCTGCTGCATTGCCACGGTTCTTCTTCAGACGCTTGTCGCTGTTCTTCAGCTTAACAGTGATAGCATTGATCTGACGTTGGAGAGCATTTACACGCTTGGTGATATTGTCTGCAACGGGACGACCAGCATCCTGGAGCTGTTGAACGGTATCGAGCCATTCAGCAAGTTCCTTGTTGAGCTTGTTAAGCTTCGAACGAAGGGCAGAACGAACCTTATTGGTTTCGTCAGACCCAGCACTGAACTGGATAGCGTTCCACATCGTTTCGGGATCTTCAGCCGTAGCTGCCAACATCTTAGCTTCACGAGTGTTACCTGCATTCAGCTTAGCGAGAGCACGATCGTAAATGTTACGATCAACACCGCTCAGTGATTCAATGTAAGCATTCAGTTCAGCATTTGAATTGATCTCAGCGATAGCTTCCTGATAACGAGACTTCTTAGCACGGAGGCCGCTCAAAGTACGTTCATTACGTTCGATAGCTGCCTTCAAATCACGCTTGAGAGCCGCACGAACCTTGGCAGGCTTGAGTTCACGAGCAACAATGCGTTCGTTACGCTTGCTACGAGTGAAAGCAACCTTGTTGTCAGCTGGACGAAGAATTGAATCTTCCCAAGCAAGAACGAGATACTTAGTACCAGCGATCTTAGCTTCACCAGCTGCAGCCTTAGCATACGTAGTATACGAAGAGCTACCGGCAACGATCTTCGTGCGAACAAACCAACCTTCGTTACCTTCTTCGTCGGTCATCTTCGTGCGAAGTTCCTGACTGTTCTGGGGCGTGAACATGATAACAGCGCAGTTGGAAGCACGAAGTTCTTCGTCATCCCCGAAGAAGCTATTCAGGTCAGCTTCAGAAGCCTTAAGGAATTGAGAAGCGTTCTTGTAACCAAAGATTTGGAATTTGCTAGACTTCTTCAAACCATTGGCACCGCGATTAGCGAGCTTCGTGGTGAGGAGGAAGTTAGCGAGCTTGGAAAGAACGTCTTCACGATCCGTAAGTTCACGGATGATAACCGATGGAATCCCGTGACCAGCAAGTACACGACGAGGGTTAGCCTTAAGCTGCTCGATTACGTCAAAGATAAAATCTTTTGCTTTTAAGTTTGCCATTTTCTTGATTTTTAAAATTTGTAATACTTTGGAAGTTATATCATTCGAATGGTCTACGGTCTTTTATGACCGATCCGAATCAATTGGAACATTTCGCTGGATTCGATTCGATACCCGACTACATCATCAATTATAATTCAGATTCCCAAACAAATTGGCAACGATATAAACCAAATGCGTCAACCTCTCTGATTAACACCATTATATACGATGAGCGAGGGGATGAGAAAAACTACCAATTTTTCTCATCCCCTCGATCTCGATTGAATTGTTTCGCTTGTTTTAGAGTTGGTTCACGCTACCGGAGTTGACAACTCGAACCTGTAACGTTTGTCCCAATTTGGTTGAAATTGAAGACAAAGTACTGAGCATCTTCGTTTGAAGTTCCTTGTATTCTTCCTGAAGCAACTGGAGTTCGGTTTTCTGGTCGGTCTTCGCTTTCCCAGTTGCGGGAGCATTTGCAGCGGGTTTGACTGGACCGAGCTGTGGTGTAGCTGCCATCGTAGAACTCAAGAACGGTGAATTGCCGAGTGTCGTAATCATCTGATTCATGTTGTTGAGCTGCTTCTGTTGGAAGTCTAATTGTTTGTCTTGTTCTTCGACAAGCAATCCAATCATTTCGCGTAAGTTTTCGATTACCTCGCGAATGCCTTCCAACGTATGAACTTCAGACATCAGCTTCAAGTTGCGTTCCAAGGCTGCAGCCTTACCAACATCTAATCGATTTACGTTTTCAACCAGTTTCTTGACGTTATCGGTTGCTGTCTTCAAGTATCTGTTAATACTCGTCCAACGTCCGTTATCCGATAAAGTACTCATCAATTGCTTGAGAATCGAATCAACTGATTGACCCTGACTTCCAACAGATTGAGTATCTTCGATAAAGCGTTTCAACGAAGCTCCAAAGGTAACCAACCCAATCGATTTGTTCTTGAGTGACGTTTCGTTTACGTTGTTAAGAGGTACCATCCCATTGACGAGCGTAACCATGAACTTCCCGAAGTTGTTCTGGAAGTGCACAAAAGCGCCATCGTCGGTTAGGAATTTCGAATTCGATATGCTACTCATCAAACTACCGATACCCGAGTATGCTTCGCTGATTTGCTGTATTCGATTCTTTCCTGATGATTTGTCACCCAAGAAGAATTGAGAAATCTTATTACTGCGAACGAATGGGTTATCAATAACTACATTACCGAAGCGCCATTGCTTGTCATCGGAAGACATAATACTCATCGGACCCAAAAGAGCTTGAACAATCTTACCAATCCCGATTCCAACCTTTTGCATCATTGAATCATCGATAGGTTTATATCCAACCAATTTCATTTGACCCGAAGCGGTATCGTATTTCCAAATACCAATCTTCATATTCGCGAATGCTTCGACAACATCAACAAGTCCCGAACAAGAACTTACGAGTTTGGAGAATGCTTCCAAATTTGGTTCAACCTGTTTCAACATATCTCCGGACTTACTGATTGCATCCGTTGTAACCAAGAGGAAGCTGCTCATCAATTCGCCGAAATTACTCATTGCATTTCGATCGATATTCAGTTTCGAAATCTGTTCGAACGTAATCGCTGCCATGCTGGAAGCAACAATTACTGGTAACAAGGCGGTGGCTTTCAGTGCTGCCTTGCCCGCTTGAATTACACCAAATTGATCGTAAGCTGCAACCAACTGTTTTACGCTATTCTTGAATAATATCACATTTCCGACGTTCTGTGGAATATTCGAAATTACGAATAACGATACAGCCGTGATGATGGTTGCAACCGCTACAACTCCGACTGAAGTTGCTATTGGTACTGCGATTAGTGCTTCCTTCCAAATCTTGGCATACCCAGTACACAGTGTAGATACTGAATTCGTAAATGATTCAATTCGTTTTGAATCTATCGAAAGATTACTGATTACCATGAATGAAGCTGCAACAGCCATCGAAGCAACTCCGACCGTTATCATTGTAGTTGCTCCGATTAGTATTGGTGCACTGAGTAATGCGATACCAGCACAAATCAATCCGAGGCTGGTGATATGAGTTCCAAACGTTCCAACAGACTTCCAATCCATTTTAGCATTCGAAATCAATCGCATTCCGATTCCAACCGTCATCATCGAAACACTCATGACGATCATGGTTGCTGCCCCCAATAAGACCACAGGAGCAATCAAACCAATTCCGAATGAAACAGTACCCAATAGTAACAAGGTACCACCGAACATTAATAGATCATCGAAGTTCAAACCCGAATTGGAAATCACTTTCATCCCTAATCCAACGGTAACCATCGAAGCACTCAATACAACCATAGCCGCTGCACCAAGTAAAATCGTAATTGCTTGCGTTCCGATCAGATATGCAACTCCCGCGAATGCTCCGATTGCAGCGATACTCAATAGTGTAACATTTGTTGTTGTTGTCTTATTGAGGACTGATAACCCTAAACCACTTAGAGCCATAGCACCCGATAGAACTCCGATTGCAATACTACCCTTAATGATTTGAGATGATTGCGATCCAACGGCATGAAGTAGTACTGCAAATATTCCGATCAAAGCGAAAGATTCCAACGTTTGGAGGAAGTTGATATTTTTCGTTGCTTTGTTGAATACGTACATCCCTAATCCCATGGCTGCAACCGAAGCTCCAATGGCTGCACCACCCTTCAGTATTGTTTGGGGATCGACTAACTTCTGGAACAAGGCAGCTGCCAATCCAATTCCACCAACGAATGCAACCAGTTTCCATGCGGGTGTCCAATCCACCTCCGAAGAGGCTGCAACCACCAGAACAAGAATACCAACTCCAAATGCAAACGAAGTCAGACCACTTCCACCACCAGCTCCGACACGTCCCCTCGAAATCAATCCGGGTAATGCAACTGCCAATCCAACAGCGGTAATAAACATTATCAGTTTGAATGCATCTGTCCAGCTTACCTCCGACATTGCATCAATCGATAAAACTAATATTGCTAAACCAGCTGCGAGTCCGAACATACCCGACATCTTGACGCCTCCACCAAGTCCGAGTTTAGATTTACCTGTTCCAACTCCCATCAGTTTATTCATTACCAAGACGGCAGCACCCAATCCCATTAAGAATACGAATAACAATCCAGCTCCGGCCCAATTGATTTCCGTCAAAGCATCGATAGCTAAAACCAATAACGATAAACCAGCTGCAACCATGAAGAATTGAGTACCATTGTTTCCTCGACGCAAACCAGATCCATTCATCATCTTCATGGACTTCGACAGTGCAATAAGGAATACAATCATCAATCCAGCTCCGGCCCAATTGACTTCACCAACTGCATTGAGCGCGAGTGCCATTAACGAAACACCAGCGGCAACACTCAAGAATCCGGTTGTAACATTGTTCGGACCCTTTCCGTCACCACTACCACCTTTGGTATTCGAAAATAGTTTCAACGTACCCCAGAGGATAACCATCATCCCCGAGAATTTGAGAAGAGTATTCAACGGTACTTTTGAGAGAATCAGTAACGCTATCGACATCTTGATTAGTGACGTCGATAATTTACCGGTTGCCATAATCATCTCCTTAATGTCGATCAGACCATCCTTGTTTTTGGTGGTCATCGCACGACGTAAGGCATAGATACTACTGACAAGTACCGAGAATCCCACCGAGAAAATGGGAGAGATCAACAGCAAACTAAGAGTGAATATCGATCGAGTGATACTCCAGAACATATTCTTTGCCTTGAACATGAACATACTGAGAAGTCTCAAACCCGTTCCGAATCCAGTTATAGCTGTTTTGGCGAAGTTGATTTTACCTACTGTTTTTGGATCAATCAGCTTTTCGAACGAAGTAAGGAATTTCTGGAAATTCTCGACGAACTTCTTGTTGACAGTTCCACCAATATCTCGAATCGATTCAGTTAATGATTTGAATAGCTTCCGATCGTCTTTCGTTCTGTTGTTTTTCGAATTGATATTGATCAGTGATTTCTGAACAGATGGTGTTGCAGGACCTTTCGATTCATAGGACTTTTCCGAAATCTCCGACAACAAATTGATCATGGTATCTAGAGACGCCACAGCCTGAGAAAGATTCAGCAACACCGAAGTTTGATAGGGTGTTGCAGCCTTACTCAGGTTAAATGATTTCTCCACTGTGCTCGACAAAACATTAGATACAGAATTAACAAATGCTCGATTCTGTTTATCTTTCCTATTTCGTTCGGCAAGGCTTGGAGCGCTCAAAATTCGGTTGGTTTCCACTTGTTGATTGTAAATCATTCGAAGTGCACCAACAACCGATGACATCCTTACATCTGGGGTTTGTGATTGCGTCATATTATATAGATGGTCATATTTTCGGAGAGGCTCTGAAAAAATAAAAAGGCCTTTGCTAGCTATTTATAGGCAAAATAAAGTCCCAAAATCGGGCCATTTTCGACGTGTCGAGCCATATAAGCTTAAAATTCGTTAAAATACGTTAAAATCAGTTAAAACCCAAGCGATTTACGACGATATTTCAGTGTTTTTGCAAAAATAGTCTAAAAATGCCCGGAGAGGCTCCGAAATCGGGTGAAAATTTTAGAGGCCTCCAAATTTCCCGCTTGTAGGACTTGGTTTTGAGATTTTGATGTGCTGACTAGTATCATCAAATTTTCGACACCACCGTGCTCATTTTGGCTATTTTGCTCCTCAAAAGGTTGGAAATCTCAGAGAGACTCGTTAATTCGTATTCTTTCCCATCGGAAACCGACACCCAGATCTTATTCAGTTCATCGTAACTTACAACAATCGTTTTTCTTACGATTCCTCGAACTCCAACCACGGTGATATCAACACTACCGAAATACCCCGAGTGGGCGAGGGGAATAATGGTAACCCCTCGCCTCATCAGAGAATGTGAATACGAATATAATGCGTAATATAATTTATCCTTCTTGGATCGATCTACTGTCTTTACTTTCATGCTTTTGACAAATTACATTTTCCTCAAAATCGGACTGGTTGTAAGGAATTCGGTGAGATCCATAATTTCCTTGAAGGTCTTGGCAAACACTTCTCCTTCCTTACCCGTTTTCAAGTCACGGTATTTCAGTTGGAACACATATTTACGAGCATTGTAATTACGTTCATTTCCTTCCAGATCCTTACTAACCTTTGAACGAAGAGCATAATCAGCACGGGTTCGAACTGAATATTTATCGTAGTACTGATCAGTTGTGATATACTTCGAACCATGACGATTATCGCCTCCAACCATTTCTTTGGCGAAGTAGATTAACGCAAACTGTACGTAATCGGTTTTACCCAGGATTGCTTCGGCATCGTAATCATCGCTTTGTTTGATAGCATGTTTAAATTCATTCTTCGACAGCGTACCATTGATAACCAGATTTGCTTCATTATCAATGGGTTGATCCTTTTCGGACCAGTCCTGAGTAACGATATGAAGTAGTAATAAGTATGCTTCGCGAAGTTTACGATGTTTCAGTTTAACGTAATTCTTTTGGAATGCTAAATCTGATTCGAACGATTCTTCTCCCCAAGTTGCACGTAATTCAGCCGTCCAATCGCGTGCAAACAACTTATCCAGGATCGAAATCATATTCTGTTCGTAGTATTTCAGGGGGCGATCGGGTCCGACAATATTCGAATACTTAGCTGTTGGATCGAGTTTGTTCGAACCAAACAATTCGTAAATACCTGGTTGTGTTTCGCGAAGACTGATAATGAGCCATTGATTGTCACCAGTTGTCGTTTGGAAATCAACACCAATGATGTTGCTATCAAAGATGTTACCTTCTTCGTCTCGATCCTTTTCCGTTACAAGCTTTGAACGGTATTCAGATGATTTACGTAATACATTACTTACGAGATTGAACAGTGGATTCTCGGTTTGACGGAACTGTAACTTCTTGATGGTCGTGTCGTAACCATGATAGTAATAGTTCGCAATCATATCACCAAGCCATTCAGTAAAATGTTTTTCCGAAGCGAAGTCGGAACCATTAATTTCCAATATGGCCTTAGCACGAGATTCCTGCAAATATACGAGAAGAGTAGGATTCGAATCACTGAAGTTTTCAGGAACACTTATCATGAATCGTGTACCCTTGTTCACCTTCAAACGACTGGGATTCGGTTTGAATACAACCGTGCGAGATGTCAGTTTATATTTGGCGCTACGCAGCTGTGTCTTGTTCGTATTACCAATAACTCGTAAATCGCAAACTCTTGGTGAAATGATACCTTGCGATTGTTGTTTGATATACGTTGCTATGTTATTGATGATATTCGGAATGTTGTTGGTTTTGATCGATACCTTCGTTTTGTAGTAACCAGCTTTCGTCTTCTTCGTATCACTTACAACAATCGAAATATCATCGAAATCTACATTATCAGCATCGGGTAGTTCTTCAACTGCCTCCTGAATCTCATTTACAACCGCAACAGAATCGATCTTATCAACTTCAGACTTCGTAAGATTTGTCTTTTCAATGAGTTGCTGTTGTACCGATTCTTTTACGATTTGTTGTTTCGTTTCTTCTTCGGCCTGTGTGGTTGTTATCGTATTGTAAGCAGCGAGCTTCTGTGTTATCTCTTGGTTTTGTGTTTCCAGAGCCGTTTCGATTTCTCTACTCTTGTCCAATAAAGCATTGAATCGATCTCGAATGTTTGAAGGCATGTTACTGTCCCTCAAACGTTCATTGTATCGTTCGATCTTCCCTCGAATAGTACTCAATTCCAATTGAACGTTAGCTTGCAGCTTCTGAAGTTTTTTGATGTCCTTTGAAGTATTCGTTTCCTGTGTTGCATTCGAAATAATATTGTCGAGCTCGGTTCGAAGCTTACCCGAAACTAAAACCTCCTTGCGTTTGATAGCTTCCGATTGTCTCTTGACTTCCTTCTTCAATTCGTCGTCTAACCGCATTGGGGATTCCTCAACGTAGGTCTGAACAGGAACAACGTCCACGATTTCGGAATCTTCCTCTTTCGTTTGCGGTTCGGTTGCATATCCTTGTTCAGTCGACGTTATAATTTCATCAAAGAAATTACTCAGTTTACTCATAAATTTATGATATTTAATGCGTTATTAAAATATGATGGGTCCCATTGTAATTATATACAACGAGACCCATCGAATTGATTCGGAATGAAATCCACTTCGTGATTACTACGGTACGATGTTATCATCGAAGCTTGGGCATGCTAGGTAATTTACCCGATGAACGCATGCTCCCCATCATTGAAGACATTGATCGTTTTGCATCCGACATCATCGAATTTGAATCGGGTGCATCTTTACCTTCTGAGGATTGTGCTTTCGCTTCCTCTTCGAGTATCTCATTCAACGCAATCGCTAAGTTATTGAATTTCCAATATTCTAACGATTCGCACACCCTCTGATCATTCGATGTTTTGTAGGAAATCAACGTTATTGTTTTCTGTAAATCTTTCAGATCGAGCCTTGACTGAAGGTAGATTATTACCGTAATCCAAGCATATCCAAACAATTGATACAGAACAACATCCGTGGTGTCTGTCGGAGCCGATCCGATCGAAATCAGATTGTAGATTTCCGAATGCGTATATTCTCCAGATGCGAGGATATTAGAAATATCCGTGAGTATCTGTCGTGGAGACGAATAATTGACGATACCCACCGGGAAACGTAACGCCAACTTCTTCAATTGATTGACATTCAGTACATTCGCAGTCGAAAGTAGATTCGTTCTCCAGCTGAAGATTTGAGATAATCGTCAAATAAGCAGCGAATAACTTTTCATTCTCGGGACGACTGATGTTCTTGAATTTCAATACCAGTTCGCGAATCGTTTCCTTACCGGTTTCGAACAGATAAGGAGCGAACAGAAGGAATTGCTTGTCGTATACGATCTTTTCCAATTCGCTCTGACCCTGGGATTGTTGATTACGATAGGACTTGACGATATACTTAAATACCTTCGAAGCACTGTCAATCGTTGGGACTCTGAATCTAACAACTACACCATTCAGCTTCAGTTCGAATACTCTCCCATCATAAGCTGAAATCAGTGCTTCATTGAATTCCTTAAACTTCAAATCGGTAGCGTGCAGATGTGCATCGAATTGTGATTTACACGTATTACACATTGATTTGATGGTTATCGGACTGTCGGGGAGATAGAAATCGCGCAGCAGCTGGAGGAAGTACAAACGGTGTGCATCACAGATTTCACCTGTCGAAATTTGCTTGTTATTTGCCGTATCGAAAATCAATACGCAGCGACGAATCAAATCTTCAGTAACTTGAATGATCGCTGGTTGGTCGGTTTCCATCACTGTTGAGAAATTTGCAACTTCCTTAACAGTTGGACAACGGTAAGCGAATTGCCACGATTCGGGGTACAACGCACCACCATTGGGAAGATCAACTCTTTCGAGTTTACGATAACCTTCCATTGAGTTGGGAGGGGACACAGTTTCGGATGGGGACTGGTTCGAAGTCGCTTCGAGCTTTTCCAATTCGTCGATGTCTTGCATACTGTTCATATTCAGTATAATTAGAATTATTTGTTATTTGAAAAAACTGATTAAATCGGAGATATTTGATTGTTCCTTTTCTTCTGTATTTACAGTCGTTGGACTATCAAAAAAATTGGATAATTTTTCCGCCTGACCTTCCTTGGTTTTCAGGTACATACCCGGATAATTGCTCATCGAATAGATATTGACACCCGATTTTTCAAGAATTGAAAGTACTTTGATGGTCTTCTCCTCGTACGTAGTAATTTCATCAGTTGTGAAACGAGGGATGTGCTGGTCATTTGAGGATGTAGATTGTTTCTCCTCGTTTTCGGCCTGTTCAAAACCAGGCGTCTGTGACGCCCCCTTCGGTGCTTTGTCTCTTTGGATAAACATAGAATGATAATTTCGTGTAACACTTACGTATTATATATGTATAGAGAAAATCAAATAATTAACAGCGTTTAACACCCAAAGGTGATGATACTTACAAAAGAACAGACATATCGATTGATAATTAACAACCAAAAAGCGAATTCTAGACGGTTCAAGACATCGACGAAAATTCGCTGGAAGTGTCTCAATTGTCAGAAAGATATTTACGTGAGCGAAAAGGCGTATTCTGTTTCTACCATTTTCTGTAATGAATGCAAACCATTATTCTTTGGGAAGGAAACAATCGCTCAGTATCATTATCTCAAAATGCTCAAAGATTATCAGTTGAAACAATTATATCTGGTATTTGGTAAGCCCACGTTCATCGAATGACAAAAGGAAAATTTTATGTTTAATACTTATGGGAAATCTATTTGTTGACTATATAGACAAAATCAAATTACACGTACAGAGCTTGGAGGAATCTCAAGCTGTGAACGCAATGATTATATTCTTTAATCATGCATTCATGGAAAAGAACAATTTCTTCGTAGCGGACTTCAACGTCAAGAATGTAAAGTATGTTCAAGTAACATACAATCAGGTAAAATCGAATATACTCAGTAATGACGAGAGCGTTAAAATCTTCGACAACATATCTGTCGCGAATTTGAAGCTCTTGAAATTCATCCTAACCAATCTGAAATACAACTATCAAGCCTATGCAGAATATCTACAACCTATAATCGACAGGGAACAAATTTCAATACTCATACGATTAATAATCACTGCACAAAATTAAACACTATACATAATACTTAAGAATAATGGGAAGTCAAGATTTCAATGAGCCAGTGTTTGTTGTTCTACCAGGACACTACGAAAGCGCTGCATCAGCAAGTCAATCAGATCCGAATGCAGCCCGTACCATCATCCGCATCATAGGGTGCGATAATAATGGTTACTGGCTGGATTCGGACGGCAAACGCTATACAGAAAGTGATTTACAATATAATTGGGTAGCGCTCGATACCGTTCCTACCCTCAATACATCGAAGAAACAGACCGCAGCCTTATTTAGGGGATTCAAACCCACTCCGGAGCCAAACGGAAACGGACCCCAGCTGGATAAGCAAGAACCATATCAATATCAGTCCTACGGAGAGGATCCGGACGATATAGCGGGTATTGATTTTACACCCTCCAGTCAAGCTCCGGTTACGACCCCAAACGACCTTTAGACAGCCTTCAAAGGCCGAATGCAAGCAATAGAACAAGAAAACAAATCGAGCAGGAATCGAGTAAGTTTAACGAAATCGATTTCCTACTGAATAAGGCACACATCGATGTATTGAATCAACAGTCTCAAGAAAATTACGGTATATCGAAATACAAACCAACTGTGATTCAACTGAATCTCGAATTTGAAATACCATACGATTTATCGAAGATTCAACAAATTATCGAACTGTTTAATCTGAAGCCAATCGATGTAGTCAATTATCTCTATCAGTCCGTAGAATACCCCGAAGCCAGTATTAAGCAGAAACTGAGAAACTTGCTGATACCTGATGTTCAACCCACCTTCGAACCAGATGAACCAGTATCAAAACAGAAGATTCAGACTCTTCACAGCACGACTACTTCCGGAGGACCTTCGAACGATATAGCGGGTATAGGTAAAGCTCCCTCCGGAGCAGCTCCGCACGATATAGCGGGTATAGGTGCTACGACTCCCGAACGTCCCTTGGGAGCGACTACTGGAGCCACTTCGGACAGCCTTCAAAGGCCGAATGCAAGCAAATCAACAGAGAAAAAGAAACCAAACTTCTTCGATTTCTAATCTTTTCAGGCAATTCCCAGCATATCCAACAACATTCGAAAAATGACAACAGATCACGTTATTTGGGATTCAGAGTGTATCAATCTATACACAGAAGATAACAAACCCATGGAAATTGGAGATACCTGTTATTGTTTGATTTTCAACACAATCGACTATTACAGACCTATTCTGTGTCGGGCAGTTATCAGGGATGAGAAGTTCGATAATGGTTTGAACAAAGAATATTACGTACAAATACTGGAATTTTTGGAAACTCCACGAAACGTAAATACATTTGTTTTAGGTAAGCAATTTGTTGTGTACCCTCTGGATGGTGAAAGCAAGATCAAATCACGCAAACTACAGGTTTTAACTCATCGAACAGACTACGCAACCCTTACGTTTCCAGTAAAATCATTTTTCTTACGTGGTGAGCTCGCTCAAATCAAACAGGTAAGATATGATTTCGGGGTTTGCATGAGAGATGATTTAACCCAAATGCTGGTTGAAACCAATTCTTACATCGAACTGAAATGATTGATGAATTACAGGAACTATACGATTACGCTGGTCTAGAATACGAGCAGACATCGGACATTGCCATCCCCAAGGGTGTAGAAGGTAGTTGGTTACAGAAGGGAGACAAAATCCATTCGGTAATCAACAAGATCCATATTATCAAATTGCATGGGAACTATCCCGCGATGGAAAAGGACATTCCAAGAAAATCCAACTTCTTCGAAGCCAAGACGGTAACGGATTTGTGTAAAATGGAAGGATATGGAGCTGCACATTACGAGGTGGAAGATTTCTTGTATTGTCGATATATTGGTGTTCCCATTAATCGTTTGATAACTTTACGACGCTTCCCATACCCATGTACAGATAATATTATCGAAAAGGATATTCAGGGTCAACCCGATATTGCTCGAATGGTAACATACTCAACCAATGAAGTAAACAAATTCGAAGATATTCTGAGCTTCCAATACGGAATGAGATGGAAGGAATTGCAGGCCGAAATGGAGCAAGCGTCTATGACTGGAGACCAATCGGGGTTATCAGGATTCATGAAGTCGGTGGGAACTATCATGAATGCTACGTTAAATGCCAATGCGGTCTCGGGCCGATCAACTGGTGGTCCAATGAGTCAATACGACCCCAAACATGACCAGAATAAGGTATATGGTCCTGTTGACTCGATTTCGCAAACAAACATTCGCGATGTGGGTCTTGATTTTCAGAAGGAATTCGAACTGACATTCGACTATGAATTACGATCAATCGGAGGCAAAACGGGTGAATTCGCATTCAAGGATATTATAGGTAATGTATTGGCCTGCACCTTCCAGAACGCCAAATTCTGGGGTGGTGCCCGATACTGGGTCGGTGAAAGACCTACGAATTTCGCACGAAAGATCGCTTACTTGAATTCTGATAATGTTGACGAAATTCTTACGAAAGCAACAGCCCAGATTAAGGCTGGTTTGAAGCAATACTTTGGTTCGAAGGAAAGTGCTCTGAATACATTGAAACGTGCATTACGAGGAGGCTTCGCAGTTGCAATTGGTAAGATTCTCGATGCAGTTGGACGCCCCGGTATTCTTACGATGAATTCATTACTTTCTGGTGAACCAACTGGATTCTGGCATGTTACGGTCGGAAACCCCACGAATCCCATCATGGCTATTGGTAATTTGATTCTGACCGGGGTCGATTTCAAATTCCCCACCGATACACTGAGTTATGGTGATTTCCCCACGAAGATGCAGGTTATAGTTCGATTGAAACCGGGTATGCCCAAGGACCGTGCAGGGATTGAAACTATATTTAACCATGGTGCTCAACGTATCTATTGGGCTCCGAAATCGGTTAAGAAACATCAGGGTAAATCGGTTAAACGTAAGTATCGTTCATTCTTGGATTATGCAGCAGACGAAATTACTTCAATGACCGAACGAGCTTACGATTTCATCGCGGGTGGAGTGAAAGCTGCAGGAGATGCAGTCTCTTCGACACCGAGTCCAGCCAAGACACCAACCCCTTCCACCGGAAGCAAACCGAGCACCGTAAAAGCCTCGAAATTGAAATAAAACGATTATTAGACGATTCAATAACCTATTGACAGATTTCGGAGTCTAGTAAAATTTGGGATAGTGTAAAAATATATAAAACTTTTGGGAACATTTCCCTATATCATTTTTTATTACTATCTTTGTAGTAGATAAAGGTGGGAGCTATGGTTCATCCCGCAGCACTCTCCTGAATCGTCCACCACAACTTATAATCATACGTAATCATCAATCAAATGAAAATCTCTGACACCTATGCAGTGGCGGTCGCTGAGCAAGATGAAAATAAATCCAGATCGACTTCGGTTGATTTGGCAGGCAACGCAGCCACAGCGAACCGAAGACTAACCACTTTCGTTCTGAAGAAGTATCTTGCTTCGAACCCCGAACGAAACACTCTCAAGCAGCAAATCACCGTTCTTCGAGTCAAGATCAAAACATATAAGTCTCAAGGCAACCACGAAGCACAAGAACAATGCGAAGTTATCCTACTCGAACTCACTCAGAAGGTAAAAGATTTCGATCGTGCTGTAATCGGTCGAAACAAGGAAGACATCGAGAAGTACAACACCGCAATCAATTCGGATCCGGAGATCAAATCCCTCAAAAAGGAGATCAAGGCAGTTCGCGATGAAATGAAGGAAAACGACGTTAAATCGTTACTTTCACAAATGCGAACTCTCCGACGCGAACTCAAATTCAAGCTCACCAACGAAGAGTATGAAGACTTTGATTTCGTGGTAGATCTGGATGTCGAATACAATCCGAACTCTCTCACCAATCAGTATATCGCCGTAATGGTTAAGCTCAGTGAAATCACCGGGTATTCACCTTCCGAACTTCATTCGATGCCAGCAAATCGCGTGAAGAGTATCATCGAAGAAAATGCGGAAAACAACGAAGCTGAATCGGAAACGCTTAATAGCCGATTGCTGGAATTGAATGGTATGCTGGAAGCACGTAAGCGCGTCATCACTGGATCGAATGACCTTACCGCTATCTTGATGGCCGACAAGAAGAGTCACCCAGAGGTCTCCGAACAAGAACACTACCGTAAATCTAAGAATATCATCGCTTCTTCGTACGTGAAGTACGTTGAAAACGCAGCATATCGAATCTGCAGCAAGCTAAACCTTCTCCATGAGTTCGCCGAAGCAATAAGTATCGGTTACGAAGCACTCGCGAAAGCTATCAACAACTGGGAAAAGGCACAACGTGAAACTGAAGTACCCATCTCATTCGAAGTCTTCCTGAATAAGTCTATTTCGATGTATATTGAGCGTGGATTGCTCGATGTTACTGGTAATGGTACTATTTCAGGTTCACTCCGAGCTGACAAGTATTCGCGTGAAAACGCGTATATCAGAAAGCGAATGTCAGAACTCAGAGCTGAATTGGGAGACACACTTCCCGACGACTACCTGATGTCAATCATTCGCAACGAGCTTGGAGATACGTATAGTCAAGGTAGTGTAACTACTGAATCCGACTTCGTATCAATCGTCGGAGGTGATTCAGCCGATAGTGATTCAAATGATATTTGGTCTAATATCGTTGCCGATTCGAATTCTGACGATGCTTCCGATATTCTACAATCGAAGGAATACTACAATCAGCTGTTCGAAGCCCTCAAGAAGCTGTTTACCGTTAAGAAGAAGGTAATCAATAAGAAAACGGGCAGACAAGAAGTCACCGCCGATAAGATCTTCAAGCCCGAAGATCAGCTGTTGTTTACTCTCGCATACGGGCTGAAGATGAAGCAACTCCCCGACGGTACCGAACGTATGTATACCCAGAAGGAGATGGCTGAAGAGCTGATGAAGTATAACCAATCGAAGGGTATTCACAAGACCATGTCGCAGTCTGCCGTCAGTACCGCTCTGGATAACTTAAGGAAGAAGGTTGCATTGGCACTCGATCAGAATCCAGGTCTGAAGCAGCAACTTCGACTCATTTACGATCACTACAAGCTCCATTCAAACACGATGGAAATGATCGCCTATGAAGAGGAAGAATCCGACGCCGACGCATAAGCGTCGGCGAGTGATTTACTAAGTGATAACGGGGCGTTGGTTTGGTTATTAACTGACTAACCGACGCCCTTCATCATTAAATTAGAGAAATATATGCATACATTAAATGAAAGCGAACAACGTCAGATATTAGACGATAGAAAATTAGTTCAAGAAGTTTTCGCGGTTAAATCTAATCAGTTTAAGTTCGATAATGGTACTTTCTTGGCCAAGATCGATTTGAAGATACATAACAATTTCGGTTTGTGGAATCACGCTGCAAATTCGATGGACTTTGATACCTTTATTGAGTCGATTAAGCAACACATGCGAAAGCTTGGACACAAGGAAAATCAATTGGTGTCCGATAATGATATTAAGCGCTTAGCTATTGAGTATGGAAAATACAAGGCTTAAACGAGCAGTCGAATTCCTTAAGAATTTCGTATATACTCCAATTATACCCGATTCAAGTATTCTCAACAATTTTATGATTGTTGAGAACAACTTGAAATCTATCTTTTCAGCCTTTATACAGATCAAGGACTTTTGCCTTGAAATGTATGATAATTTCGATCAATCGAAAATCATTGAATCAATATACAATAAGATTCTGAACCAACGATACCTGATCGATTTATCAAATATCATAGGTAAGAACCTTTTCAGCTTCGTTTTGAATGATCGAAATCTCATCTTAAACGTTGAGAAGCAGGGAACTGGGTTATACGATATTTCAGTGGACGAAACGAGTCAGATCAATATCGATATACATAAGTTTATCGTACAATTCAGAGGTATAGAGACCATTCAATACCCTTCCGTATCATACTATACGGATGACAATGGGCTGAAGAAGATACGCGTTTCATTTATCGACAATACGGGAGAAGCTAAGCAAATATTGTTGTATTAGGCTTGCCTGATCGAAGATCGACAACGTGACCGAAGGTCGAACTTTCGATGGAGTGTCGAAGATTGATTGATTTTCGATGAAATCGAATTACGCACTAGTTATTTGGCATTATCGAAAAAGAAAGGGGGCGGAAAGGTTTTGATACCTTTCCGCCCCCATCATTTGGAGAGATTCAGTATGTTCCAGCTTACATTGGATCTTCGAGGAAGCTGATGTCTACCAGATTGTCGTTGATTCTTTGGTCAAGCATGATCTGTTCGGGTGTGATACCATCCTGATACCATTCGGGAGCTGCGAACTTAATCATGTCGTTCTTAGATACGGGATCTACAACGTATACATTGATTTTCGAATTACGAACGCGTGCAGCATGCAGGATTTGAGCAGCGCAGTGGAGACATGGAGGACTCGTAAGGAACATGTTGTATTCCTGTTGGGGGTCCAACGGAAGCGAACTGAGCGCGATTTCTTCGGCATGCAGAACATGCTCAAAGGTTTTATATCGTCCTGGTTGATTATGATCGAAACCTTCCAGTCGTTCAGCGTTGGGCAGAACTGATTCGTTTACCCCAGCCGATACGATATTACCATCTTGGTCCGTAATAACGCATGCAACCTTACGCTTGTTGGACTTCGAAATGTTCTTGAGTGCATGAACATATTCGATCAGTCTCTGAAGCATAAATTCATTCTCGTGAGCTTCACGTTCGATCTGACGAGGAGTGGCGACTCTATCACTGGCTGCAAAGCAGGCTCTGGGAGCTTCATAGGGCTTACCACTAACTTGTGGTGCTTGCTTCTTAGCGGACTTCTTAGACTTCAGAGCAGATTTGATGGCCTTCTTTCGATCTTCCTTGAGAGCTTCAGCGGTCAAGTTTTCGGAAGAATCGATCAATCTCTGGATGAAGTCAGAATCCGAGAGGTTTTCGGTTTGTGCACGTCCCAAGAATTCCAGTAGTTGGTCTTCCGGAATGGCGATGATCTTTACATTCATTACTTATCAGTATTTATGTTTACGAGAATTTTGTGGATGATATGAAAATCGACGCATGTGTAAAATCGGGGTTTGACCCGCAATACGATATACATCGACTCTCATTTTCTACCACTATTATCCGTCTGTTATAACCAATATGGAACATTTTTAAGGCTCGATTTAAGCGATATTCGGAGCATATTTGAGCTCATTTTAAGCCCTTTTCGGAGTCTTTTCGAGCTCATTTTAGGCTCATTTTAGGCTCGATTTTAAGCTCATTTCGGAGCCTTTTCGAAGCCTTTGAAGCCCCTACGTACCGGTAAATTAAGCTCAAATAGGCTCCGAAAGTCACTTACCAAGGTATATGCCTTATCTGACCCTAATTGAGCACTCTTCTCCGGTACGCAACCTTCCAACCAAAAGAGAAAGGGACCAAGATTCTCATCTTGATCCCTCCCACCGTAGTCTCCACGATGTGACCTACAACCCAATAACAAATAAGCACATGAAGTCTTACAAAAATAGGTCACGATCGAAAAACCACGGGTGAACAAAGGTCGCAACAGCTTACATCGTGCAAGTTGCACGAGCTATTATGGCGATATGTTGTGTGTTGGACATATTGCGAACCATCGCTCACATGTATATTATCCGTAATTGCCTCCGATTATAGGCGTTTTCTGACCATAGAGATGGTATTTGGGATATGAATTGGTCACCAAGCCATTTCTTCCCTATGCATTGCTGCACACCGGTGATATACCCAAACACATCGATGCACACCGGTAGATTATGTTCATATCGTCTCGTTTTGGGTGTTACCAAGGCATATACCTTAGTTCGAGTCATTTCGAGCATCTTTACCGGTGCGTAATTTCCTCATTACAAAGAAGGGACGAGAGGGTTTATTCTCTCGTCCCGTTCCTCCAACTTATAACTCGTAAACTCACGGGTTATTTTTCGAATTGCTTGTCCATGATCAGTTCGAAGACCTTGGTCCAGAAGGCATAGTAAGTGATTTTCTTTCGATCGCGGCAGAAGCGCACGACGTTCGCGATGAACCAGAAGATGGTAGCGAACACGAAGAATGGCAGCGCAGACAGAGCGAACAGGATGAACACTAGATACGCGGCAGCGGTTGAGAATGACTTGGTACTCATGATTCTTATTACTTAGTTGTTATTGGATGATTGATTGTTCCTTGATTGAGGTGGGAGGTGTTGTTCACTCTCACATGTATATTATCCGACAACTCAAGACCTTATGGGCGTGTTGAATGTGGTATGATGGCGTCTAGTCCTATATAGCATCCAAAAGACGTAGCGTACCAGTATATTCCCGATGGACAACGTTGCGTACCGGTGAATTAAGTGTATATCGTCTCGTTTGGGGTGTTACCAAGGTATATACCTTGGTTCGAGACTTTTCGAGCACCTTTACCGGTGCGTAATCTTCATGAAATGAAGGGAGGGGAATTCGAACCTGGTTCGAATTCCCCTCCCAGCTTCTTGACACCTTAGAGTTCTACGAGGTTCGTAAGTTCCTTCTTGGTACCTTGCTTGATCACTTCGGCGCGAATTGCTTCCTTGTCGCCAGCGTGCTCTTCCTGGATGGCAGCAAGAGTTGCCTTCTTGATCGTGTAGATTTCGCCGTCGATTCGGACCTCACATGAACCCGTGTTAGCGTTTTCACGAGGCTTGTAGTAGGTCACGATGTAGGACATACGAGAGATCAGGTCCTGGAGATTCTGGAGGTTTTCGACCACTGCGCGGTACTTAGTCTGCGTAAGTTCCGTGAAGGACTTGAGAGCGTTGTTACTTTCGATACGCTGCTTGATGATAGCACGAGCGTGCTTGTTTTCCCACCAGGTAGCGAGCGTCAGGAGTTCGGGATCGAAGTCAGGCATAAGCTTCAGGATTGCCTCGGCACCTGCTTGAATCTTCTCTTCGCGTTCAGCATTGAACGCAGAGCGGGTTTGATCAGCGGGGAACGTAGGAGTTACACCCTGGAGTTCTTCGTACGTGGTGAAGTTCGTGTCAGCTGCGTTAGCGACGTTGAGTTCTTCTGCGAGGAGGTTCATCTTCTTAGACATGATTGTAGAGAGATTAAATTGTGGATGATTTGATTTTGTTGTTTGGAGAGTGGTGACGTTGTGACGTTGTGTCGTTGTCGTCATCATTCTCACATTGTATATAACCGATTTGTCTTAGCTTTATGGGCGTAAGCTTCATCGCTCATACTCATGTGGTGGTGACGTCGTCGTCATTCACTCTCTGTATCTATATCATCCGACAACTCAAGACCTTATGGGCGTGAATAGGGTGTATACGCGCGTGCATATATTATATATGATATAGAACTCGATAACGTTGCACACCGGTAAAAAGACTCGGCACACCGGTAAATCATTGAATCAAGAAGTTGCGTACCGGTAGATGTTCTCCAAATGGTTCGAATCAAGGCAATATGCTTACTATACTAGGAATATAGACTATGTGTCGAGTATTACCTGGTACGTCAAAGTGTCCAGAAACGCACCAGGAGCGATTTAGACCACTTTCATCAACTTAGCGTACCGGGAAAAATGCTCGAAATGGCTCGAATCAAGACAAATACCTTAGTTTGAGCTTTTCGGAGCTTAAATGAGGCTTCAATCTCGGTACGTAAGGATTCCATTTCACCTCCAAAAGGTAACGTACCGGCGAAAACGCTCGAAATGGCTCGAATCAAGGCAAATACCTTAGTTTGAGCTTTTCGGGGCTTAAATGGAGCTTAAATACTGGTACGTAAGGTTCTCAATTCGGTCCAAATAAGGTCCAATTTGACCCCGAAATATACACATACAGAAAATACACGATTATCAAGATATATAGCTTAAATGAGTCCTTTCGGAGCCGATTTGGGGCTTATTTTCAGGTGCGTTTTGTGCTCATTCGGAGCCAAATTGGACCCAAATTAGGCTTGTTTTGGAGCCTTTTCGAGCTCATATAAGGCTCGTTTTAAGCTCATTTCGGAGCCTTTTCGAAGTCTATATAAGCGCTATATAACACCCTTATCGAGCTCGTTTCGGAGCCATTAAAATCAAATAATTAAAGCGTTTTCGAAACAATTTCGATAAATGGTTTTTACCAAAATTGAACGAAAACGCCTTAACCTTCAGCATTATGACTACCTACCAATCGCGTTCCAGAGGTGAGGTTCGAACTCACACGGGTTTTTGCCCAGCAGATTTTGAGTCTACCGCGTCTGCCAATTCCGCCACTCTGGAGGAAGGAGGGATCTATACAACGTGCGAGCACGCGAGAAAATCCCTCCCGAATTGTCGCAAATATGACGCTATTTGTGACTAAATCATACTAATTTCTCCCTGTTTTCGGAAGGGTGTGAGGAGTATGAAACACTACTTTACCGTGCTTATTAAGTTTCAATTCAGGTCCGTGCGCACATAGTCTAAGCAAAAAACCAAAAACCTGAAAAGATCTCGTTTATTGATTACATTTGACGGTAATCAAATAAGCTATCAAACGAGAAAAACTAGCTGCGTCGTTGTTCCTCAGGGATTCGAACCCCAACCAACAGAACCAAAATCTGTTGTGCTACCGTTACACCAAGGAACAAGCCATCATCCACATAGCGTTTGTCAACGCTCCAGCGTCGAATCAAAGAATCAAAGAATAAAATGTCGTGACGTTGAAGGGATTCGAACCCTTATCGCGAAGCCTATGGATATTTCGCCACAACGTCTACCACCAGTTTTTCGATTTATCCCCCTAACGTATCGTAAAACGAACCTATGCGGGAAAACGACTCAGACCTGGAAACAACCATTTTTTCGAATGCGAGAAATGTACTCACATCGGCACAAACAATATGTTTCGCTACCAACGATGCGAATTTATGAGCTTCTCGTAAAGGAGATCAAAGATCTCCAGCGGAACGCAAGCTCCAATATTGTCTAGCTGGTTTCTTTTGTTGTTCGAACTGAGATTTACGCAACTAATCGGAAAACATATTATTCGAACTTTTCATGAATTCTCCAATATGATTAGTTGGACCGGTGAGGATTTGTAATGGTTATAAGCGGGTGGAGACCGTGTATCTTATCCTTCATACGTTTGTTAAACATTTTGTTGAATATGAATAGCTAGTCTCTCGTGTTGCAGGAGAAAAATGTTCGTCGAATGAACTTCGAAACACAAATCTCCACCCGCTTTAAAACTTACTGTACGCGAGTTATTAACTCCTAAAGTTCGATAACGTTGTTGTTTTCGACCTTCTTCGTATCAGCGTGGCTCAGAAGGAGCTGACGACGTTCTTCGGTAGGCATATCAGCTGGGAGGCTTGCGAGATATGCAGAGTTTACACGATAGTGTTCACCAGCAATGCTGACAACCTGAGACTTCTTGGAAGTCGTTGCACGATGAGCGTAGAACGTAGCGATGTTGTTCGCAACGGGGATGATCTTGACGATACCAGCGTAGGGGGCGAGAGCTTCGCGGAAATCACCGTTGATGAATTCCTTGAACTTATCAGCACCACCGAATTCCGTCTGAATTTCGGTCTTAGCTTCCTTCAGAGCTTCCTTATCTTTGCCATACCAAGCGGGAACGAGAGTCTTGAGGACCTTGAGGGCCTTTTCTTCAAGACCAAGCTTAGCGAGGAGTTCCAGACCTGCGTTGAGGTTTGCGAGTTCTTCGGCAGTGTAAACACGACGCTTTGCTGCCTTCTTTTCGAGCATTTCAGCCATAATTGTAAATTTTTAGTATTAAAAAATATCGAAATTGGGAGAGTTTACTCTCAAATTTCCTGAATCTGTTGCGCTCCGAGAATCAAGTTAATCAAGAATTTCTCTCTAGACTTTTCAGACTTGAAAGCAATCAGTTTCTTGTAATCTCTGAGTTTAATCTCGTACGTTTTGCCTCTGAATTCGATAAGAGTTGTACCCTTAACCTTTTCAGTTTGCTTTCGAGCGAGTTTCTTTTCCGAGACAAGTTTAGCGTTTATTTGGCTAAACTCTTCTGGAGAAAGTTTGGTCCAATCAATTTTTGTTAAGTCAATCATAAACGGTAAACATTGTTTCTCGATCATTGTTTGGAGACCTTGGGGTTGATCAAACACGTGACCAAGCCCCTTATTCTCACATATATTATCCGAAGGTAGGGGTGGATATAGGGAGAATATAATGAAAGGTCCAACAATTTTTACGCATTACAGAATCCAGTGATTCACCCATTCTTGTCACGATTACGATCGGTGTTCGCAAAGGAGACAAGCGTTACCACATCGGACGGCATTCTTTTCGGAGATTATCAGAACCTTTGGTTGTTTGGTTTTAGCGTCGTATTCAATCATCTTCTCTCCGGTTGGTTCCCAATACGACTTCAATCCGAACGAACTCAATTCCCTAAAACCAATGATGGGTTCGGATGCTTGTTCAACATGAATGATTCCATTATACGAATTGATGAGTTTGTAGTATTCTCGGAAGAACTCCGAACCAGCATGAACCAGATATGATTTGATTAGTTTTGTTGTATGTCGTTCGGAGATGTTTCGATTAGCTATCTGATACTCTTCTTTTTGTCTTGGTCCGAACTTGGATTCTTTCGTTACTTTATAGTACTTAAGTATTTCAAATCTTACACGACGTAATCTCAACGGTTGGAATTCGGTAAATACCTTTAACAACAATTGAAGAGCATTCAAACCATTTTGATTGGGCAGAATCGGTTTGACAATAACGAGTATTCTATTTTGCGAAAACCCTAAATCGATCAATTTACGCATCTGAAGAAACATCGTTTTTACGGTCATTATGTTCTTCTCAAACATGCTTCCACCCATCCCATTGATGGTGATATGCAAATAGATTCGATCCTTGTTCGAAATGCAGAAATTGATGAATTCATCGGTCAAATTCTTTGTTTCGATAATCGTTATATCTGTCAAACGACCTGCGAGTATATTTAACTTACGACAAGGGTCCGAACTCTTCCACCAAGAGATTATTGGTTTTTTGATGAATTTCGAATTCGATACGCTACTGGTTGGCTGCGATATGTTCATATTCTAATACTTATAAAAAGCGAGTGGTAAGCGTTTCCCAACGCCCACCACCCTTCGCTACCTTCGATCGTATGCAACTCGTGCTATTGCATACTCGTTGGTCCCTTCTTATCCTCATTTATATAAGGTAAGCTTACTATTGCTATTTTCTGAGCATTTTCAAACGGCTGGTAATCGAATCATTCAAATCGAAAGCAACTCGATTAAAGAGACTATCCAATAGATAGATAACACTCCAGTCGTTCGTGTGACGGTTGGAACGCCCTATTGCCTGGATAATCTTTTCATTACAATTTCGCTGATACCAGAATGGATATCGGTCCATCTTCGCACGAATGTACTTCGTTAGAGATGTGTAGGGTACTTTCACCAAAATTTGGAAGCGACACATATTGTCTTTCAAATCCAACCCTTCGTACAAACTCGGACCAACCAAAATCTTATCATCTTTCGAATTGATGAATGTTTGAATTGCTTGTTCACGATTTGACGAATCGTAGAAGATGAATCGTTCTTCGATACCCTCCCGAGCGACTAACTCCTGGATCTTGTTCGTAATGTTGAATGTTCCCGTATGAATTACACCTCTTTCACCCTTATGCTTCATGCAGATTCGGAGCATGTCCGAAAGAACCTTATCTATATTCTTATCGAATTCAGCATAACTCAATTTCCCCGAATTACACAAATAAATGGGTGATTTAGAGAAATCGAAAGTGCTTGGAGCGGTTATAATCAGGTAATCATTGGGTTCCATTCCCATCAGTTCAGCGAATTCCTTCGCATTACCGATTGTAGCGGACATGAATAATCCCCTATCGATCTTCGAAAGGAAATTATCTCTAACCGTACGGTGTTCGCTCAAGTCACGAACCACATACTTGGCGGCCTCATTTTCGATGAATAGGTCTTCCGGACGATCCTTGATAATCTGTAAAATAACCGAAATACGAGCGGAATAGTCACTCAATTGCTCTTGGTACTTACCAAATGTGGATTCGAACAAATCTCGAAAGTCTGGAGATTCCTTGTAGTTATTGATTAGACTTTCCAGTGATTTTTCGATATTTGTGAAATCCGCTTTGAACTTGCTAAGTTTATCCCAACAATTCGCCTTCGTAAGCTTAACCATCTGAAATCCCTTGATAATCCAATCAATTCGATCAAGGATATACTTACTATCCGAACTCGCTCCGAAGTAGTTTTGAAACGCATTTATATTCGACATCATCCCATTGAAGATATACGGAGTCAATTCGAAATTAAACATGTTACAAATAATATCGGGCAGCAAATGACACTCATCCGCGATGGTCAAGGGCCGAATACTGAAGAACGGATTGAATTCGGAACGCATGATATTCAAGAAATATGCGTAATTGAATACTGCGCAGTCCGACTCCGAAGCTTCCAATCTCGCAACTTTATAGGGACATGTGGCGAAACAATCTAGCTTCGCTAAAGCTTCACCACTAAGAGATCGACAAGGTCTTTTATCGTAAAATACAGGTTTACCTAGTTCTTTGGTGAGCTTCGTACATTGATAATTCGCTAAACCCTTTAACAAAGACATATCCGAATGCAGGCCGAAATTGTTTATATCTCTTTCGATCTGATCCTGTAGAATTTTACTCGATGTTAAGAAGTAAGCGTAGGTCTCGTCTGCAGAGGTTTCCATCTTCTCGAGGATATTACGATAACAAAAGAACGTTAGAAGTCCGATTATCGTTTTACCCGATCCGGTTGGAAATTCGCAAATGATGTATTTTTTGTGTTGTATGAAATAAGCGTGAAGTATCTTATAAACCGACTCGATAAGCAACTTATTTCGTTTAATGAAGGGGTGCTTATCGAGTTCGGTTTTGATACTTTCAACGATTAATGATTCGTTGACTATCATCTGAAAGTTGATTATTGTTTGGTGACTGGTTTACCAAGCGTGTTCACGTTCATTCGATCCAAATTTCGCACGAATTCAAGAAGTCTTGGTTGATTTCCAATTCGAGGAGTTCTCGAATGCGTGCTTGCAGCTCTTCGTATGTATAATACGTCTCCACATCAATTTTTGATTGTGCTCCAATCTTTGATTGCTTGAAGATACTTAGTTCGAATCCCTTCTGAATACCCGTAATACGTGCGTATACGATCTCTCCATCTTCGGCTGAAATCATGATTTCATTATTCTTCGTAATAAAATCATTTACCGAATATACTCGATTGATATCCAATTGTTCGGACCACTTACGTTCTCCCTTAGGAGATTCGAGTGCTTTTATCAGCTGCTTTGTGGAGATTGTCGTATTCACCGTAAGTCCACTGAACAGAACATTCACTTCACTCGTGGGTTGGTAGAATGTTATCATCGCATCGGTGACTTCATCCCCAATAGACTTCAGAGTTATCTTAAGCTTATTGGAATACGGTACAATACGATTTCGAAGCATATCGTATTCCGGATTGTGCTTGATTTTGGACTTCTTCTCCTTGAGTGCGACAGACTTAAGATAGTCGGTTAAACGGACTTCTTCGCCATCCTTATCCTTGAAGAGAACCACATTCCACTTGATTCTACGAATATCGAAATCTAATGGTAATTCGTACCACATCCCGCGAGAAATGTATTTCTTATTTTCCTTGGGGACTTCGATAATCGTAACGGGGAGGTTTGTTTCTCCATCGAGGATTATCTGTTCACCGATGATTTTGTTCGTTTCGACAGAATACTTGTTCGTTTTCTTATCGAACGTAATCAAATTCATAGCGGTAAGAGCATCCACGAGAGTTACGAACTTATCATCTGGATATTGTCCGAACATCTCTCGTAAATCTTCATACACTGGATTGTTGTCTCGTATGAACTCAAACATATCCTGCATTACGACAGAAATATGTTTGGTTCGAATATTTTCGGTTGGTTGCATATTTAGTGAAAAGCGATTAATGTAGATGTTATTGGTTGGTTATCAATAAGATTTCGAATGCTTGGTGGGTTCGTATCCCATACGATGTTTGTCACCTTCATTGTCGTGGTCTTCATCATCTTCATCGGCTTCGTCGACACTTGGTCGTTCCTTATATCTTCTGAACAACTCGCGCGCATCATCGAAGAGACCATTCGGACGGTATTCGAACAGCATGAACGCTGCGCAAATACAGATTAACGTAAACAATACGAGAATGTTTACCGTTACGTTTTGTGGATATTCCTTTATTAGTCGAATGACAGCCTTACCGATAAAGTATGCATCAGTCAATATCAACAAACAAAGGAAGAAGAATGAGGTCTTCAATACCCAGTTGGGAGCTTCCTTGGAGGAATACGTAGACCTGTTATAGTTGGATTTCATCGTTTAATATTTGATTATATGTTACGATTCGGACGTTGTACTTTCGTGCCTTATTCATCTTACTACTATTTCCGGATAGGTCGTCGGTTATGAGTAGACTAGTTTCCTTTGTCAAGATTCCATGAGCATACTGAGGATATTTGGTTTCCATCACTTGCATGAAATCCTTTTTCTTCATTCCGGGAGGGTTTCCAGTCAACTCGTAGGTGAATGAATTCTCCGTATCGAGTGGTTTGGTTACGTTTACACCATATCCTTTCAGTCGATCGACAACTGATTGAATTACTCTTACACCGGAGGCTGACAGAACGGTTTGAATCACCTTTTGAGGGATATTCGAGAAGGCTCCAACCGTTTTCTGTTTACACATTATCTGAGCGCAAGCGTTTGCCAGCTTATGTCCAACACCATCAAACTGCAGAATTTCGATCAACAAATCTAATCGAATAGACTTGATCATTTCCAATTGCGGTTTGATTTCGAGTAATGCAATTTCGTCCGACCACTTAGATTTGTCAAACAATTCGATCAGGTTGTAATCGACTGCTGCACCGATCTTATCGGCATTGACAGGTCCAACCCCGCTCAACTGCAGAATCTTACAAGCATTCAAGAACTTGAACTTCTTCGTTTCATCCGTATTGATACCGATCAAGTGAATACCGTTAATTCGATATTCACAATCCGGCATTGGAATGTTATCGGATGGTTTGACGGTTCGAACAATATACGGAATGATATCACCCGATTTGATGATTTCAATTTCCGATCCAACCCCGACATGATTAGTTTTGATATACCCATAGTTGAATCCTGCCGTTCGTGAAATTACCGAACCATCCAATTCCGTAGGTTGTATACAAACGGTTGGAATTAGCTTACCGGACTTCTTCTGATTCCATTCAATATCCGTAACCTTTACGATAATCGATTTTGGTTTGAATTTGATTGCAACCATGTTGAGAGGGTAGTTGTCCTTTACGGGTCTGGAAGTGAGTGTATGTCCTTCCAAACGAACAGATACTACCAATCCATCCTGTTCGTAGTCCTTCCAGTCCGAGTCCGTTGTGAAGAATGCACGATAGTTTGAAAGACGCAATCCATCCCTCAGTTGCATATCGTTCCAACACTCTCCGAGCTGCTCAATACCATTTGAATATGGAATGAACGACAAACTATCGACAACTGAAGATTCGATAGATTTCTGTTTAATAAGACTACCAACGAAATTACGAGGATTCGCATAGTTCTCAGAATACATCAAATCGAATATCGACCGTTTGCAAATCAATTCCCCACAAACGATAGCTTGTTGATGCTCGATGGTCTTTCGAATGTCTGCGTTGTTCGATAGTAATGCAGTTACATCCAAACCACCTCGGGATTGGATATTCTTGATTTCCTTGGTTTGAAGGTCCCAAACGATCTTGAGTGCACATCCATCAAATTTGGGAGCAATCGAAAACTTGGCAGCATACTTATTAAGCTCGGGGAATTGACGAAAGAACTTTTTCAGCTCATTCAGCAATTTCACATTGTCGGGTACTTCGTTGTCATCCTTGATTTTGTGGAGTGAAATGAGGCTTACACCCGAAGTACCTTCGGAGCTTACCCCTTCAGATTCGGTCTGGGTTTCTTTGTGTAGAGTATACTTCCCATTACGATAAAGTAATGAATCGAAGAACTTCCCTACCATTTCCGATGGTGCTTCGCACGAAAGAACTTCGGTGAGTTCGGATTCAAGCTGATCAAACTCAAAATCGGACATGATTGGGGTTTCTCCTGAATAGTAAGCCTTGATTGCATCCAGATACTGGAGAAGCTTAGTTGCTGCAGCTTCATTGGATTTGCAGACATCGTAAATTGATTGAACGATACCTACATCAGAACGATCGAGTATTTCGAATTGTTGTTGGAATATGTCCTTCAGTCGAGTAAGGACAGTAACATGATTGGGATTCATAAGCACGAATTATTTTGGTGTTGAGAGTGGGGATGATTCGAACACGAATCGAATTTTATCCCTTGAAAATAATATCCGATTTGTCGAGTCGTTATATAGGAACGGGTGGGATCGAATTTCGATCCCACCCGCTTCGTTTACTTCTTAAGTTTTCGAATCATCTGATTTTGATGTTCGATGATTGCCTTCAGATTTTTGGTCCCTTCGGATTCGATTCGAACCGTATCATGTTTGGTAATGAATACGGTATCACGGATTCGAATCGTATCTCTCATGATTAGGGTATCTCGTACCCAGATCGAATCTTGTTTACTTCTCTGATTTGCTGGAGTTCCGCAACTCGTCAATGCAACGGTTGCGAAGATAATCCAGAACAACATAATTCCACATACTATGTAGAACATCGGACGGAAGGCACTCGTTGAGTCCTTATCGTTTTTGTTACTCATATATTACTTGATTTACTTAAAATTACTTGATTATTGCTACACTTCTAGCATTTGGTGTTACCACATGATTTGCAGATATAACAACCATTCTCGAATACATAGTCATCGCCACATTCGGGACACTTGACACCAGCCGAAGTACCGTTTTCCATAAACGACGATAGAAGCTTGATCAGGCGAATAGTGAATGTTCCATACAACGGTTCCGTCTTGTTAATCGTTTTGATTACGAACTTAAGGGGTGTACCGTGTCGGAGTGCCATCGAAAGCAACAGAGATACTTTGTAATGTTCGTTGATTTGTCTACGACCAATATCTGGTTCGTTGATTACCTTCTCGTCTTGCTTGTATTCGAAATCGTAATGACCCTTTCCAACCTTGATCAGTTCACCTTCGATTTCTGGAGTATCTGTTAAACCACGATCCGGTTCACAAACGAAGATTTCGAATGGTTTCGAATCGAGCAATCCAATGTAAACGATATTTTGTTGGCCCTTTGCAGTAAACACATATCGTTTTGCTTTGAGTCGTTCGGGTCTCTTTGGTGCTCTTGTTTGAACGAATTCCTTCGATTCCTTTGGTTCCTTGGAAGAGGCTTCGGTCTGGAATACACCAGCGCGACAACCATCGCGATATACACAAATACCCTTCAGATCACGTTCGTAAGCGGCTTGATAGATTTTCGATACTTCCGAAACATCTACATCATTTGGCAAATTAACTGTCGAGGAGATCGCAGCGGTTGTATATCGTTGAATAAGCGATTGCAACTCAACACGCTTTAACCAGTCAATATCACCTGATTCGGATCCGTACCATGGAGACTGTTCGAAGTAGTTCTGAAGCTCTTCTTCCGACAGTTTATTGTATGTATCATGTACTGGAATGTTGAAATTTCTTTCAATCCAGAACGCGAACTGAGGATGAATATTCTTGTATACGGTAAACTTCTGACCGTCTGCGGGATCGATGAAATCTACCCTATCCGTATCCTTGGTGCACTTGATTCGTCGATAAGTGAATACCTTGAAAATCGGTTCAATCCCGGACGTTGTCTGCGCCATCATCGAGAGGCTACCCGTAGGTGCTGCAGTCGACCATGATACATTGCGACGTCCGAATTTGAGCATTCGTGCAATTTCCGCAGGATACTCATCCTTAAGAGAACGAAGCATTTTGTTGATTCCAATACCGTTTGGATATTCCAGATTTGGATCGAATCCCTTGAATGCTCCATAAAGTACAGCTAAGTCCACGGTTGCATCCAGCTCAGCACGCATCTTTAACGAGAAAATCTTCTCCGCGAGCTTCAATGATTCTTCGGACCCGTATTGGAGATTCATCATTGCAAACAAATCCCCGAGTGCAGTGAATCCAGATCCAGTTCGACGACCATTCAATGCTTCCGCTTTGATCTTGAACCAGATAGACAATTCACGAGTTTTGAGTTCATCGGGTTCTGTACGATCAGTGTAAATCTTGTTAATGATTCGATCGATATATTCCGTATCGAGATCGACAATAACATCCATCAAACGCTGCTGATTGTAGAAGATCTTATAAATCTCCGAATCAGGTATCAACGAATTCAAATTGGAATCGAACAACGACAGAAGATTGACAGAACATAATCTACAGGTATCATACGTTTGCATTGGAAGCTCCGAACAAGGATTGGTCGAAACGGGACGGTATTGCTTATACATGTAGTCCGTACTCATCTCGCGCCATGAGTTCTTGAATAGCAAACCTGGTTCACCAGTGTTCCAAGCGAATTGGATGATATTCTTCCACTCTTCGACAGGATTGACAAGCTTCACAAAGCATTGCGTGTCTTCAAAATCCTGTGGAGATTCGATGACAACCAATTTGTTGAGTTCGAAGTCATTCGGATCGAGTTCGGCAACATCCAAATCGATTGGATAGCGTTGGAAATAGGTTGTATCACCACGCTTGACCGCTTGCATGAATTCATCATCGAAGATAACCGAAATGTTAGCGCCTGTCAAGTTGCGAAGATCCTGTTTATGTCGAGCGAATGCAATCGAATCAGGATGGTTGATATGAATATTCAGCATCAAAGCACCTCTGCGTCCATATTGCGCAATCTCCTTCGTAATGTACGCGAAACGATCGGCAAACAGGATAGGACCAGATGACCAAGTTGCTTGATTATGGATGTCGGCACCGTTCGGACGTAGTTCGGAAATATTCAAACCAGCTCCCATTCGACGTTTCATCGTTTGTGCGAGTTCTTCCGTCTTCAAAGAGATACCACCATACGAATCATGCACGTTACCCAGCACGAGGCAGTTACTCAGAGAGGAAAAGAGATGATGTTGTCCAACACCTTGCATTAACGAACCACCGAGGAGGATTCGATTGAAGTTTACATCCTCGAGGAATTCGGCCTGCAGATCGGATTCATCGACCTCACCCTCCAGATATTTACCGTAAACTGATTTACCGTATTCTGAAAGGTCATTCAGTCTGAGTCCGAAATTCTCAATACCATCTAAACGACGTTTTTCGGTTGCGGCGAATTCCTTGACGTACCGTTTGAACGAATCATTTGGAGTTTCTTCATCTCCGAATTTGTACTTACTCGTCCAAACCGAAGCGGCGATTTCATCACCCTTGAAGAACTCTAGTGTTTTTGGATTTACCATAATGTTTTGATTAGTTGAAGTTTCCAATACCTCAATATTATAGTTTTGCCCATCTATTTTGGACACAAGATATATATCCAAACAGATGGGCAAAAAATTATCATTCCTAATTTACCGGGCATACAACGTTACGAGTTCGCGAGTCTCCTTACATCGTGCGAACCGTGGTGAGTTATGCCATTTCGATTCGACTCAACGTTCGTTCTTCGTTTGGAATAACTTCGTACGTTACGGTTTCGTCGAAATCTTCAATTGCATGGTCGATGATGAAGATGGATTTGTCGGTGAACTTATGAATCAACTTTTTGAATAGTTCTTGGTAGTTCTCAGCTACGTAGCTCAGGTTATTACCGTTATTCAAAGTACCCGAAATCTCATCGATAAACATGTGAGATACCGAATTGTTGATGTTCAGGATATGCAGAGCATAGATCAATGACAGCCCCAGGAAGGTTGTTTCCATACCCGATGATTCGGAAACGGTCTGATAAATGATTTTCGGTACACCATCAGCACCCATCGCGTACGTAACCATCTTGAGACCATCATTCCAATACAACTTGAATGGAACATCATCGAGAATCTGAGACAACGTATTGTTGATAAAGATTCGATAGTAGTCGAACACGATTTCCTTGAAGTACTGCTTAATCATCTTCGAATAGACCTTCCAAATGATTTCGAGATGTTTGTATTTTCGTACATTCACCAAGTCATCGTTCAGAGTCTGTCTGATGTGTTCGTAATTCGATCGTTTACGTGCTATCTCAATGATCGCATCCTGAGAGGCCTTCAAGTCGTTTTCGTATTGTTTCAAATCATTTTCGACTGAAATAATCTGTTCCAACACCTGATCGAATTGCGGTAATACAACCGTTCGAAGGTGTTCCATCTTCTGATTTGATATCTCGATCTCTGTTCGAATCTTATCGATTTCGTTGAGATTCACTTCGATCGATTTGTTGTATTCAGTAGCTTCTTGATTCTCCTTCTGGATTCGAGAGATTTCGTTATTGTAGAACGTACGATCATCGATTTGCTTCTGTTCGAGCTCAATTCGATTATTCTTTCGTTCTTCCAATACCGTTTTCGTTGATTCGATAGAAGATTGAATCTCCTCGATACGAACATTAACGGTCGCATAAGCATCGATAATCTTACGATACTTCGCCGATTCTGATGAATCGATAATTTCACTCAATGCTTCAGCAACTTCGATATTAGTCTTATAATTTTCGAGAGTTTTGATTGCATGGTTGATATTGAGCAAATCGATCGTCAATTGGGATTTCTTATCCTTAATCTTATCGTATTCATCAAAATCAATAACACCATTGCCAAGCTTGTTTCGAACCTCTTCCGTTGCATTCTCCGGATTGGAAATGAACATGATCAGGATATTCTTGGCATCTTCCAGGCGTTTCAGCGAATTCTCGTTCTTAGTACATTCAGCTTCCAGATTAGTTCGAGCGGCTTCGAACTCTTCTATCTTACGTTTGATCGTATCAATATCGTTATCGGAGCAAGACTGAAGTAGCTTCTGCCCGCATTGTGGGCAAACACCAGTTTCGATGATTTGTTTGTTTTCATCGATTTTCTGATTGATCTTGCTCAGTTTGACGTTGCAATCTACGATCGTTTCATTGAGACTGGTAATTGCAGTTTCGATCTTAGTTCGTTTCTCTTCACACTTAACAACCAACGATTTTGTATATTCAGTACATTCATTGGTAGCATCCACCAGTTGTTGGGAGATTTCCTTGTGTTGTGAATTGTACGAATCTAAACACTGCTGAATGAACTCCGACCATTTGGTTTCGATCAATTCACGTTTCTTGGTAGTCTCTTCAAGTTGCGTTTTATACCCTTCGATCTGGGTCTGAGTCTCCGCAATTTCGGACTTAGCTGTATCTATCTTTTCCGTTAAATCCTCGGGAGGGGTTACAACCGCATAAGGATCGAGTATCTCTCTTTTGGTCTGATCAAGAGATTCCAATTGTTCCTGACGAGATTTCAATTCATCATTTTTCGATTGATGGAATTCGATCTGCTCCTGTGGGGTTTTCTCGTCAACAATATACGATTGTTTCTTTCCCGTTAGTTCACGTAGCTCTTGATTTGCCGAAGTAATCTTATTTCGAATACTTTCAGATTCAGCCTTTACACGGTTTTCGTCTGTTGTAACAACATTGATATCCGCATCAACCGAAGCAATATTGTCTTCAATTGATTCTTCGGTGGCTTTGGGTTTCGAGACACTATCGAACAAATCATCTTTCAGTGTATTCAGTCGTTGTTCAAACTTTTCGATGTAATCAACACCCAGATACTGAAGGATTAGTTCTTTCAGAGCAGATTCGGACTTATTCAGTATCTGTTGAATCTTCGAACCGTTGATAAACAACAGATTATTGATTGTTTGTCCGAACCAGGAATCAATGATTGCCTGCGCTTCATTATCCGTAAACTCTTCGTTTGTCTCCTGGTTGATCAAAACGAGTTGTCTCCGAACACCAGCTACATATTGCTGCCAGTCGTTCTCCAGCTTCTGTTCGTCAGTGATTTTACTCTTCCAATCTCGAGCTGCAGCACGCTTGATAACAAATGGTACGTTGTTTACGTGAATATGCAGATTAACCGATACCAGGTTAGAATCGATTAAGTTCTTGTTGAAGATGAGTAACGTATTCTGCACGACCTTACTGGCGACCATCGATTCCGAGATCTGACCGGTAAGTACCCATCGCAACATTTTGTAGATTGTTGTCTTCCCAACACCATTCGTTCCGAGAATTCTCGTAAGTTGACCGTTTGCAAAGTCAATCTGAGAGGGTCCGAGCAGCATAAAACCACCCGTTGAGATACTATCGAATTGTATTGTATTCGCTCTTTTGTCGGTACTAACAATTTCGTTAAGTTCACGAATAAACAGATTTACGACCTCCTCCTGGGTTGCTACATCAACATCGAAAATATTACTCAGTCCAGATTTGAACAATTCAATAATCTGCCCGTGATTGAGAACAAGACTATCGATAGTTTCTTGAGACAGAATAGAATTCGAATCAATCGATTTCTCAGCGATTACGCTTTCTACGTAAGTGGCTAATCCAGTACCATTCAGACCCTCTCCGGATGTGAGCTTATCATAAACGAATGAAATAGTCGGAGAGACTCCGGTGACGAACTTATCAACAATGATTTTACGAATATCATGTTCCTTCGACAGGAGGGTAGAATTCGATTTAATCTTGATGATATTAGTTATTGCCGTATTGAATTCGATTTCCTCCAACAACGATAATATTACGTTGTTGGCATCTCCAGGACCAAATTCGATGGTTGTGTATTCAATGAACGAAGGTAGGTAAACGCATGCCTGTTGAACGATCTTCTTCGAAGTTTCATCGAAATCGTATGCCAGTATACACTTCGAATCTGCCGTTTTCGAAATGAGCTTATCACCATCTAAAAAGTGGTATGTACCCTCTCCGAAGGTATGCTGCATTGTCGAACCCGGATAGTTGAATATCTGATTCTCCGGACCCTGGAAGCTCAGTGTCTTGTGGATGTCGCCTGCACAGATAACACTATTCGCTGGGAAGATTACAATCGAATCCAGTTCGTTCAGCTTCTTCTCGGTCAGCGGTAACTTATCGTAAATGCAGTATTCGCGAAGCATCGCATGATACAAACAAATCGAAAATCTATCGTTTGATGTTTGAGCTTTGATGACGGCATTAATGCCGGTGGCATAGCCACCATCACCCTTGACGGTTGAGTCCTCTAATGAATAGACAACCCAGTCCAGCCCCGGAATGCTGGTTGACTGATACACACCCGAATTTCGAAAGTATCGAATTTTGTTGTGTGTATCGAGTGGTTTGACCGAATCAACAAACGATTGAATTGCGTTGTAATCCGTTTCGGAGTTGTTCTGATTCTTCTGTTTAACCAAATCATGATTCCCCGCAATGATTACGATTTCTTTCAGCGTATCAATTGCGAGGAGTTCAACAATGTGGTTATAGATCAGAGTTCGTTCGGAGTCCGTCGGAATTGCATATTCAAACAAATCACCAGCGATGATATGTGCTGTCGATTGCAATTGACGGACTTGGGAGACTAACGAGGATAACACAGCTTGTGTCTCCCGAAATAATGGCTTTCTATTCTTTATCTGAATATCAGCGCTATGAGTTATTCGATACATAGTAAAAATGAGTAATTACTCAGGGCTAGCCCGTTATGAAATTATGGCGATGTTTCCGTTAGCAACAGGAGCACAATAGTTTACCCTTGTCGGCTTCGAGTCCTTCCCCTTGGATGTTACCGTTGTTGCTCCCATTATACATTGGATCCAAATCAAAGCACTCGGAACAGGGATATTCCATCGTGGGGATATTGACATTCGCACACAAGCAAAAATTAACAAACGCTTCATCGTAGAGTCTCGACAATTCCTTGTTGATCTTGATTAAGTCATCATGTTCGGTAATGAATGAATATGCGAAGCTGCAGCAAAGTTGCGATTCGCAAATATTCAGCATTAACTCGGTCTTCAGATACTTATAGAGCGCGAGATAGTAATCGATATACTCGCGAAGGAGATCAAGCGTCAAAAAACGATGACGTGGGACCAAATGGAATTTGACAAGCACAAGAATATCCTTATCACCATGGTAGAGATTTCTCACAAATTCACCGTATTCGAGTTTGTATGGGATTGTCCGGTCTAGACCGGGAGCCTGTGGATCCCCATCGTTGTTGATCTTTTCGATGATATCGAAAATCCCGCCCTTGGTAGCGTTCGTTGTTTTGTGAGTACCATACGTTTTCGTCAGGTACTCGATTATCTTTTGCTGATTAGGTGTAGATTCTTCTCTGATTCGATCGGTAAATTTATTGTGGTATTCGACAGTTGGATAGGTTTCGAATACCAACGATTCTATTCGACTAAGTCTTTCCCCAACGTACGTGGATGAAATCACACCATACAGGAGATTAACGAATATCGAATAGATTGCGTAATCCCAACCATCGTTGTGACTTCGATAAGCTAGCTGTTTGAAGAATACGTCGTAAACCTGCGACAACATACCCGGACAGGTTTCGAACACTCTTTTGATTCGTTCGACAGTATTCACATACTTCGCTTCCAGGTAGTTGTTGATAACAGGTAACTCTGAAAGACTGATGATTGTATGACTTACGTACAATTGCAGACCATGGTAATACAAGAATTTACCGGGGTTCTTACCATCTTCGATCAGCTTTGATACGATTTTTTCACGATCCGAGGTTACTTCGCGATATACTTCATCCAGTTCAATCGCGAACTTGTAGAACTTCACAACATCGAGAATTGAGAAGTCGCTGATTTCCAGATAGCAATGAACGAAATCCGAAAATGGTTCGACTCTATCAATTGCATGAACGATTCGAATCTTATCAGATGTGAATTGTTCTCCACAAACTGCTGAAATACACTTATGCATCCATTCAGCGGAGTGGAGAGTTTCCCAGAAGTTTTCGTTATCCTTAATCTTATCGATTTCCTTAAGAATACCATTGCGCAGCAACATCGATTCTTTGTCATTTGCGTTTGCGAACAATCGGTGACAAATATCGACACACATCTCGTACATACCCACTTGAATCGCGTTTCCAACTGGGATCGGACGACTGAATACCCCCTGTGTATCGAGATTGTAAACACTATTCAAGTGATTGAAGAACTTACAGATACCGTAATCGAACATGGAAAGATCGATTGTATTCGTAAGGTAGTATTCCCCCTTATCTATGAATTCAACAAGTCCATTCAGAATGGTACAGAACTTATTGAATCGTAATATTTCAGCATTACGCTCTCTGTCGACGTTTCTTAAAACTATCATAATATCATTGCTTTAGAAGGGATTCGTGTCTGAATTGGTTTCGGATGATTCGTTTGCCGGTGGATCGATAAATCCGAATAGGGTTCGAACTCGCTCATACGAGTCAACGAATGCTTTGAAGAGTTCTCGGTTGATTTCCGATTTGTCTTCCGCCTGCATTTTGAAGGGTTTTACATACGAGCAATCGCCGTAACAATAGAATTCTACCAGACCGTAACGAGCTGTTAAGTATTCTATGATGGCGAAGTACTGTGCGATTACATCCTGAATCAATTTCAAATCCAATTTTGGATGTTCAAGGTTCAGATGGAAATGGAAGATAGCTGGATATTCGTTGATTTGTTCGGGGTCGGATTCGCTCCACTCTTTGCATCTGAACAAATCGATCTTGAAGTAGTACTTCTTATCGTTGTTGATACGAGCGATGAAAGCATCGAAGGTTTTCGCTCCTTCCATCTTCTTTCGAATGCTCTGATAGTACTTGTTTTTCTGTACTTCATCGCAATATTCTGAATGGCTTAACCCCTGGTGAAGATAAGGTAATTCGAACGAACACCAACCACCACGTTTAGGTAAGACACGTTGATTCAGTAATTTGCTGAATGTAGACAATGCTCGGTATTCGGCAGTGTTCAATTCCGCTATGAGATTATTGACGGGCTTGTACCCGAGCCGTTGACCACATGCAACATTTAGACAGGTATCGAGAACTTCAGCTAGTTCAGGAATGGTTGCATTTGCCGTAAAGTACTTGAATATCTTTTGCAGATCGGATTGCATAAGTTCAACTTCTTCTCGAACATCATCAAGTCTGATAATCGTACGAGATAGTTGAACTTGGAAGTGACCCTAAAATGGTGGGCATGTATTATCACTGTCCCAATTCATACCGTTAACAGCCGTTTGGAAAACGTTATACATCGCATTCACGATGGTATGTGCTTTTCTCATCGACTGAAGACGAACCGCATCGATTTGGATCTGAACTTCTACATTTTTCGTCCAATCGGCATTGTTATGCCAATTCGAAAACACTGTAATCGAGCTTCGCGTGTCTATATCGGTCGTTTTCGAAAAGCATACATCGAGATTTTCAAGAATCCAACTCATACTGAAAATGGTTTGACAGATATGATATGGTTTCGAATGTATGGCACCACCAACTAGTTTGGAATCGTCCTTTTCTTCCTGGTCTTTCAGTTCCTCGATCTTCGAATAGAAGTATCTGTAAGCATCTCGATACAAATCCGAAAATAGATGATCGTGAATTCTCGACAAATACTGAGGGATCATGTATGGAATGAATTGCACTACAGTCTCTGGATGATGACCATCTACATCAAACAACAGGTATTTGTTGCGTTCGAAGTTGTCCAGATTATCTCGATTGTCCAAGAACTTCAAGAACTTATACCATTCGAAGTTGTTTAAATCGAGAGACCCAATACCGAATTGGTATTGGGATGGTCGTTTAGGATCCGTAAATCTCGTTACTAGTTCACTCAGACAAGTTGAAAGATCTGAAAACCTCTGATAGAGTTTCAAATCTTCCAAGCTTAGTCGCGAGCAGTCGTTTGGTTTGAGCATAATACTAAGTCGATTTGATGGTGACGATTAGGATTCAGTGAATCGTCCGAATCGGAGATTCGATGTTATTAGTTATTTACCGTTTTCGTAGGTGAGGAGGAGATGTTCGTTGATCAGCTTCCATTCTTCCGGAGAGGTTTTGAAGGGCTTCGAATCCACCATATATCCGTAACAATAGAAGTTGTGCAGGCCGAATTGGGTATACAAATATTCGATGATTGCCAGGTATTTATCGATAATCACCGAAATCGAATTCAGCGTGAGTTCGTTCTTATCTTCGTCTACATAGAATTTCAGAGTTGTTCTGACTTCTCCCATTTGTCCCATACTTGGAATCCGCTCAATGAGGAGATCCATGTTATGATCCTTATTGATTCGACTGATGAACTCATCAGTAGTCAGACACGATCCAAATCTTTCGGAGATGTATCGATAGTACTGATAATCATGGATCTCATCGGCGATTTTCGATTTTCTCTGACCGATATGTAGCTGAGGAAGCACGAACGCATTGTGACTGAATGATTGCAGTTCGTTATTATCTGATTTAACCGTATTTTCGTAGAATATCTTGCAAAACGCTGAAAACACACGATAGTTGGTTGATTCGATTTCGAAGGGTTCAAAGGTATCGACTCTGTTCAAATTCGTATCATATACCAAACAAATATCGAGTAACTTCGCGAATACGCTGAGAGGTGTATGCTTCTTGAAATACTCGATAAACTTCTTTCGATCCACTTTTAGCGTTTCGACCTGCTCCTGGAGGTTCATGACACCCATGATAGTGTTGCTTACAAGCATTTGCATATCCGCGAGAATCATTGGACCTTCGTAGTTGGACTCTTCCATGACTCGGATGAACACACTATACATTGCATTTGTGATTGTATGCAAACACTTAACGTTCGAAAGGTCAAATCCAGACGCTCTCAGATGAATATAAACATTACTCCGAGAGTGATCGTTGTCGCTTTCACAGGTGTGAGGTACTTTCTTCTGAATTACGGTGATTTCACGATTTCCGTTTACCTCTACGAAGTCCGACATCAATTCGACGAGACATTCTCGAATCCATTCCGAACTATAGATTGTATCTTGGAGATGTAAACCTTCTGATACTGGAACGGCCTTGTGAGAACCTTCGGAAGTCTTAAGACTTCCGATCTTTGCATAGATACGATCGAATGCATCCCGGAAGACTTTCGGTTTACTATTTGCTGCGATTCGACGACCATGCAAAGTAAACAGGTAGGGTACGAACTGGACGACATACGGGTGAGCTTTGGTGGTTGCGTCTAGCAAACCATCGTTAATTCCCCAGTAATCGAGGTTTTCAGGATTACTCAAGAACTTAACGAAATCATACCATTCGTAGTCGTTCGAACTTACCCCATCAAAACCACAGAAGTACTGATGTTCGAAACAGGAGGCAGTGAGTTCCGATAGGTTTTCAGCGAGATTTGTAAAATCTCGACAAGTTGCAGCAACCAGAGGATTTGGTTGCATTACGTTTCTTAAGCGTATCATATTGTTTGCGTTGTTACGGGTTAACTCCGACGATGTTACGTTGTGACGTTGTTTAAATAGCTACGGGGGTTTCGATTCGGAGGAATCGTGATTCATCGATGTTTTCCTTACACCAAGTGTTTTTGGTATAGCAGAATTCGTTCCAGTTCAGATACTTCGAGAGGCAGTCCTCCAGGAAGTAGATGTTTGCTTCGATCCAATACTGGAACGAATACGTTGATTTACACTCGGGTCCGTTGAAGAGAGTTTGCGTCAGTCCCGGTTGAATATCGGTATCTTGGACCTTGTCCGAATTAACACCAATCAGTGTCTTGACGTTATCCAGATACTTATCGATGGAATCTAGTTGGTTCAAGTAGACGTGACAATCACCCATGTTAAAGATGATCGAATCGGTTTCAATTCGAACGCCAGTCTTCGCTGAAACATAATCGATAACGAGTTTGTTCAGGAAGTAAGCGAACATGAGGTCATACGGACCACCAAGGAACACATCGCATGAACGGCAGTTGACCACGAGGTTGACTCGTTTGGCTGGTCCTTCGGCAGATGATCCCTTCAGTGGTTCTGTCGAAGGACCATCGACCAAACCACCATTGGTAATGAGTGTGTCACCCATCGTAACCCACTGATAACCATACACACATGGTGGAAGTACCATTTCGTCGAGGTCATCGAATTGCCAGAGGTTGATGATATGTCTTCTACTGTCCCAATCCGAAATCATACCTTCTACAAGAGATTCGATTTGCTTTCCGAACTGGTAACCATAAGACTTCCCAATGGTTCCGTTATCATCGGACCAGTTGTTCCAGTAGTTTACCTTGTGGTCCTGGAGCCACTTCAGATCGTTTCGACCCGATACCATCCATAACATTTCAGTGTATGCTAATCGAGGATTTACATACTTTCCGAGAAGTCTTGGAACGTTATTACCATTGACAACGATTTGTTTCGCTGCAGTATGAAGGGTACTGATACCCGTTCGATTGGTCGAAAGTCTCCGACCATGAAAGATAGAGGCCATTGCATTGATCAGTTGATAATCGACGCTATGCTTCGAAGTCTGATCGAATGCCGGACTCAACAGAAGGCCATTGAATTTGTCAGTGATTCGCTTGACCTTCTCGATTTCTTCGGGACTGATGGTTGTATTCATACTGAATATTGATTGGAATGATTATAATACGTTACTAGGATATTCGGTTCTTTCTCGGATCGCTCGAATCCCTTGTGAGTGCCTGCCAATACCCATCCTTAACTCTATTATCCGTTAATTCTTGACGATATTTGTTCTTCCGACGTTTTCGCTGTTGCACAATCTTATGTGCTTCATTCATTACCCGTCGAGTATCGAATTCACCATTTTGCTTATAGAGTTCGGGAGGTGGCGTTCGAAGTTTGAGTATCTTTGTCATATCACCCATCAAGCTCTGAGGCGGTTTTTCTCCGCACAATACATCAATCGTTACTTTTCGATTTTGCTCGTATTGTTCGACAATTGGCTGCATATGCTTTTGAATGGGTGTCGTATAGTTCGCATAATGATCGATTACTGATTTGATATTGATGTGACCGATATTGCGAGATTCGACAAATATTCGATCAACATCATCAATCGTACCCCAGATGTAATATCCACGATTCACAAGATATGTGGCTGCGTTCTCTTTCGACATACACCTGCGATTCTCATGTACCAATATCGATCCGTGATACATTCGTTCGATGATATACACATTGTTGAAAACACCCGAAAATGTTACTTCCGAATAAATACCAGGATGTGACATTCGCTTCAAACCCTTGATGTATTTGTAACCTTGTACGTCCTGATACTTAGTGTTCAACATATTCAGGAGGAGGTTACGAATCAGTTCACGCTCGTATTTGAATTCCGGAGGTGTTTCGTACTTAGCCCATTCGATCTGCGCACGTATGGATGCAGACATACAACCTTCGGCTACAAAGCACTCATATGAATTCGAAAGATATTGTTTTTCGATTGTGTCCATTTTTGTTTGGTTATCGAATTTCTTTCGAATACACATTTTGAACTTCTTCGAGAAGATATAGAATTCATCGTTGAAAACATAGATGGCATATTCCTTCGTATTCGCGTACATTGTCTCCATCGAACGCTTCAAGGGATCTGCCAACGACTTTACGAATCTAGAATCTTCTTTCAATAATCGATCAAGGTCCTTAAGCTGGATTGGATCGATTGAATCACCTTTCCCTGTAAATTTACGTAATAACAAATTCAGCTTCTGACTGGTTGTTTCCTCTGTCAGGTAGCATTTGTTATACCCATCAATACCCGTTCGAAACGATGCATAGTCCGCAAACATCTTGAAGGTTTTCGATACCTTGTAGATATTGGCGTAATTGGTTTCCAACCAGGATTTGTCACCTTCTGGTCGTTTGGTACAAATCGATTTTCTCGAAATGCTCCAAGCATAATTCAATTCCCATTCAGTACTTTGTGTCGACGTGAGTGCAGCACACCAAATCTTGGTTGGTGTCAAATCGAGATGTATTGGTACCTTCTTCAGACCTTCACAAGCAATACTACCATCTTCTAATCGTACAAAACCAAAACATACCATATTACAGTATTGCACGATTCTATCGTAATACCGTAAATTGCACATTAACAGGGTATCGAAGTTTGGATAGATTTCTCGAAGTCTACCCGATTTGTATGCTTCAATCTCTTGCGATGTAACCGTATTATCGATAAACTCTCGAATACGATAATAATCCATATCCTCGAAGAAATTGGGTTTGTGCGAGAGAAGTGAATGCCATCGATAATCGGTAGCGTTTCCTGCCTTCTCCAAGTTGTCAGCGATGAAGTCTACATAGCTTTCAATTGTCTGTAATGCCATTTTGTCATTAGTTTTTTGATGAAAAATCGAGCGGAAGGGGTCTGAAATTAAGAGTTTCGGAGGGCTTCCGCAGGGATTTTGAGGCCTCCAAAATTTTCATCCGATTTTCCCATTTTTTCATCCAAAATCGCCCGATTTTCGCTTATATGACCCGATTTCGAGCCGTTTTGGACGAAAAAATGAGAAATTGAGTCATTTTCGACGAAAATCGGGTCATTTTCGATGAAATTAAGCCGTATAAGCGCGTCGAAAATCACTCAGCGGAGAATTTATTTTTATATCAAGCCCTATAAAATGGCCTCCGGAGGCTAAAATAAATTCCCCGCTTTTATGGTCCGATTTGTCGAAAAGCGGAGGGTTTTGACGCGTCTGCGATCAAAACCCGACACTTTTTACACTCATATGTTTTCGATTCACCTGAGATTGTCCGACACCAGAAGTACCCATACTTACGGAGAATGTATTCTCGATCAAGCTATCGATGGTTTGCTTGTACTTAACAAACACTGAGTCCGTATCGGGTAATACGTTGTATTCGAATCGCATACCATTTTTGGAGGTGTTGCGTGTTGCCAAGTCGTTAAGTAATTCTACCATATTGTCCTTGATTTTGTTGTAAGCATAAATTGTGGAAATCTTGATTCCCAACATATCTATGTAACTGTTAATCCAGCTGTCGAGCTCCGATTGATAGGTATTGTATGAAACGCGAAGACTCTTATCCTTCTCGAATTCATCCAACCAAATATACATTTTTTCGATCGTCTTGAAGATGGGTTCCGATAAATCGTTGGTATTCGATTTATCGATCAGTCTCAAAAGATTGATAGCACGCATGAATCCCTTCTGTTTGAGGATTCCGTTTTCATCTACATAGTTCTGAATCAGTTGTTTCGCGCGAGTTACGGAATACTTACTAATCAGGTATCGTGCGGAATTAAACATCTTTTCGAATGCTTCCAGACTCTTCACAATAACCTTTTCGGGCTGACCAAAGATATTGAACTCATAGATGATACATTCATCGATCGAACGATCCTCTTCGATTATATCACGATGCTTCCCGATGTAATCGATGATATTATTGAATTCCAACCCCTCATTGGTGGTGTAGGTGTTGTTATCAATTAGAGAAATGAAAGTCCCCACCAGGAGATTGTGTTTCCTTATCTTTTCGTTACGAGCAGCTTCGATACCTATCTGTTTGAGTTGATTCTGCATGATTTCGTCCAACCCATCGTACTCCGGAGAAACAGTAATCGTATACTGATATTTGAAGAGTTCGCGCGCAACACGAGTAGGATGAATCATCGTTTCCAAGTACTTGAGTTCGAACATCGTAAGCTCGTACTCTTCCTTATTGAATCGAATCGCCCCGTTCAAGTACGAAAAACCTGGTGTTGTAATTCGATGGAGAACTGGGTCGTATTCGGCAATGAACTCTTGCTTGGCTGTTGCCAGACATTTGTCGTCCTTGAAATTCGAAATATCATCATCATTCAGTTTCAGACAGATTCGAGGTTCTTCCAATAACAACTCATTTACATCTCCCGAAGCGGTTTCGGTCTGTATGCAATAAATTGATCGTATTCCAGTCTTTCGAATTCGAGCGTTAAACTGTTCAATTTCGTAACCTGTGAACGGTCCGAAATAGATTGAAGCGAACTTGTACTTATCGACAATATCTACACCTACCGAAAGATAATTGGAACAGAATATGATCTCGTAGTCTCCGATTGTATTCTGTTCGTTAATCAGGCGGCATATCTCTTGTTCGGAGTTTGAACGTTTGTAATAACCGTATTTGACTGGACGTTGCAAAAGGTATTCGACCATACCAATAAGTTTTTGAGAGTAGATCTCACCCTTGTTGGTTGGAATCATGATTCGATACCCCTCCGAAATCAATTTGAATGTCTTATACGATAAGCGTGTAATAGCGTCCAAAGAATCATCGCACACTAAGAATTCCATGTGTTTGTCGTGTGCTGGTTTCGTAACGCGGATAACATTCGCTATCTTCCCGAAGAAGTGTGTATCACCCGTTTCGGTCCCAGTCATCAGGATCAGCTTACCCGCGAAGGGATCGTTATTCGAAATGAAATAGAGTTCTTTCAGCTTACGAATAGCGTTCGAAGTTGCTTCGATACGGTATGCACTGGTGAACAACAGATGTGATTCGTCGATACAAATGTAATCAAACATCTTCGATACCTTCTCGTAATTACATTTCGAGAATTTATCGAATGTTGTAATTGCATTGGAAGCGGTTATATCATTCAATGAATGCTCTCCGTAGAATGTTTCGAAGATTTTCATCAGCTCCTCATCGGATTCGACCTTGTTCTTAATTACCGAAATAAAGGGTTCAACGAGAAGTATTCGTTTTCCTTGTTTCGCTAATTCAAGAAGCAATCTTGTTTTACCCGATCCAGCGGGTGAGATCAGGATGTTAATCTTGTCATTGGTGAATCCACCCCGTTCGGGATCCAACAGAATATCGGTTAAATCTGCTAAGTACTGATTTTCCGATAACTCATGGATGTGTTCATTGAGCTCCGAATGGGTCTTGTCGTAACGTGATATATTGTTATCGATTACGCTCCGAACGGTTGAATCATCAGTTTGTTGATATTTGGTTACAAGCTGTCTTTCGGCATTCAAATCTCTTTCGTTTTGAATAGATGCTTCGATTGCCTTACGAATACCATCCTTAAACAGATTACTAGTGTACTGTTCAATGGTTGTAGTTTCGTTTTCAACCTGAGTCTGAACCTGAACATTTTTGATGATACCCAGTTTCTGCAGGAGTTGCAGGCCATATTTGGATGGTTCTTTTTTGTTCGAAATTGCACACGTATAGAAGCTATTGATTTCCTTTACGTTCTTGCAGACCTCCGATTGAAGGATCGTATGCGCTATCTGAAGACCTTCCTTCCCGAAGAGTGCAGCCAACGTATTACAGATGTGGTAACGCGTATTGTAGTTGATTGCTTCTCTCGGGAGGATTTTGATATTCTCATATTCTTCGATTGTTTCGTATTTCAGATTCTTTGGAATCAACTTAGTTCCGATAATACTAGATTGATCAGCATCCGTTAATTCCTTGATATACGAAAGTATCTGGGTTTCGAATTTGGTTGGATTTGTTTCAAACAGGTAGTTTTGAATCGTCTGATAATCCTTGTAATTCGCACTTACTTCAGATACATGTAAATCCATGAATTCGGGATTGACAAGAATATTCTTATCGAAGGTGAGTCGAATCCCTGCGGTGATACGAGATACAACATTATCGAAATACTTCAATTGCTTGTTTTCGATAAAGTCTTGATTCGTAAAATGTTTGAATCTACGTAACTTATGATTGATCAAAATCGATTTCGTAAGGTAATTCATCAAGAACCAGTACTTACACATATTCTCATTTTTCGGAAGATCGGTGAATACATGGTGTGGTGGAGTTACCTTCGTATAGATGTGAATACCCTTTCCGGAGGCTGATCGAGCTACCCACAAAAACCAATGGTACTCTCTCAACTCTTCGAAAATGTATCGCTTTATCTGTTCTACGCTGACATCGGGGTTTTCGGCGAAATACGGTTTTAAGTCTAAGTCGAATACCTGCAAACCATTCCATTTCCAGTACTCATTCGATTGTGGTCTACTACCGTCATAAACGGAATAAATCTGTTGTCGATCCTCCTTCGAAATACTAGATAAATCAGGATTGGTTATATCCATCAGAAGCTCTCCGATCGTTCGGGTTACAAATGTATACTTATTGTTGTCGGTTGTCGTATACATCGACTTATAACAAGTAATACGATTATTTGTAATCAATGGGTATCGATTCAGTTCCGATTGGTATTGTGACAGGTCTTCATCATCTTCGAACTCGTCTGAGTCACCCGAACAATTCAGTTTATCAACACTCATCAGTAACTGACTGAACAGGTAATTGTTGATTAATGAGAATTTCGAAAGATTATGATTTTCGCTTGAGCTTCGATACCATTCATTGATGATATTTCGAGTAGCGTTACCTTGACCTTTCGCCTGATAAGCGTAGTATTCTCCCAGATGCGAAGAGAAGTCAATATTCGATTGGAGTTCGAATTCATCATACAGGTCAATGTCCGAATACGACTTATCGATACCGTACATCTTCTTGAGTGTTCGGTATGTCTCCGTTTCGTTGATATTCGTATATTCTGTATTGTCTGAAATCAGTTGTAATCGGTTATTGATCAGTTCGCGCTTTCTACGTAAATGTAGATTAATCACCGATGATACGTTATACAACAATTTCAGATAATTCTCGGGAGATTTGAATTCGAAGGGGTTTTGAAGTTCTGCTTTCTCAATTTCAACCAGTGTTTGTATATCACTCAATTCATTATTGAAGCTTGAAAACACTTCACGCATGTATTGATAGTTACTGGACTTCTTCGAAAGCAATTCAGTTTGGAATTCACGATATTGTGCAATCTCTTCCGAATTCTCGATTTCGGACTTGAACCGATTCTTATCCTCTACGGTAAGTTGATAATCTGGTACTTCCTGTCTTTTTGCTGCCAAGAATTTTCGTACCTTCTTCGAAAGCAATTGTTTCGTATAATGCGTAACATTTTCTTCAACTCGTTGTTTAATGGTTGTCTGGAGTTGCGAAATATCTGTAGCGGTTATACATTCGTTAGTATTGAGTGAAAACGACATATCGGATATTATTGGGTATGTTCGATGATTTTACAATGCTGGTGTCACGAGACGACATGGGTAGGAATCGAATATGTTACGATTTAACGCGAACGTCTCACGTTGTAACGTTGTAACTATTATCCAATTCCTACCCATCGATATGAGTAAGTAAAAACGAAGGTAGAAGGGCGGGAGGGATTTCGATCCTTACGCGATGACTTACGTCATCGGATTTTATCCGATGGAAATCTTCCCTTCCAATTGTTTTTGATTATCGGTGAATAATCGATAAATCATCTTACCGGGCTTTTCCAACTCATTGAAAATCATCAGGTTCATATCGAAGATGTAAACACCATCCGAAGTTCGAATTGGTTTCAAACTGCTTACAGGTCGATTCGTATCTTCGTCAATAACTATGAGTACCGTAGAATCGTCGAATTTAGATTCAACCTCTGGTATATTGAATTTGATCTTTCGTTCAGACCCCGAAATGACTATATCTCGATTTTCGTTGGTTATCTGTTGCGCGTAAACGGACGTACTCAAACCAACAAAGTGTTCTTCAAACTTCGGACTCACAACGAGTACATCCTGATTGATATCATTCGAAATCGTTACATCTACAATATTGTGATTTAACGGTTTTTCGACGATAGTCTGGAGAACGTAAATCGAATCGATAATTCTTTCATCGGAGGTGATTTGACGCTGCAATAGCTTACCATCCACACGTACATTCATTGTTGCTATTACGCGAACGGGCTTTCCAATGAAGGGTTGGAAATCAAGCAATAACGAAATTGGACGGAATTTGTTATCGTTGTTTGTAACAGTGATCGACTTCCATCCGTTTGCGTCATTACCCCACGTTAACAGATATTCAATACTGATCTGAGCTTCCTTCAATTCGAAAATATCGAGTAATGATTTTTCGATTGATTTATGCTGCTCCGAAGTATCGATACCAATTGTAATGTATTGATTCGCTTTACTCCAGTTGAGTTTGCACGTAATGTAATCGGGCATTACTCCACGGTCGATGATCGGAATCATATCATAAACGCGTGGATAATTATAAAGCGCACCGAGCCCTGGTCCTCCACTACGATCTATGTCTATGTAGTGTATAGGTACTAGCGAAACGCCATACCGTACGGCATTAATCACCGGTACGTTGAGATGAACGCTATAATTCCAAAACTTACCATCGATTAGGGTGACGTTAGAATTGATAGCGAAATCATTTGCGTATAATACCCGACTTAAGAGCGTTGTCTCCGTTTTGTAATCATAGATCACCAATAGCATTCCGTACAACGAAATATCATAATTGCTGATATTCAATTGTACAGAATGGGTTGGAAGAGTCTGCTTCTGTAAAAGATCGGGATTCAAGATTTCCGAATGTTCGAAGACTTTGTTAACTCGTTTAGAACTAACAATCACCGATTTCGGTAAATCATTGATATGTATGAACTGCTTGTCCGCTCCCGAACCCACCACGTAAAACTCTTGCGCTTGTCCAGGACTATGTGAAATGGTTATCAGCCCATTATCGGCTATTCTGTGCCAATCATCTATAAAAGCCATATCCTCTTAATATATTTGGGATGGGTCCCGAACGATTTACACCGTTCGGACCAGTCCCAATTGTTGTTTGATATTGATTAAATCAAATATATACATCTCCTTCTCGGTTGTATTTTTGATGTAATCCAGTTGTTCCTCGTAATCCTTTATCTTCTTTCGAAGTTCGAGAATTTCTTCTTCGGTCAGGGTCCAGAGTTTCATATCCATAACAAAGTATGGAATCTCATACTTGTCGAGTTTTTGACGAATTTTTTCCTTTGGTTGTTCGACAACAACGATTTCCTTATTGATCACGTGTTCGATGAAACGAATACGATACGATAACTCTTCGATTTTACCTTGCAGGTATTTGATCGTACGTTCCTTACGTTCGTGATAGTACTTCAATCGTTTTTCAACAAACAAATCGATGAATTCGTAAGCGTCCTGACAGAAGATAATCGTCTTCTGGTCTTCGTCGATAACATTCAGAATATCATCTGGAAGCATTGAAATGAGTTTCATACGCTTACCGAATGAAAGAATATTCTTCGAGAGGACTCCGAGCTTCTGACGGTCGAAAGTTATTACATACTTAATTTGATCGTTATACGATTGGTTTTCGAATGATTTGATTTCACCAAGTTCCTTCAAATCATTCAGATTGCCTTCGAACGCATCAAACGATACATCATAGGGTAAATCCGTTACCATCATAACACCGGTTTCATGATTTATCTTGTATTCACCGGCATTGTACCACTTATCACGTTCCGCATTGAATACGATCAGTTCGGGTCTGATCCCTTCAATTTCAGGTTTGAGTGGAACGAACTTATTAGGATTCTTCTGACACGACCCATCATTGATAGCTGTAATCAGATTGTCGATGATTGTATCTAGATTGTATGATTTCGAACGGAATGCAAAACCAAATCCTGGTGAATTCGTTCTATTCAGCAAAACCATGGGAACGATAGGAAGGAAGAACTTTGGTTCGATCTTCTCACCCTCTTCCTCCTGGATGGTCAGCAATTCCTTGTCGGCAGTGAATAACTCGAAATACTTTGAACGCTTGACACTCAGATAACGAGTAGCTACATCCACCTGAGGAACACGTAGACTCGGAATCTGACCGATCACCTCCAATGGACAATATTTGTTATTATGTTTCAGCGAAAGCGTTACGATCGAATTCGCAAGAGATACGTCACCATGATGGTATTGACATTTCAATGCGTCTCCGATAAGCGCATAAAGCTTAACCGATTGTTTCTTGTTCAAATCACCTACCATCGCCGAATAGATGATTTTACGTTGTCCGATACGTAAACCATCCATGATATTTGGAAGTGCACGAGATTGTAGAACATATTGAGCAAATTCCTTTACGTCTTGGTTGAGGAATGTTGATACTCGAATATCTTTGATTTCTGGAGTTGCCATAAATTATGCGATATGTTGTTTAGTTGACGAATCTGGTTGGTCCCAACGGGTAAACCAACCAACGAGCTCGCTCGTCACTCGCCTTCGTTGTTTGAATCCAGCAGAATCTTCTTTCGTTCGGTTGAATCCTTATCGAACCAAACTTGAACAGATTCAACATCGGTTGCATCCTGGATTCGGAATCTTACGAGTTTCTGCTGACTGAGGATAACCTGATAGTCATTGTCATCCAAACCACCAAGGCCCTTCGTATATCTCACTTCGAACTTGGAAAGTGATTTATCCGTCTTGTAAGCGGTATCGAATTCCTGTTGAGTATAGAAGTATCGCTTTTCCTTGGTCTTTGCATTGTAAGCAACCACGATCGGGGTGATAGCTCTATAGACTCTACCAGCTTCGATGAGTTCACGGAAGTGCTTCGTAAGGAATGCCAGCAAGAGTCCGCAGATGTGACCACCATCCGGGTCAGCATCCGAATAAACAATGATTTTCGAATATTCGAGTTGCTTCAGATTCTTCTTAGCATCATCAAATTGTAGATTCAGCAAAGCGATGATTTCTCGTAATTCCTGATTTTCCAGAATCTTAGCGCGTTCCAGATTGAAGGCATTACGAATCTTACCACGAAGGAGGTATGCACTCTGAGTTTGAGGATTTCTGAACTTACGAAAACCTGCCGAAGCTGAATTACCTTCGAAGATAAGTAGTTCCTTGTTTACCGCGCGTGACGTGCAAGCAATGAGTTTCTTACTTACCTTGGTTTGCTTGAGTGCTGCATTAAGCTTGCGTGTCTCCTTTCGCTTTTCGGCAGCATACTTCGTTTCCCAATAGAGTTCCAGCTGCTTGATGATATCCGATTGAAGAATTTGCTTCAAGAATGCATCACTCAGACGTAGATCGAATCTTGTTAGTTTCGAAGTTAGATTGGTTTTCGTTTGAGAGTCATAAACTGGATTACGAACGTCACACGAAACGAACATGGTAATGGTATTGAGTACGTCGCGTTCCGTAAACAATTCCATCCCGTTCTTTTTGCAGTATTCCAGAATATGATCGACAATCTGTTTCTGGATGATTTTCATGTGTGTTCCCGACGAACAGAGAGCACCATTCACAAAACCGACGTTACCACAGTTTAGCGACTCTGGAATGATAACCAATCGAAATTCGCGCATTGGTTGATTGGCATTACCAACAAACGAAAGAATCTTATCGCTTTCAACATGTTGATAATATAGTTTCGAATAGTCTTCGAACTTCTTAAACTGATACATTCCGTTCAGTTTGCCCTCTGCAATATCCGAAGAGAATTGCATTACCAGCTTTGGATTGGTTGCACATGCATCGATACAACGCTTTTGCATCTGTCGAATATGTGCTAAATCGAGAGATTCGAATCCTAACCGTTCGAGATCCAATTGGAATTCGATTTCGGTAAAGTGTGTTGCTTTATCGACCTTTTCGAGCTTTCCAACATTGCACGAACGCATGTTGTTCTCCCATTGAATGGTTACCTTTTGTTTCCCATCGGCGGTAGTAACTCGGAAGGACTTCGAAAAGATATTAGTCAGCTTTGCTCCAAGACCATTCGTCCCGACTACATTACGTTCTTTCGAATCATCATAGTTTGATGATGTTCTCAAAATACCGAAAATCAATTCGGGGATGAGAATCGAACGACCATAAAGTTTCGAAGCTTGCTTATGTTCGGCAATACTGATACCACCATTATCTCGAACGGTTATCGTTCCGTCGGTTTTCACATTAACCGAAATCGTATCGATTCTGAATAGTGAATCTACTCGACGATGTTCATCTACCGAATTGGATAGAATCTCATCGAAGAGCTTCTGAAGCGCTGCATTTGTTACGGCCTGATCGACAATAACAAATCGATTCTTCGATGGTTGATACAACGTGCATGGTGTGATTATATCGGTTGTCGAACCGATGTACATCCCCGCACGAGTCAGGATGTGATCTAATTCTGAAAGTATTTGATACTTACTATCAGTATTTGGTTGTGACATATTTTGAATTTTATTGTTTGTCGGATGTTTGTGAGAAATACGAATACGTCATAAAACATAAACTATCCTCCACATATATTATATCCGTATTATTTACTAGGTATTGAGATGCGTAATTTTGCCATACGATTTCTGGTTATACAATAACCAAGCGCATAGCTACAAAATGATTAATTGCTTGTCGGAATTCGATTTCATACATTCGCAAGTTTTCGAAATCGCCAAATGATTGGATGCTCTCTGTTCGTGCTTCCTTCCGCAACGTTTGCACGTAAACGTAATGGTAGCGTTCGACTTACTATATACCGTTTCAGAGTAATCGAATAGTTCTCGATTCTGTGGAAATTTCTTCAATACTGATTCGATGTATTCGGTAGTTGATAAGCATGATTTTGCTTGTTTGAATTCGAATGCACACTGTTGACACCCACTCGAATGATAGAGATGATGTACCATTCTCGTAAAGAAGATTCCATGCGTTTTACAGCGTACTTGAATTACATTGGTTTGTTTGAGTTTGATCGGATATTGTTTGATAACTTCCGCATAATCATATTGATCAGAAAACTTATTACCGAAGCAATCATGATTTTCGGAAGCCCTCTGGATGAATGATTCTGTTGTCATATAACTGAAAATGTTTTTGTCGATATTATTATCCGACGCTCGCGTATTATATAAGTAATAAGCAATCTATCAAACAAGTCGACAAGGTCACAACGTCACAACGTCACAAAGTATGAGTGAAAATACTTCGTTATTGCGTCAACAGCATTCAAAGGTTTTCGATCCACGTATTATTAGCAATGAGGAATCGAAAGCCGTTTGGTCTACACAATCTGTTGAACTAGCGCTTCAGGGGATCAAAGAGGGTTACGAACTCAAAGAATCTCCATTCAATCCGCATATTAAGAAGGTCAAGCTTCGCAAGGCTTTTCTACCATTCCAATACACTCCTGAAGAGATGGAAATCTTTAAACACGCGATGGAGGATAAGATTTGGTTTGGTAACAACTTTACGCATTTGAAGGACGGTGAAAACGGTTGGAGACAGATCAAATTGCGTCCCTACCAGGAAGAAATCCTCAATCGTTATACGAAATATCATCGAAACATTTTGATGATCCCTCGTCAGAGTGGTAAGACAACTACAACGGTTATCGAAATCGTACATTTCTTGTGTTTCAATACCGATAAGGATGTCGTTGTTATTGCGCAATCCGAACCTGTTGTCAAAGAAATTCTATCCAAGATTCGTGAGGTATTTTCGAGATTACCATTCTTCTTGAGTCCAGGGTTTATCCGTTTTAATGATGAATACATAGAACTCGACAACGGTTGTAGACTGAAAATTGGTGTTGCTTCTGAATCAGTAGTGCAGGGGTTTTCGCTCGACTTCTTGTATGTGGATGAGTTTGCCTATCTGGGTCCGGGTGCTGAAACTTTCTGGATTAACATTTACCCAGCACTTATCAACAACCCCAATTCGAAATGTATCATTACATCTACACCAAACGGTCGTAATCTGTTTTACACGCTCTGGACCGATGCTCTTGAAAAACGTAATAACTTCGTACCGTATAGATTGTATTGGTACGATATTCCCAACCGTGATGAGAAGTTCAAAGAAGATACGATTCGTACGATTGGTATCATGGGGTGGGAACTTGGTTTTGAATGTAACTTCGACATCGGAGTCAAAACGATTATACCTATCAAAACACAGAAATACCTGCGCGAAGTTCAAAGGGAATATGTCGATCAATGGGTACAGAATACAACCGACTCGAATCTGAAATTGACTACATTCGAAAAGTATTTGAACTACAATGATTTCGCATTCTTGACTAATCAAAACCTTCGAAACGATGATTATTACTTGATTTCATTGGACATCGCTGAAGGGTTGGAACAGGATTATTCCGTTATTAAATTGATTCGCGTTGAATGGTCGATTGAGCATAAGCGGTTAGAATACAGGGTTGTAGCGGTTTATCATTCCAATACCGTTTCGGTGTCTGAACTGGCTATCGTATTACTCGATTTACTGTTGAAACTTGATCCGAGCAAGATTCAAGTAATTATCGAAACGAATGCATTCGGAGGTGAACTGTTCCAAGTAATTGATACGCAGCGTAAATACAACAATAAGTACTCTTCAATCTCGAACAGTGTGTTTACGCAATTCCGTCGTAACGCCGAAGATAAGGAGATGAATCGTGGTATTCGATGGAATTCCAGCAACAAACCAACAACGGTCAAGGAATTCTCGAATCTATTGAATAATCGTAAATTCATCGAAACCTATCCACCCGCAATTGAAGAGATAATGAATTTCGCTCGAAGCAGAGACAATGTGTTCAAAGCGAATTACGGTCATGATGACCTCGTAATGTGTTCGATTACGGCAGTTGCCTTCATTCGTTCGGATGACTTAAACCATCTAGACTTCAAAAAACGAATCGAACAATCTCTGCGTGTACAGCTTAACGATGAAGACACAGAAATTGTTCGATTACGTGAACAGGAAGAAAAGGAAGAACGACAGACTTACGTTAGCGCGAATGGCTTCCGAGAGGTCGATTTCGCCAAAAGACGCAAACAGAAACGTTCCAAGAATCTATTGATAATGTAGGGGATCCATCCCCTGCGAAGCCGAAGGCGTAGCCAACTGATACAACTATTGGTTTACAGCATTAGTGTAACTGTATCGATTCGATCTTTTCGAAGTTCGAATAGGGGTTGAATGACTTAATATGCAGTTTTACCCCAACCGGACGTTTCCAAAATATCCAGAATCGTTTGTATTGCGTTTCTGTAACGGTAATGATTGAATCTCGAACCGCCAAATTATAATTGGATAAATACATTTGACCTTGGCCAGGAGCCTGTGGATCCCGATTGGAATCCGTAGTTACTCGGAATGAATTGTCTATCCATTCATTCTTGATTCGGAATGCCTTCGAACCACCTGGAGATATGTGATCTCCATCGTGTATCGTAGTATCGCCAGCAAAAACCGTATCTACCTTGTAAACAATACGTGTCTGGAAATGTGTGATGTTACTTACATTCTTGAGTTTGACGCGCATGTTATTCAGTTCTGATGCTGTCTGTTCCGAGTATTGTTTCAACTCGGAGACGGTCAGATTCAACTGATTTACAGTACTCGATAATTCACCATTCTTATTCCGAACGGTTTTAATCTCTTGATTCGCGTTGAAAAAGTTATTCGATACTCTTTCGTTTTCCTTCTGAAGTCGAGAGATTTGTTTTCGCTGATAAATGATCAAACCCGCTCCTGCCAACGCGAGGGCGATCAGTATCGGAGTAAGTTTGAGCTTACCTAGAATTGTTAGAAAGTTTAACATATCGTTTGCTATTACTTTGTGGGACCTCGGGCCCCGATGTTATGGAAAATCGTTAAGTTGTTGGTGCTTGACCTGCCCATTTGATACTGACACCATTTAAACCAGCAGATTGTCGGTACAAACCATATATCCAACCAATATATGCGTTCGCTCCAACATTGGGTCCACCATTTTCTTGGAGCATATCAGCCACTTGTTTTATGTGAGATACAAATCCATCTATTGGTTTATCGGTGGAGCTATCGACATATGGCCAGAGCGGTCCATAATTCTTCGAAACATATCTGATGTTTCGCCATGGGAAAGTTGGTTTATCCTGTGCGTTCATGTACTGATATCCCAAATTATCAAAGCAACCATTGGCTTGTTTGATTGACTTGTAACTAGCTTTGAATAGGTTGTAAGGTATTGCTGGTAACATTCGTAAACCACCTCTGAATACATTTACAATACTTTCAATTTTGGGGCAGTCCGCGAATATATCGCCTGGAATCACCCACTCCCAATGAGTATTTGAATAGAAACATCTTGCAACATCTCTGAGACTTACACAACCTTTGAATGGTGATTCTGGACGTTCTTTCGGACCAAACAAATATGTATCTGTTCGATTACAATTATTTCCATCACCAATTGGTGGTTGATTGAAATCGTAACCATACGAAATAGATCGGTTCAGAATGGTAAAGAGGGGATTTGTCGTATCATACAATTTATTCTTATCTCCATAATCACCGTATGCGAAGCAATTCGAAACATTTTCGAGTTTTTCGCAATTCTTAAAAATGCCGTGTCCCCAATAATAAGCGCCATAAGAGTATTCGAAGGCTGAACCTGCATTCACTAGTTGGTGGCAATTTTCAAACAGCTTATCTCCGAAAACGATAATCCCCGTATATTGTAGAATTAACGGTGCTTGTCTGAGTGCATTTGTTCCCGCTTGTGAAAAGAAGTTTGATTCGATTACACCATACTTTCGCTTATGAACAATTTCCACTAAATCCTCGTATGTCCTTATTTTGACGAAAGTTGGAGAGTCTTCAAATGGCTTACATATTCCAGTGAACGCTCTATTGGCATCTGTACATTTCGGAATCCAATCGAAAAATCCCTTACCATCATTCTTCTTTTTCAGATATGTAATGAATCGAGCATTATGGAACATAAAACTAACATTCGTTACATTTGGACAACCCTTCAATAGATCGGATTCAACTGTACCATTTACTTTGTAGTTGTTATAAAAAAACGATGAAAGGTTGGTGAGCTTCGGATAGGGTGTTTCGAAGAATTTCTGTAAATCAACAGACACATGACCATAAGCAAAGCACTGACCAAGCGTTGTGATTTGATTCTCAATACCCTTGAATGGCTGCGTTATCGTATCTTCCAGACTAAACATCTTTGCGAAAATTGAATCAGCATTCGACAATTTTCGGCAATTCTTAAAATAGTGGGGATCGGAGCCTAAATGTTCAAGCATGCTTCCATTGAACATATTGTCACACCAAATCAAATTAACACAATCACGTAGCATTTGAGCAAATTCAATACTTTTAAATTTTGGTGTACGCGATTTACGAGTATTTCGTGGCATTTTAGACATTCGATCAGGTTCCCAAGTGTGTGAACCAATATGTTCAATTGCGAACAACTTTGTTATAATCGAAAGATTTTGACAATTCTTGAAAATGTCGGGATCGAATGTAACGAGATCATCCCAAATAACGGCTTTGTTATTCGATATATCTCCGAAGAAACAATAAGTTAAATTTGATAGACTTACACAATCTCGGAAAATTGCTGGGAAAACACCATTGTATTCTTGCGGTAATGTCCATCCCGAATTCTGAAAGCAATAACCAGCATTTTCTAGTATGTTTCGACAATATTTGAATACATCTCTCTCTATCGCGTAGCTTACGCCACTCGCTTTATAGAACAATGCTAATACGTTTTGAACATTACGTTTGTTGTGCATTAAACGGGTAAAGTCTATTGTCAGATTACGAATGGGCATATTTGCTCCAACCGCACTAAAACAATATTGGAATTCTTTAATATTGTAGCAACCATCGAATATCGAAGTATTAACGTAATTTAAACGCTTACATTCTTCGAATACTGATTTAGCGTTAATTACTTGGGCTTTCTTGAAATCGTGCATTGCCGGAATATACCCATCCTTATTTACGGGAATATTGAATATATCATCACTTACTCGATTCAAGTAAACGCAGTTTTTGAATAATCTTTGCAAATACGAAAATGCCGTATTTGAATGATCGTATGCAGTCCAATTAATATTTGATGAATTAGTAAATGTTCGAGGGTACAAACCACCTTCAATCGAATACAACGGACAACTGTCGAAAATACCAACTTCTGTTGTACTCGAATAGAATCCGAGTTTCAGATGAATCGAATTCGAATACATTACTGGTTCATCTGAAATCTTTATGTTATTCGCTCCCATCTTGGCAAAGTCCGCATCCGTCACCTGCATGTATATGGATGTATTCCATGCAGTATAGTTGGGATAGAGTTTTTTCATCATATACCCAGATAAGAATCGTTCATTACCTGTTGGAACATAATCGGGATTCGATAGATTTTTCTTACATTCGAGGAATTCCTGTTGTAACGGTGTTTCAACGGTAATGCCTGGGTATTTCTCTAAATCCCAATCAATATTAGCAAGTTGTTCCCCAACGAAAATGATTTGAATCCACTTCCTATTGTCTGGCAGTACCTTATCGTTATTCTGAATATCCTTGACAACGTAGGTTGCACGAGTATGTAGATGTGTACACAAAGATTTGAGAATAGTTGATTTCGTAATAAATACGGTATTCGCAAATTGTTCGAACAAATTATCTGTTACTTGGTCAGCTAATTCAGGTACATAGTATTTGAATGGCAATCCTTCCTCATCATATTTGAGTAGGTGGAAATTCAAAAATACATCGAGATTCTTTTCCGTCAATTTCATGACTTCTTCGAGATACATCATATTATCTCGAACATGATAATACATTGCTTTCGTCATATCGAAGCACCCTAAATATCGCAAAGTACTAAGCGTGATGAAATCATTCGATTTCAATTCTTTCGCACCTCCTTGTAAACGATTGATACTCCCAAATGAATAGTTCTTTCGCCAATATTTATTAACCACTGTTCGAGTGGCAACATTTTTCTCTTCAATCACTTGATTTTCAGTATAACTTAAGCTAGTGAATACTCCCATGTTTTTCAACCATTCGATGAAATCACGAGCGGTTACAAAACCATTTTCATTTGCTTTCAGTTCGTTATTGAGGTATGCAGTACCGTTGGGAACGACCAATGCTTCACGACTTAAATCGAGGACTTGATTATTTTCTGTCATGATATTCGCTATTTTTCTATAAATACTTGGGGGATGGAATTCTCGTTGTTTTCTATATACAACGGAATTCCATCCCCTTATTTAGATCCTTACCTTTCGAATCCTGGCTTGGTCCAGGAGCTTGCGGCTCCCCTTCTTTTTGTCGAATATATCCCCTTCAATCTGTTTTCGTACTTCCAACAATCGTTCCGATTTATGAGCATAAAGATAATCGAACGTTTTCGAATCAATCATCATTATGTTACATATTTCGATTTTCAGAGCATCTTCGATTTCAGCTTTAGCTTTATCATCCTTGGTTGCCTTCTGCTTATTGTTTTTGAAGAATACGAATCGCGGTAAGTTACCCGATGTAAACTCATTAACGAACCTAGCTTGAAGTGCTTTCAAAAGTTCGACACTCTGAATTCCCGACCAACCAATACCTTTCAAATTAATGACGATATTGGTTAGGTTCGGAAATCCCTTGGAAATGTTATTCAATAGTTGATAGGCATACATTCGAACTTCGTAGTTTGAATAAGATTCAAACTTCTGACGAGATGAGAAGAAATCGGTTTGGAACCGATTAAATCCATCGTAATTCGGTTGTGCTGCCATTTCGACTAAGGTTCGACATTATCGTAAGTGTCACAATCGACATCGACATCGACATCGACATCGACATCGACGCTTTCATCAGTGTCATCGCAACCTACCTCAATACCGAGATAATCGAGTAAACTCGTAATATCCGAATACCAGATTACACTGAATGCGCTTTCGATCACCATTCCATAAATCTTATCGAATGGTTTGGTGGGACTCGCAATCTCTACGATGTTCTTCCCCTTGTTGGGGTTGATACCCATCACAAATGGGGGATAGTTCTGCTCGATCGTATTGACAGAAGGATAATCTTCCAAATCGAGAGATTCCACCAATTCTTTGGGATATGCTTCTTGACCAAACCACAGACGAAGCAACGGATTGCTGCAGAGTACAAATCTTACCTTCATTTCACCCTTGCGAATCTTTTCGATCTGCGCGAGGTTGTCCAATACCTTATCGGGGAGGTACGTTTCGTTCCACAAATGATTCTCTGCAACGACAATGATTAGATCATCTTCGAGGTCCTTGGGAATCGAAGATTCGAAGGTATCTGTATCACCGATCAAATCTGGATTGCAATACTTTCGAATGTTTTCAATTTCCGAATTCTTTTCGATGTGCTCGAAAGTTATGTTCGGAAATTCATTGACAGCTTCGATGAATTCATCTAAACTATCATACGTCTGATACAGAGACTCTTCGCTGATTGTCTCTTCCATTGGGGACATGTTACACATAATTTACGATATTATTTATAGGACTTCGCCTAGCAAAATGCTGGAATTTTCTAGATTTCGATCGATTCTTCGAAGATGTTCCGTTTAACCTCCTCGTTCAGTGCTTGGATGACATTCAGTATCACTTCGGTTGGGAAGCTATCTGTTTCCATCGTATCTTTCTGTTCGATCAGTTGTTGAGCAAACTGTTCCTTCAGTTCACGAGGGATTTCAGTTGCAGCTACTAACGGTGACAATGAATTCATCCGAATGTTGTGCATTATATGAGCTTTTACCGTTTCGAAGGGAGCTTGTTTATCCTTACTACAACTAATCAGATACGATACGAAGTTGTCGAATTTCGAAGGAGTATTCATTATATCCAAGCAATTCTGCTCGGTGAAGTTTTCATGAATCTCATCGAATACCTTACTCAGGATCTTTTCGGTAATACCGTATCGAACCGAACCATTTGCAGATAACCACGAGATCGGGCTGAACAGATTATCCTTCTTATCACCAGCGAATGACTTCGTAAACAAAGTCTTAAATGGTCTGGAAATTCGAATTCCCTGATTCAGTGTTCTATTGACTTTCACGACACCATCGAGATCACCAATAACCACATTACATACTTTTCTAACCCAGTCGAGCTCCGATTGATTTCCCATCAATACCTTTTCGATTGAATCTTCTTGTTCGAACGAGTTGATGTAATTGTTATAACTCATTACGACTTCACCGTTCGGAGCATCTTTGGAGTGTACATTCTTGAAATACAAGACGTTGTTGTTTACGCATTGTTCCAAGTCACCATCGGTTGCGAAGATGATACCACGCATGCTATCGTTCTGACGAATGTAGTTACTGAGCAGCGAAATGTTATCGTCACCTTCCAGACCATTCGTTTTAAATACGACAACACCATGTTCCTTGAGAGAATCAGTGAATTCAGAATACAACGAATAAAATGCATCGTAATCGATTGGGGATTCATCCTTTTTCGTCTTTCTCTGTGCTTTGTAACCGATCGGAGTCTCTTTGGTATCTTCTAACCAATATGGTTTGAACGGTTCAATACTCTTTCGCCACGAATTGAAGTCAGCGCAGAATAGCAACTGATCTACCAAACCACGATTGCGGAACACCGTCCAGAGGTTGACCAACGAAAGATACATTCCAACCTTGAACTGATGTTTTTCAGATTCCGAAGTTAGCGTGAATTTTGTGGATCCCAGTACTCGTTGAGCGAAATAGTTTCCGTCAACAATTAGATAACGTCTCATTATTCGAATATTATTTGAGATTATGTTATATTATAACGAATCGTTGATTCGACTTTGTTCGAGTTTACTCGGGTTTGGCGTCATTCAAAACATATTTAATCAGTATCTGATCGACGGCTTCAAGAAGTTGCGGCGTATTCCAGTTTTCGTTGGAAAGTACGTGAACTCTACTTAGTTTCGAATATCGTTCGAAATCCAGATATTGTTCGGTTTTGTGTTTCTTGTCAGCGTATTCACCTCGATTCTGTCTCTTCAACAAAATCCCGATGTAGTCACTCGAATGACTAAGGATGTAATTCATTTCGTCTTCGGTTCGAACGTCACAAATCACCTTTGGATAAGTATGATAATCCTTGATCATTTCTGATTCGAGTGATCGTTCTCTCACCAAAAGGCGTAAGCGATTTTTGCTACTTGGTGGATTACTCTTCAGCTCACCAACGGAATCGAGAATAGTTCCAAGTAAGTTATGTGCTTTTCGTATTTCGGGTTTGAGTCGTTTCTGGTATTCCAAATCATCCAAATCAACAAGATTATTCGTTTCCATTATGATTTGCTTGATTGTTCCAGCAACGCGTAATTTGATATAACCGTAATTGTCGCGCAGATAATTAGCGATTGTATCTTTTCCAGCCCCGGAGAGACCATACAGGAATACATTGGGATAAATCGGTTTGGATTCGGAAGGAATCCCTAATTGGTTTGAATCATTCATATTGTACGTTGTTACGTTGTAGGGTGTTGTCGATGACTAATCGTTTTAGTTGTTGCTGAGTTATTTCAGTATACTTACTATCGAATGGAATCACATATTCGGAGTAATTTATCTCGTCGTCATCAAGATAGCACAATCGAAACATCTTCCAAATGGCGTCTTGTTCGTCAATTGGATAGTGTTTGGTTGTTTCGTGATGGTAGGGTTTTCTATGTGATACCAAACATATAATATTCTTGTAATTATCGAAATACTGTTGAATGTCGGTTATGTTCTGTTTTATTACCGTCGGATGGAAAAGGAATACATCATCTTTATTTTGAAAGATAGATTCGAACTGGTTCCGTTCAGATAAACGCTTATGAATATATCGAACATTGATCTTTATCCCATATTGTTCGAAATTCTTTTTCATAAAGTTTAAGATTACGGAGTTCATTCGAATCTTATCATTTCTTGGCAAAATTACAAATACCATCGGGAGAGGATTTGCTTTTAGAGGATCGAACGTAGTTCAACCAAACAGGATATGAGGGTGACAAACTTATTGATACTCGTAACGTATTGCTCGGAGTATTTGGAGACAATGATTGCAGCTTTCAGAGTCTGATCGTGCTTACCATTTTCATTCAAATACTCAAAGAATGGTTCGCCAAGCGATACAAAGCATTCACGTTCCTTCCCCTTGAAGGTTGTTGCTTTTTCGTAGAATTCCTTAGAACTCAAAATCTTCGATTCAACCAATTCATACAAATCCGTATTTCGCTTACCAGACTCTGAAAAGTTGAGAATCGTTTCGTTATTGAGTGTAAGACCCGCATCCTTTATCTGTTGAAGGAATACCAGAGCGTGTCTGAAGTCAGGAAATATCTTATTGTACAGCAACTTGACACCCGCCGTTTCATAGGGGATCGCTTCTGCCTTACAAATATCGATCACGAACTTTACGAAGTTTTTCTTCTGCTCTTCAAGCTCCGGACCAACGAAATTATATTCAATTTGAGTACATCGAGAACGAATGGCAGTATTTACTTTTTCGATTTCGTTCGTGATGAAAATGAATGATACTTGGTTCGACTGGTCCAGAAGGATCTTGAATGCATCTTGCAGATTGTCGCGAATGTTTTCGCACTCATCGATGATAACTACTTTACGTTTTTGATTGACTGAATACCCCGAGCAGAACGTTGCGATCTTTTCTCGATAAGTTTCGATGGTGAAGTTGTTCGAACCAGATAAGTACAATACCTGATACTTGGTTTTGTCAGCAACCATCAATTTTGCGGTACTAGTCTTCCCTAATCCTGCCGATCCATACATCATCAAACGATATGCGTTTTGTTGCTGCATTTCGGTTAACAACGTTCGAATCTTTTCCGGTAGCTTGATTTCATCCCATGTCTTTGGAATGTACTTTTCAAGTAGTGTTTGATTTGTTGACATCGTGCTAGACGTTGTGATTATATTTTGATCGAACTAAAATTACCTGTCAATTGCGGAAGTTCAGGAAGTGACTCGTTACCTCGTACCGTTGGTGGCTCCTGAAGTTGTTCCGGGGTTTCCAATACCTTATCGAGTGCATCATTCAGACTTTCGGCGAGTGCTTCCTCGGAAGCGAGCTCTTTGTTTTGAGCGGCGACAGGAGGTTCTTCCTTAATAACACCAGATGCTTTGCCCCTGGTATCGTGACCTGAAGTCACGGTGTCTATGACACCACCATCCGATGTTGAGGTTTCGATTGGGACAATGGTAGTTTCGAGTTTCGGAGTGGTTTCGTCTGCTTCGACAGATTCATCATCAGCCCACTTTCGAACTTGGATGACACCCGCATATAGCTTGATAGTCACGGGAATTAAACAACTAACGAGTAAGGCGAAAATCGAATCAAATACGCGTGAATCCTTTATCAACAAATGAGAAACATAGTAGTAACTATTGATGAGGATCTCAATCACCATGAACAGGTTGACAGCGAAGTGTATTTGTTTATGCTCTTTCGATTCGGATTCAGCGTCGGCAATCGCTGTAAAGAACAACAACGACGAACTTATGAAAACAGATAGTCCAATGGCCTGCAGTTGTTTACCCCACCCCGATAATGATGAAATACTTTCAATCAAATAATAAGTGTGGGATGTTTGCGCCAATGTTCCGATGATACAATAGATGAATGCAAACTCTCGACTGGCAAAATTCGTTACCAGAAATCTGATGAACTTCTTCATAATTTGGGATGGAAGGGGGTCGGAAGGATTAGCTCGTATAACTCGAACGTTGTATAGAACATCCTTCCGACCCCTGGTAAATTACTTTTCACCAGCTTCGCTGGGCTGTGCACCCTTGGGTTGATGCGTCATGAACTGGATCAGGATTCGATGCATTTCAAGACGTAGTTCGATCGGAGCGAGCTTGTTGAATTGTTCACGAATTTCAGGATAGTTCGTAGTATTCTCGATGAAAGTGAACATCTGTGCATACTCGGAAATCTTGCTACCGCGAATCTTACAACTATCGATAAGAGTGATAAGCTCTTGGAAGTGCGACCAGGTTTCGATTGAATCATCAACCAATTGAGTAGCGAAATATTGCGCATGCTGATTGGTTTCGATCATCAAACACTTAATCACCGAACGAATGTAAGAGTTGATCTTCTTAGCATTGGCACCAATCGGTTGACAAACGATTTCAACAATCTTACGATATTCTTCACCATCCTTACTTTGAAGCTCAAGAATCTCATCGTTAAACTTCTGGAAGAATTCCGTGGTCCCTTCTTCGGTCTGAGAGGTTTTTGCCTTCAGATATTGGATAACATGAGGCAGCGAATCTTCATCAGCGAGCAGTCCACTCAAGAATTTTTCGTAAGTAGTTGAATCGAATTCCTCCTGATTCGTAACCTCGTGAATCATCTTCTCGATGAACTTCTCGGGGTTGTTGTCGATAAGCTCTTCATTCTCGACCCGTTCAGATTCGATTTCTTCTTGATTTTCCTTGAAATTCTGGTTTTTCTCGATTTCCTCGTGGTCTTGACCAGGAGCCTGTGGCTCCGATTTTTCAGTTTCTTCTCGATTGATGAACTTCTCAGGATCCAGTGTTTGACCGATGCATACACGATAATCTTGATACTGAGTCTTGAAGAATTCAACACGTTCGAAGAAGGATTGAATTGCTTCCAAGAAGATGATAGCGTACTTACCTTCATTGTACATCTCTACGGCCTTATCCAGAGCGGTCACGAATGCTTCTTCACTATACAATTCGTTTGAGTACTGAAGTGATTCTCCCGTATGAGTTGCGACGGTGGTAATAAGCGTATTGAGCTTAACCAAGTCATCAGCGGTCCAAGCTTCCTTCGCCAGATAATTTTCGATATTCACCGCCTGAGTGGTTGGGAACATCGCGTGTCTGATTACATTTTGAAGGTGTCGGACTGCAGACGTTTTGATCAGTTCCGTATTTTTGTAGTCAGATTCGATCTGTTCGACAATGGGATTGAAGTGTTTATACACCTGATCGGAAGACCACTGAAGATTAGCGAAATCTTCCAAATCACGAATAAAGTTGCGCTTGGGAGCCACAGGCCCCAAGGAACCATCTTCCGACTCGAAAGCGATTTCATCAATGTTCTGGGCTACAGAATCCTCGAGTTCTTGGGTGATTCTCGTACCAAGAACGTAGCGTTCGCCGAAATACTTAACGATGACGCTACCGATCATGATCAGGTCGTTCTTGTCGAAGTTTTCGCGACGCGTCAGTGCGATGCAAGGGTGTACATCGTCACCAACCAGATTGATACTACTAAGATACTTAGCGAAGATGTTTACTTGCTGCTCCTGAAAAGCATTTGCTTCTGTTTGTTGCATGATTATATGTTTGTTTATTGGGGACCTACGGTCCCATCCGTCCCATTAGTGGTGGGATCAAATGATCCAACTATCAATAGTTATATCCGTAATATGCAATAAATATGATTATTGCGACGACTATTGGTAAAATGATAAACAATCGGGTGAAAAATTGTTTATAGATTCTATCAATGTACTGGCGTCTCGTGAATTCTATAAATACCGTGAAAACCCGTTCGTGTCTGATTTTCTCATCGGTGGGTATTCGATGACTACCGGGAAAACCCGATGACACCGAACTCACTTCGAAGTCTTCGATTTCCACTCGCATGATTAGATGATTCAGCAAATCGAAGGTTGCATATTTATCCAATACATTCGAGAATGATGCCCAGTAATCTTTGAAAACATAGAGTTCCTGTTCCTTCTTGTTTCTCGCATTGATAACGGGGAAGTCCGAACAGACATTCATCGTTTTCAGGTGGGATCCGGACCACCTACGCTGTACAAGCTGAAAATCATTCTTTTCGAACCATCCGAATATATCATCATTTTCGATCAATTCTGGTAAAATCACTTTGTTCCAGTAATATCGATACACGAGCCATTCGAGAGGATAATGATACCATTTTATTCGCTTCCCACGAAGCACCAAGTATTCGTATATTTTTTCGATCATCGTAATTTGAATGAAGTATTCAATGTATGCCTACTAATCATCGTTTTTCTCGGATTCGCGTTGGATTCGTTTTGCCAATTCTGTTCCATCGATGGCACCTGTCAACGGATTCTTCTTGATGCCGTCACCTAGCATTTCAGCTACGAGTAGACTGTCATCATCGACAGGACGATGTCGAGGTATGTCTGGATTCGGTTTGAGTGGTTGTTTGGCTTCGGCGATTTCGAGATTAGTTTCGTACTCAACCAAATCCTTGTGCATCATCTGCAAATCAAAGATAACACGACTAGACTTCGAATCGTGGAGATTCTTAATTGTTTCGATTTTGGGAATCCAAAGAGGTACCTGCAACTCAACGGTTGTCGTATAGGTTACGTCTCTTGAACCTTGCGAACCAGCATCGATTGTCGGAAATTCAGTACTATTTGATTGAATCGTATACTGACCGTCAATTGTATTACCTAAGAATTCATAAGTAAATACATTCGGTCTTGCTCCGAACGTAGCCATCACTTCCGCATGATTTAACATCGATACCACTGAAGGACTAACGAAGTAAATCTGCAATGCAACGGCGTAAGTGCGTCGCCGAACCGTACACGTATATTCAGTTCCATCGAAAACGTAATCCATCTGATTGATGAACATAGTGTCTTCGGATTGGTTCACTTGAATATCATCGAGTTTTACGACCACTCTCGGAGTTTTCTGATACATATCACTCGTTCGAACTCGATGGAATTTCATCCCTATGAAGTAGCTGAAATCTCCCGTATTCTGGAAGTAAACAGGTGCATTCGGCACGATGAAATTGATTCGCTTACGAAAGTCCGAAAAGAATGCAACCAATGCCGTTTCGAATTGATTGAATGAATATGGTAACTTTTCGTTGATCATGCTACGCTATGATTAGTGCTTACAAATCGAAAATGGATCGAATTACAATTCCCTGATATTTGCTGGATGATTCGTTTCGTTTCTTGTACGATTTGTAAATATTAGCATCGCAAAGGTATTCGGCACTTGTACGAATGATCTGTTGCAGCTTGTGATGGAGTTTCGTATAAACGATAGCTTCATCCAAATCGAAGAAATCACAGAATTCAACAAATACGAATCCGACTTGATTCTTTCGAATTTTGTTGTTATCCAGTAAGTGCTTCAAAAGCTTTACGAATTGCATATTCAGTAAATCATCAGATGAAATGAATACGGTGTTTTCGAGCTTGAGGATCTTTTCGTCGAATATTTGGAGGATTGTATTTTCAACGAACGTGAGAAAATTAGTAGTGTCGAATTCGACACAATCCGAAACACTCAATTGCATGTAAATCGAGTGCATTTCGTTTTGCGATATGGTCAATGAACCAATGGTCGAATCTTGGTGACCATCGGGTACGGAATCTACTTGTGCCATGTGGAGTCGATCAAATTGTAGTTGTTGTTATTTTGAAGGGTAACTTCTGCTCTTTGTATATACGAAGGCGTTCACGAGCATGTTTTTGAAAAGAACTTCCCTTCAAATCATCGAAGAAGTCGAATACCTTACATTTCTCCTTTCCAGGGTTCAAACGAATACCACGCCCAATAGATTGTCGAATACGTATTTCCGACTTACCACCATCGACGAAGTAAATTTGTTCGATACTTGGAATACTTACACCTGTTGACATCGTCCCATACGTTCCGATAAGGATAAAATCAGATTTTGCCTGTTTCATCTTATCGATAATTTCCTGACGATTCTTCACCTGTCCGTTAATGATATGTATCTCCTTCGAATCTCCGAAGGCACCAGTCAATAAATCATAGAGGACATCACAATACGAAAGTGTATCGACGAGTATCAACGCATTCGAATTGTAATGTTTCAGTAATTTGATGATCAATGCATTTCGTTTTTCATTCGATTGGAAGAATTCTTTTTCGGCACGATACTTCTCAGTCCCTATGATACCGCGTTCACGTAATGCCAATGAATAATCGGCATCATCACCTTCGTATTGAATACGAATAATGTTCATATCCACTTCAACAGATATACCATCATCGATAAGGCTTCGAACAGATTTTTCATACAACTTGTTACCGAACATCGCCGTAATGTGAAGGTAATCTAATGTGTTGTATTTGGGAAGAGTACCCGTCATTCCAAAGTAGAAATCAGCATTTCGAATCTTACCGTAAATCTCACTCTTGATGGAAAAGGCTTTTGCTCGGTGTAATTCGTCACAAATGATATATCGAAAACCTTCGAAAAAGTCTGGTTCGTAATTACAAAGGGTTTGATACGTTCCACAAATTACATGAGCATTGTTTGTCTTCTTTGCTCCGGCGAATATAGATTCAACGATTACCTTCTTTTCTTCAAGTGACGAATATTCTTCGAAATCTTGTTTCAGCTGAATTGCCAACTGCTTCGAAGGTACGATAACAAGGATTTTATCAGCTTCTTCAGTACGATTACCCTTTTGTAGATTGCTTTTGATTTCACGACTAGTGGTGGTAGCCCAATTCGTATAGTGTTCGAGAATGTAACGAACATACAAATAAGTGATAAACGTCTTACCTCCGGACGTCCCAATTTCAATCAATCCAATCTTATTCGTTAAAACATTGTAAACGCAATCCTGCTGGTATTTGTATGTTTCTGAGTCAGTCTGATACTTGGGAGGTAGCTTCAAACTTGAAACAAACATATCGAATTGTTCACGTTCGATTACATTCGGAACACCAGCGTAATCTCCATTCAAAGTGATATCGATACCGTAAATTTCACGTACTTTCGTTTTAACATCATGCCAGAACTGGACTGGGAAGTAAATGTCGTTAAACAGATAGCTCTCCGTGATTGTCTTGTTGAAGCTCTGAATGAATGGTTTGTATTCTTTTCGAGTAAGGACTTGTCGAATCAAATCATGTATTTCAAAATCTTGCTTAGTTTTGATATCATCGATTCGCACGAAGTCCTTGCAGTTTTTGCCATGTACTAATGTGTATATCATATAGGTTGGAGTTTGAATGGAGTTATTTCAAATGGAGAAGGGGACGGAAAGGGGTTCGATCCCTCTCCGTCCCCACGTTAGATGTGTAGATGCAGTTACAACGACAAGTCGCTAGCCGTTCAGAATATCGTCGAGTTCATCATCGCCGGTAGCGGCAGGAGTAGTTGTCACCCCTGAAGTGGCAGTCTTAGCAGGAGTTTCCTGAGCACCTACAATATCCTGCAGTTCATCGGGAACAGAAGCTGCGGTGATGTTGCGAGATTCCTTTTCTTCCGATACCTTTTCAGCGGTTCCATATTCGGCGATTTCTGTAAGGCTCTTCTCACGAATGATAGGAACAATACGATCAACCTTCGACTGGACGCTCTTCAGATATTCGTAGTTGGGATCATCTTCAGGCACTTCGGAGAGCGGACGATACGCGAAATGAATCTTGGGGTTGTAGTCATCCGACTTGAAGACCTCCACAAAGCGCTTGAATGCTTCAGCTGCTTCAGGAGCGAGCTTACCATCAACATTGTCAGTTGCCTTGAATTCGCGAGACGTTCCATCTTCGAAATAGACAACAGCACCACGTTGCTTAGGCGCCCAAGCTGACCCCGAGAAGTCACGACCCTTGATACCGTCGTAAGTTGTTTCCTTACAAACGAGTGAAAGAACGGGACTCGAGAAGATGTTGAAGATGTCCTGACGTTCGAAGCCCGCTTCCTTCTGTTCCTTAGTGGGATTGAGCTTTTCATTAATCAGGTTCGCAACGATTGCGTTAGGTCCGAACGAACTGAATACAAACATTCGAATCTGACCAATTTCTTCCTTCTTGGGAGAATGAAGAATCTGGACTCTTGCGCAAGCCTGTTGCGTACGTGACAGATACTTTTCGATCTTCTTGGCAGCCACTGCGTCACCTTCCTTCTTCATGGCATGAAGATCGAAGAAGAGTGAAAGCACATGACATGTGCTTGCTGAACCAGACGATACATAACGGAAGGTCTTACCCTTACGGTCTGGATCTGGGAGCGAGCGATAGATAGAACGATGTGTGATCAGTTCACCACCGGGATTTGGTAAGAACTTAACCAGATAAGTGCAGCCGACCTGAGGTTCCCAAAAATACTTTGAGAAGTCAAAACCACCACCTGATTGAACGTCTTCCGCCTTGACGGCTACGAGTTCCTCGTTGTTGTCAAAGCTTGACCCCATCAACGAACTTTCAAAATCCTTGAAATCCATACTTGAAAATTACTTGAAGTTACTTAAAAACTTGGAAAAACACTTGTTGAAAATCGTAAGACACATTCGAGTACCAGTAACATGTCCCACATTTTATATATCCGCTACTTTGCTTGAGAATTAGCTATCCGTGAATTTGAGGAATCATCGATCCTCACTAGAGGTGGTCCAGTAACTTTTCAAAGTCTCTTGCCATTTATTTACGGCTTGAAAGCTACTCGCAATAAGGGATCGACACGCAATTAGATTGATTTGCTCTAATTTTGATAACTTATCGAAATGGTCTTCTTGTCCTTCTTGGCGTTCCCAAACTATGTCGTTTACTATATTGTGCGCTTCCAAAAGTAATTCATACGCTCTTGCTGCACGAGCTTCTCTTTCTTGCTTATCCATTGCTTTTCGATTGTATGTACCGAGAACGGGACTCGAACCCGTACGAGCTTAGCCCATGGGATTTTAAATCCCACATGTCTACCGATTCCATCATCTCGGCTCCTGACTGATTAGTCTTCTACTATTTCATCTTCGACCATCTCAGCTTCAGAGATCGTCAAAAACTTTGGTGTAGCACCTTCGAATTGTGGAATGCACAATACCAACGAATCATTGATATTGTAAACATTCCAACATCTACCATTCCAGTATTCTTTCGGCCGGCAATCATTGGAATTGCCATCGGCGTTTTTGCAACTTACAAAAACGCCGATGGACATCAGTCCCATTGCGAAAACGATAGCTTTCTTCATTATATGCGATTATTATATGTTGTGTGTTTCTTGAATCAATAAAGATCTTCCGAATAAAGCTCGCTCGCATGTGATTGCTCCGATTTGGATTCTATTTGTCCAGCTTCGAATGCGATTTTGTATGCTTCTTTTCGATCGACAAATCTACCATAAGATGTGTAAAATCCTTGATCGTCTGGTTCTCGAGAGACTTCATCCTGAAATCTGATGAAAATATCATGGTGTCTAAATCCGAGCTCAATCAGATGAATATCGTTATGATGATAATTACATCTACTCGATCGAGGATTCAATCGCTTAATCGCAGCACACAAGATTCTTTCCATACTTTAATGACTTATTGACTTACGCTTATATTACCCGATATGTGCAGCCAAAATGGTGGTCCCACTTGGGCTTGAACCAAGGACCTTCTGATTATGAGTCAACTGCTCTAACCTACTGAGCTATAGGACCATCGTCGATTTGTTCGTATTTCTTAAGATGTTCAGTAAGTTACAAATCGACAAGAATAAGAATTACACCGTGCTAGTTTACGCGTTATTCTTTGGAAATTTGAGCTACCTTGTATAGGTGTTCCATCGCGTATTCTAGTTTTCCGAATGCGCCATGACCTTCCCACTCGGTATCGGGAGCAAGACAGTGCTTAGTTTCCAACGTAAACACATCTTCACTAACTTCCTCGATTCTGTAGTCTAACCAGCGATCGATTGTTCCTTGAAAAACCTTAGTTTCCATAAGTTATTGATTTTAACATGATTCTATCATGATTCGATCCTAATTATGTCTGCACCATAGGCTTCACGTAGTTTGTCGAAATGCAAGCTCAGACGTTCATAACAACCGGAGATGGTTTGATATGCTGAATATTCCGAACTAGAATTGTATTCTGGTCCTCGATAACTTTCGCAATCATCGATAAAATCTTGAATAACTCGTTTCAGCTTGTCGACAGCAACTTTTGTTTGTCTCGGTGATTGCCATCGTGAAGTACAAAATTCGAATACGACTAGAAAATCCTGGATTTCTCGATGATTCTGCTTAAGCGTGAGTTCGAGTTCGTAGGGGCAATCGTATGGATCGTTTGGATTTGGTTCACGAGTTTTCTTCGACGTTATCTCGATTTCAAACATCGGAGCTCCATTGTAGTCCAGTGTTTGCCGAGATTGATAGATTTTGATGTTTGTCGTATATCTACCGTTTCGAATAGCCTTGTGAAATTCAATTGGACCAATCATGTTTTTACATCGTAACTACCAATCAATTTCGATTTTCTTCATTCGGAGCTTGAGCGTACCCAAATACCCATGCATGTAAGATAACTGCATTGCGAGTAACATTCGATCTTCGCAATCTGTTATATCTGCGATGTCGGGACGATGATAGAATGCTTCAGCCTTTTCGATACGTTCTTCAAGTTCTTGAATTTCGATTTTCATTCGATCCTTGAAAGTCTCACATTTCTTGTAAGTCTTTTCGAAGACGTCAATCGGAAGCCATGTGATGTGAATGTTCTCACCTTCTCCGAGTGCGATAACATATCCAACATCTGATGGATTTTCGTTTTTGATTAAGAACCCGACACCACTTAAGTTGTTGTATTCCTTACGAGTCATCTGAACGGCTCTGACACGTTCATATGTCTTATAATCAGCGTAATCGGCACATGGATTACGAAAGAATTTGATGAGATCTTCAAAGGTTTGAACCTTTTCGATGCTTAATGGTGATAATTCCATAATTACTTAGTATTACGAGCTTACGCTCGACGTTGTTAAATGATTATCGATTATTATTTGATTTGATGACATTGTTACATCATGCCAACCGGATAGGGTTCGAAATATCTCTGAACTAGTTCGAAATCGTATTTCGTTTTGACTTCGAGACATGCATTCTTCGAATCGTAAGTGATGATGGCATCTTCGATACCTGACTGATTGGTCTTTTCAAGCAAATCTTGAATCGCATCATCCAATTGAGGAGATTCGTGTATGATTCGAAATGCTAAACGTATCTGAGATTCTACAGCCTCATCCGTCTTCTGATTGATCGTAACCGTCACGATATGATTGTCATCCAGAAGTTGTTCGATCTGCTCGAGGAGTTTTTCTCTAGTCTTCGTTGACATAACCGCTATATTTCGAAGCTATCTTGATCAGAAGATCCTTGAATTCTTTGATAGCGACAATATTAGCAGTTTCAAGCTCTTGCCGAGATTTGAAAACATTTAGATTATCGACAACAAGAACTCGTCGCAATTCGAGGATAGCTTCAATATCTCGAATCACCGAGTCATATATCTCCGGACTTGGACACGAAGCCTCATTGCCAATCGTAGTATGCATGGCAACCTTCCAGGAGTTGTCATTTACGAAATTAAAGACACTACGAGGATTTTGCGCAATGTCGATATTCAAACAATACTGGAATCCATTCACACTTGGATGAATAGTTGTCGAATAGATTTCGATATCAAAAACTGGAAGAGTGTCAACGTTCGAATAGTGTTCGAATGATTGATATAATTGGAATACCATGATGTTTCAGCGTTGCGATTGAAATCGTTACTTATTTGGTGTCACATCTACCGTTGAAAGATTGAAGAATCGTGCATAGAGTACTTGGAGGTACGCTTGCATTATGCTGATTTGGATTTTAACCAATTGATGATCGGAATGATGAATTTCAGCATTCACACGATTCTGAAGACGTTCCATTTCGGCTTCGGTACGTTGGATTTCGATCTTGATCAGATTCTGTTCGGTTTCAGCTGGTTGATAGCTTTCGACAAACACCTTCGATGGTGACCACGAAATGGTGACCATGTCACCGGCACTCGTGCCGCAACCGTCAAATCGAGGATCGTTGAGATGTTCGGCATCTGGATATTCGACCAAATACCCAAACGTTTGCGGTGTGAGTCCGGGGTTTCCGTCTTGAGTGACTGGAATTCCGCGAAGTTCACAATACTGACCCCATGTCATTGGAGTTGCCTTAATCTTCTTGGTTCCGACGAAGGGTCTCAGATTACTTTTGATTGATTCAATGTTGCTCATACTCATAAGATACGTGTGACTCTCCAAATCTGAGGAGTTTTCTTAGGGATTCGAGAAATTTGAATTTCGTCTTTTCAACAGGAGGTTGTTTCGATTCTTGTCCGAAGGGGTATGAACGGTATGATTTCTCTCCACCCTCGTAATACTCAAGAATATACGTATTTTCGATCAACGGAAGAGGATTGAGAACTCGTTTTGCTGTCAAAATGAGTTTGTTCTCAATTCGATAGACGTAATATCCTTTTTCGATAAATGGTCGAAAAACTTCAATCCATTCGGGAGGTGAAAGTCTTGTTGAATTCGACATAAGATCGACTGCCGAAGTAGGTGATTCAACAACGAAATCACGTTGACTCAGAACACGATCGAGAACTTCATTACGCATGAAATTAACGAATTCGATACGATACTTATAGAGTGGTAAACCATCCTTGAAGCTGCACGGATCACAATACTTTTCTAATTCGTTAAATTCACGATTCAACGGAATTTGATCAATGAATTCATCGCGTTGGAGATCTTCAATAATATCCATAATCGGAGAGGATTTGAATGAGAGAGATGTTAATAGGAGGAGGCTGGAATTCAATTCCAGCCTCCAAGAGTGTCTATCGGATTTATCTCAACACAAGACTTTCGCTAATCCTAAGCGGCTACGTTTTCGAGTAGAAGCAATAAGACTCAACCAATGTGTTCTGATAGACAATGAACACCCGTGCAAATACGATCACGGCGCTGTGGCTCAAATTCGAATTCGATCCAGCGATGGGTACGACCTCCACACATCTGCGCAGTACTATGCGAAGTTTTCAATGATTACGAGCTTATATGCTCGACGTTGGGGCAATTGCCCGGGTTAAACCCGACGTTGTTTAGCCGAAAATGTTGCGAAGCCACCATGCACCGCCACCAGCGATAGCCAGCAAAGGAAGTACAATAAGGGTGAAGAACTCGATTGCGTGGATCATGTCGATCTTATTGCTCTTTTCAGCCCACATCTTATCGGTGATACCAAAGAATCGGTCAAGCTTACGCTTCCAGTCCTCTACATAGAATTCACCATTGAAATACTTCTTGTACTTGCGGACTTCACCGTCTTGACCGAGAATCCAGTACTTTTCGGTACCGTCTTCCATTTCGGCTACCAGACCGATACGACCATCAGGCCATTGCTTGATCTTCGTACCAACTGGGTTGACCCAGCTAAAATAAATTTCCTGATTCTTCTTGGCACCTGCGGGATCGATTTGCTCGACCTTAATATCTTCGGCCATCAAAGGGACAAATCCCTCCTTCTTAACGGTAGTACCGTGAGGGCCTGCAGCACTAATGGGTTCCTCCTTGATATAGGAATACTTCTTCTTGCTCATTTCTATATGTTTATTATTAACGTTAATAAAATGCCGATTACATCGCAAACTAAGTCAGTTTTTGAAAACATCCCACCGGATTTTGAGTCATAAATTTCTTTCCCAATACCAATGGCGATCGTTAAAATCAAACCGAAAAAGCTGCCAAATATTAGCCAACAAATCTTGAAGAGGATTGCAGTTACGATGATATGAAGTAACCCATCCATTCCGATTTTTCTATATATCCAATTTGGAATAATATCAATTTTTCTCATAAATGTTTCGATGTTGTTCAATTAAAGTTGACTGTTCAATACTATTGAACGTTCATTTTATTATATACAATCGACACACCTTGCATTTATTCTAATGTAATGAATTTTTCTCCATTACACAATGGGCAAATATCCTTACCAATGGGGTCCAAAGTTTGCAGTAAATATCCCCACCCAAATGTGAAGATACCCAAAGCATGGTCGTAAACTCTACCTTTGCCCTTACATTCGGGACAGATGATCCTCCTACACATTTTTGAAACATTTAATGATTACGGCCGCGATGGTCATCGAATATACATCGAATACACATCGCGACCGTTCTCTCTCACAATCAATATTATCTCATTTAGAGTCCGACGCATGCGTCGAAGCATCTATACAACTCGTGAGAGGTTACGGTTCGATCCGCCTCGTCAAGTGTTATGACTCACTTACGCCTCTCTCCCTCAAATAAATTCGACTGAAACAATTCTCTGAGTAAGAATCGAAAACCTACGATTTCTTGCGAACAACGAATAGTACCGAATTTGCCGGTAGTTGGGTGTGCATGAACATCGACAAATCCCATTGTTCGCCCTCAGTACGATCCGACTGCGTATCGGCTTATATTGCAAGAAAAACAAAATCCACAAAAATAGAAGCTCCCCCACGAAGTGGGGATTAATATCTCCCACCTAAAAGAGCATCTATGCCTCTTAAAATCTACTCAAAAATCAATGAAAACTTGGTTGCTTGCCTGCTATTACCTATCTTTGGTAGTCCCCCATGGATTCGAACCATTCTTGACTCTCACCGACTGAGATGAGGGACTATAACAATAAAGTGCTTCTATGTGAATCGAAGGTCTTCAAAAGCCAAAAACCTTTTGGAAACACACTATTCGCCGATCTCGCATGGACTAACCATTTGGACTTTTGATTAAAAGCAAAGATACGAATATTTTCGACACTTTATCGGGTTATTAAATTTTGGAATTGACCAATCCATGGTAAAATAACCAATACCGCGAAAGATGACAACACAAAAATAACGTGTCCCTTCTGGACAAGGTTTATCGTTTAATATTCGTGATACTCCCTCAGCTACCACCTTGCGAAGAACTAAAGAGAATAGCCACTATATATCGTTTCAAGTGGCACTAAGTCACGTTTTTGGAGAAGTTATTTGTCGTGACGTGAATTTACTAGCATTTTATCAGCTTTGCTGCATTACTCACGGTATATTTACCCGATCATAGTCATCGAAATTGATAATCGTTTTTCTTTCGGATTCCGTAAAAAACAAATCAATGATGTCCTGATCGAATTTCGCGCGAACACTGATGACACCCGTTTGCGGATGATAATGAACAGCTACGCTGGGGACTATGTCCCCCATGCATGTTTCGATGGAAGGTTCGATCATTGATTGAATCAATGTTTCGAGCTTCTTCTGAACCAAATCGCCAATACATGTTGATAAATTCAGTTGGTACCGAATATCCATCACTTCATCGGTGTAATCGATAATCGACGTAAAACGAACGTAATTCGTAAACAATAGATTTTCGATTTGAGTAAGAACATCAATTGCCGATAGTTTCATATCATTTCAATTTTTCATCGTTGCGGGAAAAATAGGGTTCGAACCTATGACCTACGGATTAACAGTCCGCCGCTCTAACCAACTGAGCTATATTCCCTCCGTCTGCTAGCCAAATGGGAGACTAATGTGTTATATTTATAAAGGTAGTCCTTCAGTGCTCTTCTGAATAATATCCTTTGAAAGTGACTTGACGTAAGCGACTTTAACTTGCAGATATTCGAGTCCCAAGCACTTTACGTAACCGGCGAGATGCTGACACTTATTTTCGTAAAAGTATCGTTCGGATTCGGAAAGTTGTTCGAACTCCTTCGATTGGATGAAATCTTGCTGCTTTTTCAGCAACGCAAGAAATTCGTTGTAGTTGTCGATCGTATCGCTATATATCTTAGCGAGTTCCAAAGCACTCTTGGATTCGAGAGACTTTGCGAAATCACTAAGTAGAGGTTTAGGTGTCGATTGAGTATCTTCGAGAAGTGATTCTTCCATTAAAGAAACGAGTTCCACCGTTGCTCCATGGTCTTCAAGAGTTTGCTTGAAATCGAGTGCATCCTGATTATCATCGGTTTCATACACAACTGGACGATCGTGATAAACAAGATTCATTGCTTCTTGAAGTGGCAGCTTACGCTTCTTCATCAGAAGATTGACTACCTGGAGCGTAGCCAAACCACGATTTACGAGTATTAACTGAAACATACTTCAGAGTTAGTATTGACGATTATTAATTGTGACGATATGTTGTACCGACGTTGTAGGTGGTGCCGAAAAGATTCGAACTTTTCCAGCCGATTTTTTCAAATCGGCGCCCTACCAACTGAGCTACAGCACCAATCGGCTTCTTGAAAGCCGTTTTGTGTACTCCAACAACATTTCCCAATATGATTGGAGGTTCCTCATTCCTGTTTCCCAACAAGTTTAAGTTTTCTATTATATTTCTATTATAGCTTAGTTTAATAATAATAACTACTTTGTCGTGAGTTTTATAGCGAGACGGACGGGTCAAAAACCCGACGATGTTGGTGATTCCGCTGGGATTCGAACCCAGGACCCACGGGTTAAAAGCCCGTTGCTCTGTCCAGACTGAGCTACGAAATCTTTTCGGAGGGGGTTCGAACCCCCCGCCCTATTTGGTCTTAATGATGGCCTTGCAATGCTTCTCTTATCATTTTATTTGCATGCGGTATGGCTTTGAGTCGAGCTTCTATGACAGCATCCGACCATTCCCATCGATTGGATGGCATATCTCCCGAATAGATTTCGGTTTCATTTTCATCCAGATCTCGGAAGGAAATACGAATTGTATCAACATCACCGTAAAAAACATACGTTATGTAGTTACCGTATTCCACACCATTGTAGAAGAATCGAAGAAAATCCCTACCAAATCCGCTAACATTATCCGCCATCCAATTTTCGGAGTCTCCCAGATAATCTCTCATCCATCTATTGAATTCGATCGTATCGGGATTGGGATCTTTTCTGATAACGGGTTTGGGTCGAGTTGGTTCAACTTTCCTAATTGTTATCAGATCGAAGGCTTGTTGAACGGCAGCAAGTCGCGTATTTTCGATAGCAATCGCGCGGTCGACATTACTATTTGATGGAAGTTTTGTCGAACTGATATTGAATGACCAATCACGAGTATCTCGAAATTCTACGTTAATGCGTCGATTTTCATAATCGATAAACGTCAGATACTTACCAAGTCGCTTACCATTGTAAACAAATACAAGTTCGTAAGTCTCGAGATCATGTGAAATACGTTCAGTTTCGGTCCAATTGGACTCCGAACCCAACATAGTCTTCAAATAACCCTTGAGATACTTGGTTTCCATTTTTGGAACGACTGGTTTCCCACGTTTATCGATGACAGTTGCAAGCGAAATTGGAATCCCACCTTCTGATTCTTGCTTGGTTTCCTGCTTCTTCGGAGCAGGAGCGATCGTGGTTATCTTGGAAGTGATCGATTTGAAAGCATGTTCGATTCCAATTCGATACATTTCTTGGATTGCCGCCGTATAAACATCGGAGGATGTGGGATATTTCTTGGCATATAGCGTGGTACTTTCCCCCGAATTCACATAGGCGAGTGCCATAATGGGGTTATCGCCTCGCATACGAAGAATCATCCTATACGTACCAAAGTTGATTCCGTTGAATTCCAGCGTGAGCTTGAAAATATTTTGATTGGCTCCAAATTCACTAGACCACATTTTTGTGTCTCGGAAAACCTTTTCCAACACTTTTCTGAGCTTTTTCTTTTCTTCTGTTGTCATGATGCGTTCTTATTCCGAGAGATGATAAATCATCGAGCAAAGCTCGACTTGGAGATCGGTTGGGAGATTCGAACTCTGTTCGATGATTTATCATCATTCCGATAGGACGAAGATAATGTTCTTCAGTTCCTTTTCGGTATACGTATGTTTGAATGTTTCCTGGAAGAGTGTCACGTTACATTCGAACATTTTGATACCATTGAAATCGCTGCAACGACAAATTTCGATTTCCATTGGAAAACGAATGCCGAATTGATTGAGAATTCGATAGTATTTCCCTCCAACAAGATTGTCGGGAAGCGTCTGTTCATTCACAAATCTTGCGAAGAAATCTCTAAGTGCTTTGAAAATCTGATTCATACTTATTTGGTGATATTTAGAAAAACCTTATTAATTCGAAATCAATAACCTTTGTTAAAAAACTACTGACATAAAATTTATCTGACCACTAAATTTGGTATGGGGTTTCCAAAAACACTTAGAAATTTCATCATGATTAAGAGTGATTTAGTAATTTAGTAATTTACATGAATTGTCCGAAGTGAACTACTCAGCAAATACTAGACATCAAACTTATCGAACCTAACTAAACAATATTTATATCCGTTATAATGTACACATATAAGCATTCAAACTAACCTCGGAGGGACTCTGAATCGGTCCAATATCATCTCTCTAATTGTTGTTACTTATTGCTTGATTTTT